CCTTCTGTAAACTGCTCGTAACTTACTTTCTGAAATTTTGCAATTCGTTTCATTTATTTATACCTCCTGAATAATTTCTAGTTTAATAAATTCTTTTAACTTCTTTTTTAAATTTCTTTTTACCTTTTTCAATACTAAATTATTCTTTTTATCTGCTTCTGTTGGGTTGTAAAATGACACATAAATATTCTCTGAATTATTGTCAACTACTTCGTATTCGAATATATTTGGAAGACTAATTTGAAATTCAACTGATACAGTTGGATAATTTTTATATTCATACAAAGGAGTATTCAGTCGATAAACTTGTCCATATTTTTTAAATTTATTTTTAATCAACAGTTCATGTGTACAGTTCTTATGTAATCTATACTCTTTCATCTAAATATGCTCCTTTAAGTATTTAATGTACTCATTCCATTTGCCAATATAATGAATATACTCTTTTCCTTTTAACATCTTCTTTTTCATATCAGCATTAACATCTACTCGTCTATACGCTTTATCTTTTTTCAAAATATCACTCAAAAATTGGCTCGTCAGGTTCTTTATGATAAGAATGTTACCTTTGGGAATTTTATTGATTATTTTTCTGTATTCTTGCAAATCCGTTGAGCTTATATCATACTTTCTTTTAGGTAAATTTCTGCTACTAAATGGGCTAATATTGGCTCCGCCTGTTTGCGGTTTCAAATATTTAGCAATCAACTCAATATCTTTTGCCGAAAATTTAAATTCAATTTCTTTATCATTTTCTACAATATCCCAAATTTTACCTTGCTGTTCTAATAATAAATACAATTCTTCATATGGCATTCTCTCTTTGACACCACATAATTCTTGCTCTAATGCATACAAAATATTATGCCCTCTTCCGAGTGATGGAATATACGCCATCAATGTAGAACGTCCATAATGATAAATCTGATTTCCATAAGCACACTTGATATACACGTCATCAGAATCAATATTCCCTCTTTCATCACGAGGAAAATCATTTGTATTCTGATCAATTTGAGCCATCAATCTATATGTTCCTTTATATTTCATAAGATATGCTGCCAATGATTTACCTCCTAAAATTCTTCATAATATGTATCTTCACTAATAATTTTCTTATTCTTTTCAGCTTCGGTTACTTTTTCTAAAGCTTCTAATCGTGACGTAAACACGGTTTTACCTAATTCGTTGTTAGAAAATAGATAGGCATGTTTATCTTTTTTATCACAGGCGACAAACCAATTGTCTGCCGCCGTTCTTACAATTACATCACATACATCATAAACACCTACTGATGGAATAATTCTCGCAAAATATAATCTGTTTTTCTTCTTTAACTGTTCTTCCATAAAACCACCTGATTTTGTTTTAATGATTCTTGTACATCGATTACTCTCTGGTTTGTACTGCCCGCCCAATGATATGTAATATCTCGTTTATTCTCTTCATATCTTCCATCTACAATAACATCACACTGCTTTACAATATCTCGGCGCATTTTTAAAAGTTTGTCTCGTTCTGTATTAAAATCGTCTGTAACAACCGGATACATAATCTGTTCCCATGTGTATCCTGTATACAACCAGATTGTTTTTTCTGGATATGAAAGACGGATTTCATCCGAGTTTTTAATCAATATATTGTATTTAGAATTATCTTTATCACTATATGTTGTGTCTCTTTTCTCCATTTTCGGATATTTCACACGCAATTCTGAAACTAAGTCTGAAACATCTTTAAGATTTTCATTTGCGAGTGGTTCTCCTCCGAGAATACTAATTCTCTTTATGTATGACGACTCCACTAATTGCATAAATTTTTTCTCAACATCTTTTGTCCACTCTTTTCCTCCATCAAAATCCCACGTATTCTTGTTAAAACAATTCTTACAATGAAAATGACATCCTTGAACGAAGAGAGATGCACCAATACCCTCTCCGTTGGAAATGTCAAGTTTTCTTATTGATGCATATCTCAATATTTATACCTCCACTTCATGGTCGTCTACATGAACATATCGTTCTTTAATTTCTTCTGTTCTTCCTTGATTCCAGAAGTTTGTGCCAATATATCCACATGTTCTTCTTGTTACATTCATTTTATCTTTGTTTCTGTTGCCGCAATTTGGACACTCCCAAATCAATTCACCATTTTCATCAATGATTTTAATCTCGCCATCATACCCACATTCCTGACAATAATCAGATTTTGTATTTAATTCTGCATACATAATATGTTCATAAATAAACTTCATAATCTCAATTACTGCTTCTGTATTTTTTGTCAGATCCGCACATTCTACATAACTAATTGCTCCGCCAGGGCTTAGCTTCTGAAACTTACTTTCAAGTTCTAATTTCTTAAATGGATCAATTTCTTCGAATACAGGTACATGATATGAATTTGTAATGTAATCTCTATCTGTAATTCCGTCAACTACGCCAAATCGTTTCTTTAAACATTTAGCAAATTTATACGTCGTTGACTCAATCGGACTTCCATATAAACTGTAATCAATGTTTTCTCTTTCCTTCCATTCATTACACTTATCGTTAAGCTTACTCATAACTTCTAATCCAAATGCTGTTCCAACTCCATTGTCAGTATGAGAATTGCCAGTCATGTATTTTACACATTCGTATACCCCAGCATATCCAAGAGAAATTGTTGAATATCCATTATGTAAAAGTTCGTCAATCTTCTCTCCTTTTTTGAGTCTTGCAAATGCCCCATCTTGGTATAAAACAGGAGCCACATCCGATAAAGTACCTTCTAATCTTTCATGTCTAAGGCGTAATGCTTTATGACACAGTTCCGCTCTTTCATCAAAAATTGTCCAAAACGAATCAAAATCTCCACCAGAGGACAATGCGATATCTACAAGATTTAACGTAACAACACCCTGATTAAACCTTCCATAATACTGAGGATTACCTTTTTTATTGATATATGGAGTTAAGAAGCTCCTACAGCCCATACATCCATAAACATGTCCGTTGCCATTTTTATCAATCTTATTTTCAAGCATAACCTTTTCAGAAATATAATCAGGAACCATTCGTTTTGCTGTACACTCTGCTGCAAGTTTCGTCAAATAAAAATAACTTCCGTCTTTCTTGATATTACATGGTTCTAATACATACAATAATTTAGGGAATGCTTGTGTAACATACACACCTTCTTCATTTTTTAATCCTTTAATTCTTTGTTTTAAAAATTCTTCAATGAGCATTGCAAGCTCTTCTTTGTATTCTTCAGTCTCTCCAAGATACATAAAGACTGATAAAAACGGAGATTGCGGTGTCCGTTTCACCGTAGACTATATCTTTACCCTCGTTTAACGTTAGGAGCACAATGACAAATTTGCACTGAATACACTATATGCATCGTAAATGGCGCTTCCAAATATGGGTTTTCACCGTATTTGTATGGACTTCATAAACCATAACACATCGGTTCGTATGTCCTAGTCGTTTGACCTTCTAAAATGTTACCATCTTAGCTTGGCACTGGATTTTGTTGTATCTACCGTTCCCAGTTAGCACATTACCTAATCGTCATTTCCTACGATTCCTTAATCGTGTAATGCACACCTTATATTTATAAGTTCACCATTTTATCACTATAATATTTCTATTATAGGCAGCCAATCTTAACCGTTTGTTGTTGTCATAGAATTTACCTGATAATTAAATGTTTGTACTGAATCAGCAATTTCTTTTTTTATATCTTCTCTCGAAAATTCAAGACATTGCTGATAAGACAATCCTCTGCTTTTATATTTCTTCATATAAATATTAAAACTGTCTCTTACAAATGGAGCTAAATGTGTTAATGTAATTGTCGCGCCCCCATACTGACTTGACGTTACTGCTGTTATGATTTGTGTAGCAATAGTAGTCGCGGTAATCAGCCTATGTGGTTTGTCAATCGTTACCTTATTAATACAGGTTCCGTTCTGTAGCATATCTTCAAGATTGATCAGGCAGCAGTTTGAAATTGCGTTCTGTGCATAATAATCTGCGTCATGAAAATGAATCATTCCTTCATCGTGTGCTTGTACAATTTCCGGAGGAAGTAAGAATCTTCTTGTAATATCAGTACTCAAAATACCAGCCATATAGTCTCTCTGGGTTGTAAGCAGTTTAGGATTTTTATTTGAGTTCTCATTATTCCAGTAATCACTTGATCCACTTAAAAGCTCTGAAATTTGTTCGTCTGTTGTGTTCATATTTTCTCTTTGAAATTCACGAACGCACCGATATCCTTCATAAGCCTTTGCCGTCAATCGCTGTTTCTTTGTAATAAGTTTGTCATAGACTAATTCTTCTATATAAGAAATGTCAATTTCATCTTTATCCTTACACTCCTCATAAATTTCGTTTGCGATAGATTCAGCAATTTTAGGTTTAATAATCCCAGATCCATTTTTCATTGCCTTTAAAATTGCATTAGAAATTTTGGCTTTTTCAAATTCTACTTCTGTACAGTCTCTTTTAATTACTTTCAATAAAAGTTCCTCCTTTAATCTTCAAAATTTTATTTACAATCTCATCAAGTGAGTCATTCTCATTGTTATAAACAATCTTATGAACCAAACCTTGAACACCTTTAAAGTCTTTATTATCTGAATCCAATCTTCTTTTTGCCTCTTTAGGATCATCTCCTCGTTTAATAAGTCTATTCTCAAGAGTTTTGTTGTTGGAATATAAGTAAATTGATGTATGATCCATATTAGGATATTCTCTTAAAAAATCTCGATATCCATCTGGAGTCAAAATAATCACAGTTTTTTCATCGGATTTTTCATAATCTTCTTTTGCAGAACCGTAATACCATGTTCCATGTGCGGAACGATATTCTTTATATTCCAAAAAGAATCCAGATTCTATTTTTTCTTTAAATTCATCTTCACCAATAAAATGATATGTTACATCTTGAATTTCCCTTTCCCGTTTAGGTCTTGTCGTATAGGTCACAATTTTTTTATACCCATGTTCTTTTACAAGTCTATTCAAAACTGTATCCTTCCCGCTTGCTGTCTTACCAAGTAATATGATCATAGACATTCCTCCTATATTTAAATTCCAAGCTCAAATTTGATCTGTGGTTTAATTGGTTCATAGTCAATCATTTCAAAATCATCAATCGTCATAGTGTAAAAATCTTTGGCATCATCCTTTAATATGAGTGTAGGAGTTTTATGTTCATATTCATGATAAAATTCATCCATGGTCATATTTATAAATCTCTGTTGCATTTTTTTCGCTTGCTCAATATGTCTATCATAAATTTGTTCATTCTGAACAAAATGAACAAATACGCCTGGAAGTAAATCACAATGTCTTGCAATCATCATAAGTAACGCAGCATACTGTACCTCGTTCACCCCACCTCCGCCACTTGCGGCTAACATATCTCCTGAACGTTGTATTAATGTCATATCGAGAAAATTCTTTCCTGCTAAATTTTTCCTAACACTCCACATAGTTAAAAATGCACATGGCAATAAACCATCAGTTTCTTTCAAATCTGTTTCCTGCCAAAGGTTCATAATTTTGTGTCTACCAAACGGATCTTCATTAATGCTTTTTATGAGGTTTTTTACTAAATCATATCTTTTTACAGTTGCACCATATCTTTGACCAATTGTATTTGGCATATCTTTTGATTGCCAGTCATTCCAATATTTAATGTTGTATTTATTGTTTAGTATTTCTAAGTCGTTACTTGCATTTTGATAAATCCAAAAGATTTCTTTAATAGCACTTTTCCAGGGGATGGGTCTAAGCGTATTAATAGGAAATTCCCCTCTTCCCAAATCATACCTACGTATATTCTGATTTACCGAAATTGTATATGCTGGTGTTCCATCTTTATATTTTGGTCTGGGGTTTTCATCTTTATATCCATGATTTAAAATATACTCAACATCATGCATAAAATAGTTAGTCGCCATATTGATCATTTTTCTGTTTCTCCTTCAATTTTTCTTCTATATGCTTCAAATGTGTTTTGCAACAAAGCTACTCTAGTGAGTAAACCAACTCCGCCCGGAACAGGTGTCACATATGTATTCCCCCATCTACGAACATCATCATAATCAATGTCCCCACACAGCTTCCCATTTTCATCTCTATTAATTCCCACGTCCACAATTACTTGATTTGTGTAAAAATATGAACTTGAAAAATATTTAGGTTTTCCGATAGCTGAAATAATTAAATCTGCATTACCTGTGTAAACTTTTAAATCTTTAGTCATACTGTTACAACTTGTAACCGTAGCTCCTTTTTCGATAAGCATATTAACGAGTGGTTTTCCTACGATATTACTTCTCCCGATTACAATTGCTTTTTTGCCTTCATAATCATATTTGTTATCGTCCAACCATCCAATAATCCCCTTTGGAGTACATGGATCAAACATACTATCTTTTCTAAACCCATCTACATCTTTTTCTGATGAGATACAATTTTGTAAAACAGGTAAGTCAAATTTATCAGGAATAGGAAGTTGAAGAATAATCCCGTCATAATCAACATCTTCACTTAACTCTAATAAAATCTTCGAGACACTATATGTATCATTTTCATTTTCTTCTAAATGAATGTGTTTACAAACCATTCCAACATCTTCACAATCTTTAAGCTTTCCTTTTATATAAGAAGAACTCGCCGCATCATCCCCAATCTGTACGACCGCCAAGACAGGTTGTCTGTATAACAATCTCTTCTTTGTTTCAATTACTTTTTTTAATTGCTCTTTGCATTCACTAGCATATTCTTTACACGACTTCATATTAAACACCTCTTTTAATACAACCCATATGGTTTCCTTTAATTTTTAGAGCATGACAAAAATCATATGGATTATCAGAATGTAAATTATGTCTTTTAACATATTCAATCTGATACTCATTGTCATAATCATCTACTACTACTAAAAATTTTTCTCCACTTTCTTTTTCAATTTTCTGTAAAGCTGCAATAGCTTGTCTCGTAGTTGTAATCAACTAAAATTGCACCGCCTTTCCGCATACACAAATGCATTGTTTAATTTCATCAAGATTTTCTTCCATCCAATTCATAATATTTAAAATATTTTTAATCATATGTAAATTTAAAGCATACTGTAATTCCTCACATTGATCATCGACATCTAAAAATGGCGATTCAGACATACCGGAATATACTACAGAAAATGCATTCTCTTCCCACATTTCCCTTGAAATATTAACCCGGAAATCAACCGGATTAATATCTACTGTAAAATCACAATCGTTACTAACAATTTTTCTTAATTCATCAAGCATTTTCTTCATTTTTCTCTTCCTCCTCATAAGTGTCATTTTCTTTTTTATCTTCACACATCTTATTTAAAAGTAATTCTAAAATCTTATTGCTTACATTTATATCTTCTATAAGTAGTGAATTTTGATTCCGAATAGTTTCTACATATTCTTGATAAGTTTGGTTTCTTTTTGCTGTAGTAATGGAGTCCAAAATTACTCCTACAACATACAAAACAATAAGAATTAAACCCCCAACAAATAGATATATTTGAAATTTATTCATGATTGTTAACTCCTCTTCTTAACATTTTTTGCATAAACGTATTTCTTGATAAATTAGCCTTTTTCTTAATAGCTCTATTCACAGTTGTTGTATCTCCAAAATGAAAACATCTTTCTTTCATTCTTGTTAAACCTACATAAATTAGATTCGAATTTAACATATATGTATGTGCTGCAGGAGTGATCAGCAATACGACTTTAATACTGCTTCCTTGAGATTTGTGAATGGTAATACAATAACCTAATCCACACATTTGCATTGCGCTTCTATCGTATTCTACTAACACATCATCAAATTCGATAATAACTTTATTTTGATCAATTTTTTTAATTTTCCCTGTCTCGCCATTCGCAATAAACGTTTCCTTCGGCATGTCATCTGGAATAAAAGCATCTTCATAGAAAATTCGAGCATGATAATTATTAGTATTTTGTATGATGATGTCGTCTTTGTAATAAGTAATATCTCCAACCTTCATAAAATCTTGACTGCCATAATTTCTATTCGCTATTTTTTGTAATTGGTTATTAATTACAATCTGTCCATAATCGCCTTTCTTATAGGAAGTAAGAACTTGAATATCATCTACATTATATTTCCCACTCGAAAGCAATTTTTGATATAGAGCAATTAGATTTTTGACAATTGTGCTTGAACCAACATTTATAAAAGCATAATCTTTGTTGTCTCCAAAATATGTACATTGTTGATTAATATTATTAAGATATTGTTTACATTGTCTTACGTCTGTAGCTACCTTCATTAAACCACCTTCGCCGTATCTAAATACTTTCGTAAGAGTAACAGTCGGAATCATTTTGGACTGCATAAAGTCATGAAGTAAATTCCCGCATGAAACAGACGGAAGCTGTGCGTTGTCTCCTATCATTAGAAGTTTTGTGCGCTTGAAATCAATCGCATCTATAATATGTTTAAATAATCGCAAATCAACCATAGAAAACTCATCCACAATTAATACATCACACATCATCTTTTCTGTTTCGTTATATCCCCATTTGTCGGGTGGCATATATCCAAGACCTCTATGAATTGTACTTGCTTGTTCACCAGTATTTTCAGACAAGACTTTTGCTGCTTTACCTGTTGGTGAAAATAACTCATATGACTTATTATTGTCTTTAAGCATTTGAATAACAGATTGTGTCGAAAATGTTTTACCAGTTCCTCCTGATCCATTTAGTATACAAATGTTATATTTGCAAATATAATCCAGTATTTTTATCTGCTCATTTGATAACTCGCATTCGCCATTTACAACTTTGTATTTCTCTACATCAAAATTCCATTTTGTATTACATTTCAGTCCTGCAATAATTGCATTTGCAATACATTGTTCTGTATCATATGTAGACTTCAAAGCAACATTCATCGTATCCCTGTCATAAATGATACTTTCATGTTTGATGCAATCCACAAACAAATCTGAACATGCAGGGGTTAGTTTCATACATTGATTTCTCAAATCAACAATATTCATCATGGTATGTCCGTTATTTTCATTCTCTTCTAACAAATACAACACACACGATAAACATCTTTGTTTGCTAGTTTTTAAATTATATGAAAATTCAATAATAGACTTCTTTCCGTTTTTTACATTTTCTACAGACTCTCTTTCCAATTCAAGTAAAATTGAATCCGCAGTTTTAAAACCAACTCTTGCCAATCCACATAGGCATTTATATGGATCTTCTCTCATTTTTTGTTTTATCATTTGAACAGATGAATATTTTTCATGCAATTTTTTTACCATAGAAAGTGTCAACATTCCTTGAAACTCTGTAACAATTTCTGCCAGACAAAAATTTTCGACAATCTTATTTTTAATCACCTCAAACGTATACTCTTTAATTCCCGGTGTTTTGCTTAAATCAATATCATTTAATCTATTATTAATTACCCCGTCTACAATATCTGGATAAGCATTACATAATACATTTGCCTGGTTTTCTGTGAGGATTTCTCTCAAAAAAACATAAGTCTCTTCTACACTGGTTGGTCTATCTCTTTTAATGTTTGTAACTTTGTAGCCATATCCATATTTAGACAATTGTTCAATAGCAGAAACTTCATAATTAGAACCTACACCGAGTTCATGCAACTCCCCTGTTAATGTCACATTTCCGTATTTTGTGAACTTTATATCTGGATATTTATTTTGGTCAACATCGGCAGCATAGATTTTAAAATCTCCACCATCATATGTTTTTCTAACAACAGAACATTTAAATTTAACTTCTTTTTTATCCATAATTTTTCATCACCTAATCACCTCATATTCTGTAAGGATATCTTCTAATTCATCTGTCGCCTCCCACTTGCCTTCAGCATTCGGTCGTTTCTTAAACTCTTGCGAGAATTCATTTATTTTTAGAACAGACCATTGACCAAATGGATTTTCTTTGAAAATTTTACCTTGTTTAATTCTGGTTTTAACCTCCTTCCCTGTTCTAATCTGTCTTGCTGTAATATATGGTTTTGTTGTATCTTTGTAAGTCTTAAAATCTGTAACCATATAATATAAAAGAGACACCTTCGGATTAGTGTACATAATTGAACCAAGATATTCTTTTTCAAATTTCATAGACTCTATAATACCCATTGCTTTATTCTCTACTTGTCTACTTAACTCACAAAGAATTCCAATATTATCTAACTCCTTAAACAAAGTAGCAGTTTCTTTCCCAGAATATTTTTTTATCAAAAATTCTGTTACACCAAGCTCGTCTAATTTCTTTTTATTAATTTGCTTTTTAAAAGCAAATTTGTCAAAATACTCAATCAACTTTAAGAGATATTTATTTTCACCAAACTCCTTAAAGAAATTTAAGCCTGTCAGAATCATAAGTTGTTTTGAATTAACGGATGTTTTCTCATTAATATCAAATAGCAACTCAAAGAAATTAGCATAGTTATTTTTTCCCAACTCAAACAATTCATCTGCAATTTTTTCATTACAGTATTTAATAGATGAAATCCCTTGATATATGGAATTACTATTTTTGTCAAACTGATATTCTGCTTTTGATTTCCTAAACTGAATTGGAAGAATTTCATAACCTTTTGATATAACATAATCTTTGATTTTTAAAGATTTCTCATCGTCCGATGCATATATATTTAAAGCCGTTGTAAGAGTTTCTAACGGATAATAATGTCGCAAATACCCACATGCAAATCCTAAAAATGAATATGGGTCGGCATGATTCTTTGAAAATAAATAATTAGATGCGTCAATAATAACTTGCAAAAATGACTCAATAATCTGTTCTGCGTCCACCTGATCTACACCATAATCATCTTTCATTGTTTTTATAAAACCTTTGATATAGTGTTCAGATTTTTTACCATCTATATTATTCATGTATCCACCATCTTTAATAATTGGAATATCTGTTTCCGTTCCAGTTTTCTTACTAAAGTGACGACGTACAATATCAGCTTCGCCCATTGTGAAGCCACAAAACCTATGCAAAAATTCAATAATCTGTTCCTGATATACCAAAAATCCGAGTGTAGGTGCTAGGAATTTATTTAACGCATCATTCCCATTATCTCTATAAATACCTGCAGCTAATTTTGTTCTATACGATTCACCTGCCGGTCGAATTGCTCCGTTAGCCATGCTCATGAGATCTATATATGATAAATTAGGATTTTTCTCTTTGATCTTTTTTATAACCTGGGGTCGTAGAATATCTCGAAGATATGATCCAGCAAAATCAGATTCGAACTGAAATATTAAAGTTGTATCTTTTGCAATGTCTTCCCACACTTCTTCATCATTAAAATCTAAGTTGTCTGGTGTTAAAAATGGAATTCCTACAGCTTCACATGTCTTGTAAATAAGTCCTACGCAGTCCAATCCCAAAACATCCAGTTTGACGAAATTTAACGAATCAATTTCTTTCATATTAATTTGCGAAATAGGTTTTTCGTCAGAAGAAATATACAATGTTCCAAATACATCATCTACTGGATAAGGAGCCACCACTAAACCAGCTGCATGTCTACCTAAACTTGTAATTGTACCAACAACAATATCCACATATTCAAACAGTTCCGAATATTGTAAGCGATATTTTTCGTCAACAAATTCATGTTTATTCTCATCTTCTTGAACAAGATTTGATAATAATTGTGTTTCTTGTGGCGTCATACCCAACGCTCTCCCAACATCTTTGATTGCGCCTTTCATTTTCACAGTGTTAAATGTAATAATATTGCAGCAATGTAATTTTTCTCTGTTAAACAGATATTCTCTTACTTTCCACCTATCTTCTTTAAACCAATCCGAATCGATATCCGCAAGACTAACTCTCTCCTCATTCATAAAACGCTCAAAATTCAGATTGAATCTTATTGGGTCAACTTCTGTAATTCCTAATAAATATGCAATTAAACTTCCAGAAACAGAACCTCTTGAATATCCATATTTGACTCCATTTTTTCTTAATTCCGTTTTATAATCCTCTTCAAGAAGCATAAAGTCTAACGCATTATTATGGATATATGTTTTCAATTCATATACAACTCTATCTTGGTATTCTTTATAATTTTTCTTTTTGTCAATACCCCTCCACTTAATTCCCGTTGCAATTTTCTTTTTAATTTCAGCTAAAGAGTCATTGTATAATTTTGGATATTTATAAGAATAATCCAGTTTAAACTCTTCAACTCTATCAGCCATTCTATTTGTTTCTTCTATTGCTTTTAAATAAACATCTTTTGCAATAGCAAACTGTTTTTCATATGTCACCACTAACTCGTCGTAACTTTTAAATGTCATATCCCAGCTAGATTCACTATCAAATTTAACATCTTTACTTCTTTGCATAATAGCCCGTCCACGCATATGTTCATCATTCAATGCATGTGTGTCTGTTCCTGCAATAAGCGGAATCCCGTATTGTGTAGAAATTTTTGCAAGATATTGATTATACTTTATCTGCATATCATCACAATGATGTTGAATTTCCAAATAACATCTATCTTTGTTTTTAATAAGAAAATTTAGAAAATCTTCTTGAATATCAGGTGTTCCACTTGCCAAAATTCCTCCAATACATGCTGTTGTGATTAGAATATTGTCAGATGTATTTATCAATTCTTCAAATGTAATTCTTGGCTGATAGTAAAAGTGACCATCTCTTACAAATGCTTTAGACGATAAAGCATTTATCTCTTTGACACCTTCGTAATTTTTTGCAATTAAAACACAGTGATAGTTATCACGTACTTGAAATTTATTTCCCTCTAAAAATTCTTCGATTTCCTTTTGTGCTTCTTCTGGATCAGTTCCTAACAATGATTCACATAATTCTGTATCGTCAGGATATTGATATAATTCCTTTGTTACATAAAACTCCTCTGCATGAATATATTTCATGCCAGCCTTTTCAATTGCATTTTTTTTATGAACCCACTCAAGAACACTTCCATGCTCTGAAAACGCCATTGCTTTCATACCTAAAGATTTTGCATAGTCAATATATTCATTATATTTTGTGACACTATCAATGTTTGTAACCCCATTTGACAAATCACTATGTAAATGATAGACTACATAATTCTTCTCCACTTACTCACCCCAGTTCTATAAATCATTTAACCAAGACATATCGTCTTCATCCAATAATTCTCCTTGAACATTAGATATGACATCTTCACCAACACCTGCAAAAATATTATCCTGCTGCTCCTTCTTAGCATTTAGCTTGTCCAAATATTTTTTATATGGCAAATGCACATTCGGAGAGTAAGCGCATAATGTAGAGAAATAATAGCTTTGTTTTTCTACTTGGTCGTCTGAGTCCCAAAACTCTTTCTCAGCCTCCATTGAGTTTCTATCTTTCAAGTTCTTATATCTTTCTTCCTTTTTTTCAATCTCAGAAATTGTTTCAATAATATCTGTTGTCCATTTATTCAAAATGTCATTTGTAATCGGAACTGTTACAATACAGTCGTTCACCTTATATTTTTCTTGTACATCTTCCGGTAAGCATTTAACATCATTTGTCTGCATTAGAAGATCGAGATACTCCAACTGCTTATCTTCGTATCCACATTTTTTTAGCCACATTTTTACGCTAGTCTGCAATTTCACACCGATCTGATTTCTTTCAATTTCTCTCGTTGTCCATTTGCCATTTGCTTGCTGACAATCAATGGAAACATATTTTAAGAAATCCCATGAAATACGAATTTTATCCATTGGAATCCCAATCTGATTTAATGCAATTGCATACACAATTAGCTGTCCACACTCATTTTCTGCTTTCTTGCCTTTATAGATTGAACTTGTCTTCCAATCAAGAATATGGAAATTGCCATCTTTATCTCTGTATACAGCATCTATATATCCCTGAAATACGTTATCACCAATTTTTGCTGTTACAAATCTTTCAATTTCCATATGCTGTTTAAACATCTTGTGATGATTAAAGAAATGTTTGAGGCAGTCATAATATTTTTGTTTTACGCTTTCATTTTTCTTTTCATCATTTCTATCAAATTTCAAATCTGCTACTTCAGCCGTTATCCAAGCATCTTCAAATTTTTCATCCATTTCTTCATATTTAATACGTCCTAGATATAAATCCTCCATAATCTCATGCGCCATTCCTCCTGTTACTACATATATACAGTCATCTCTGTCTTCCGGAATATGTTTAATATATTTGAGATAATACTCATATGGAGATGTGTGATATGTATTAAATTTAGACCAACTCCACAATCGATTTGTCTTATAATAAGACATAATTTCATTTAGTTCTTCTTTTGTTTTCCTTCCTATAATAAACACCTACTTTCGCAATGCTTTTAAATATTCTTTGTGTTCATGTTCGTCATATAACACTCTGTATTTCATCATGAATTCGTATATTTGATTTCGTGCATCTACCGGAGAATCTTTTTCGCCTATGATTCCCCACCTGTCATATATATAACTTACTTTTCTAATGTGATAAAATTTCTCACAACAATGTCTTACATGGTTTATATCCACATCCTTATCAAAACAGATAATTATTTCCTTATTCAGACCAATTAAGATTCTTGCTTGTTCGTCAGATATCTCATGTCCAGAAACAGCCACACATGTCGAGTCACAAAGACTGTCTCTCTTTAATACAGACTTTTCACTTTCTACAACTACAACATAATCTGATTTTTCAATCGACTCTCTATTTTCATATAGTCCATATAAGTTAATCTGTTTTGGGTATCCTGGTGTAATATAATATTTTTTAATATCAAACAAATCATAGTTTTCAACTGTTGTTCGCATGTTATACCCCATTAGTTCGCCAGTAAGCCAGTATCGCAACGGGACGACATTTCTTTTATATTTATAACTGTATCCAAGTTTGAATTTTTTTACTGTCCACGGCATAATACCTTCTTTATACCAACCAATATGTACATAAGGAACAAATGTATCTAGTTCTTTTTCGTCACGAACCTCAAAATCTAATACATTTAATTTTCTTTCCCTTGTTTTGACTTTTTTAAATATCTGCAACGGATCTATTTTCTCTTGTTTTTTCTCTTCTTTTTTGAACGATAATTTTAATCCTAAAATTTTATGTAAACTTTTTATCGCTTCCCATGTAGTGAACTCTTTGTGTTTCGCGTATAAGTTATACTGAACCAAAGTAATAATGTCAGATTTGTCATCAAAAAACTTTTCTCTTGTATAATCTGTAACATTTAAATATTCAGTATTCCGCACGATAACACAGGACTTGTTATCACCATCTATATTCCCACACGAATAATATTCTTTGTTTGGATGGTAAACAATGTGGTGACAGCCTATTTCTTGAAGCACAAACTCAATTTTATTTTCCTTATATATGTAAGTTTTCAATTCACTAATCGTCACAACTCTGTTTACCACCCTTCTTAAAAATCTACCGGAACATTTGTTATTCCGATTTCTTTGATAATATTTCTTGACATATCGTGTTCAATCACAACTTGGTATCTATTAGCAGAACCTTCTCGATTCTTAATAATAAATAGAATCTGATAGTGTTTGTCCTTATCTAGCCTGATAGGGATTTTTGTTTTCCCATTCTTTCCCTCAAGTTTGTATACCTTTAATTCTCTTTTCTCTCCTGTATATTCATCATCATATAAATCACGAATCATAATACATGTTGACGCGACATCGATGATATTCTTCGACATTCCAATATTGTCTTGGGTATAATATCTCTGTTTTACACTTCCTTTTGCTAACTGAAATGTAATAAGAATATGAAGGTTTTTTGCTTCCGGTTTGATAACATCGTTGATCTTAACCATATTTTGCTGCATTTCAAGCCATGCTCTATCACTTACGTTACCGGCATCAAGTTTAAATGTGTCCAACAGAAAGTATTTAACTCCCATACTTGAGTATTTTTTTATAGTTTTTATTGCATTCTCCGTCTTATATTGTTGAAACGGAAGAACTGTAATAATATGATTATCTGTCTGTTCCTTTAGCCATTCCGCCGCTTTATATAGTGTCTCTCTTGTTCTTTCCTCAAAATGACCATCTCTTACTACATGCTTCTGTAAATCATCTTTGATAATATTGTTTGCAACAAACACAAGCAGTTCCCTCTGCCACTTTTTGATACCATCCTCATTTACAATGATTACAATTCTTTCTTTCTCCTTTATTGCGGTTGGGATAACTGCATTTCTCGCAAATGTAGATTTACCAACATTACTCAAACCTCCAACCAAAGTAATGCTTCCCAAATATTGACCGCCTGTCTCTTTTGTAATAATGTCCATATTGTTATAAGGCAACCCTACCGCATACCCTTTATCCAGTTCCTCAATCAATTCATCTATTCCATCACAAATGTCATAACTTTTCACGTCATAATCTATATTGGAAAAAATATCGTTTAATTGTGCTTCCCACTCGTTATATATTTCTTCTGCACTCATATCGCAATAATCACTGAGTCTATCTTTTACACCGCAACGCATTTTTGCCAACTTAATCACGCTATTCCATTTACGTAACTCATCTATATAACCATATAGATTTTCTGTATTAACATATCCACCAGCAGTTTCTATTGTTTCATAACCGCCGTATTCGTCATACTTCTCGCGTAATTTTAGATGTTTTTCGAGATATAAACCAACTGTGATTTCATCTAATGTCTTTTTCTTTTCTAATTTGATGATATCATCTGCAATTGTCCAATATACTCTCCAAACATTGTTTCCAAACTCATCTAAATGCAAGTTCGTCTCATAAATCAAATCTGGATTCTTATATAAAATAGCTACAATATTTGCCTCATCCGCTTCTTTGTATTGATTCACCTGTTTAATTGTTTCAATCAGTTCCTTTTCGAATGGTGATAATTTCTTTGCGTTATTTTTATCTGCCATTATTTTATCAACTGCTCCCTACCATAAGTTTTTTAATTTATCGTTTTTTAATTCTTTTGTTTTTGTCCGGTAATGAGCTGCTTTATGCGTCAAAATTCCTATATCCATATTAGCTACTTTTTGATCATGTTTTTCTTTTCTTCTAACCATTTCATATACATCGTTAATATTGTCCTTGATAATAGCGCAAATATAATTTATTTTATGCTTTTCTGACTCAAATGTTTTCCCAGATAATGCAGCCAAAATTTTTGGTCTGCATATCTGAAATGTATATAAAATGATTTTGTATGGATACTCAGCCTGATCTTTTATATTTCTATTTTCAATAAATTTCCCAGTTCTGATTCCTTTTAATTTGGTGCAAATATAACTTGATAAATTTTGATTATCATCATAAAATAGAATTTGCTTTTTTACGTATTCATACAGCTCGTCCCATTCTTTTTTCTCAGCCTCCGTCATCTTTACTGGTTCAGGCTTCACTCTCATTACATCACCACCCCATTAAGAAATAATTTTTAATGCCTGTTCTGCAATCGATAAGTTATCAATTAACGTCGGATTCGCATAGCCGTTTTCTTTTGAAAATTCAAGCAATGGTTTAATTACATCCATATTCCCCTTGTTATCTTTGATAAAATCTTTAATCTGGTCAATTACAGACTCGATTCTTTTCTCTTCTTTTTTTTCAGACTCTCTTTTGGCAATCTCTTTCATCTCTTCCGCTTCTTTTTCAGCCTGTTCCTTTTCCGACTGTTCAAATGTTTTCCCAGATTTAGCCTGTTCAGATTTAATTGCATCTGTAATTGCCTGGATAAACTCATCTGTATCGAATGCAATTTCATCGATAATATCTGCAAAACGAGATCCACTATCTAATGCCATATTGTCATCTCTAAATTTAATTTTTCTATGCTGATCTACAATTTTATTTACAGTAATATCCTTTTTTGTTACAATATTTTTCTTTCCGGTTTTTTCTGTAACAATTGTTCTGTCATAATATCCAAGTCCAAGAAAGTGCATTTTCTTTTTCAGAAGATTAAAGTATACCTTTTCAACGTCTGATGTCAGTGTCTGATATGTCGTTCCTGTTGCAATATCAGTTACCTCTTTATTTTTTACATGACCGATAACAATTGTAGCTACACCAACTTTTCTCAAGCTTTTAATAATATCAAACATAAGTTCAAAAGCTTTTGCCTGACCTTTTTGGAAACCATTCCATGCCCCATCAATTGTATCTGCCTTTTTATCCATATGGTCTTTATTCCATAACCTGATTGCTTCCTGCTCTGCTAATTTGATCCAACCATCGTATGTATCCACCACGATTGCTTTTAAATCTGCATAATCTGTTGTTTTGTTCTCAATAATATCTTCTACGACATCTTCTACATCCGCCCATTCATCACAGTCTTCATATACAATCCCCTCAATTGCATCTGCTCCTGCTTCTCCATTCATTTCAAGAAAGATATAACCGTCTTCCCCAGCCAATTTTTCGCATACTTCTTTAATAAGTGTTGTTTTACCAATTTTTGGTTCTCCTAATAAACAGATATTATATTTAAGTGGATCAATTTTTACTTCGTTTTTCTTTCCAAATTTTCTAGCCATATATTTTATCCTCCAAAAAATTATCAATGTATTTGTGTTTTTTTTACTGTCTACGCAGCACAAGACTGCATAGACTAATTAATTATTTATTTTTCTTTTATCCGAGAGCATCAAGCCAAGACATATCATTAGGATTTTCTGCAATCTCTTTAGTTTCGTCTTCCACACAAACATCGCCAGCTTCATCTTCTGATTCTTCGTCATACATAAAATCAAGAATTAAATCATCTTCGTCATATTTCTGTTCAAACTTCTGAAGAACTGGGGTTTTTGTCCCATCTTTTCCCTCAACATTTTTAATCTGTGGTCTTCTAATAACCATCCTTTTTTCTCTTCCTGAATTCACTGTGCATTTCTGTAGTGCTTCTTCTAAAGTAAATACTCCAATTTCAATGAGTGTTTTGATATCATCCGGAATATCATCTTCCGTTGCTGTTACAACTGCACCACCTTCTACTAAAACTCCTTCAAAAGTAATCTCTGTAACGCCTCTTTTTACTTTGAAAAGTTTTTCAATTACTTTCTGTGAAATTTCTGGTTTGGTTAAATCAAGTTCATATTCAAATGCTTTATCATATGGAATATTACATCTAACTTCTTTACCTTTATATTCCTTTACATAGTCAAGGATCTTGGCATAAATAGGTAAAACTCCTGTTGATTTATCTGGTTTTCCAACACTGTCTCTCGTGAGCAGCATCGTCTGTGTAAAATTCGCATGATACTTGCTTCTGTCATCTACTTTAGAAAGTACAAGACTTGCGATTTCTTTTTTTACCTGCACATTACCTTCATATGAAGAATATTTAAGCTGTCCTTTTACATTAACAACCATTCCGTCCTCAAGATTTTCGTTAATATATGCGATCATATCGTATGGTGTTAAGAATTTTTTATAAAACACCTTTCCATTCTTGTCCTTTTCAAGACCAACAGTCATGAAGCACAAATCACCTACGGATTCTAAGATTTTCTCATCAAACCTATCTTCCCAATCGATTGTGAATCTATTTTCAAAGTCATCCTTACCGTCTACATCTTTGCCATGCACATAAACAACATTGTCACGTTCTGCACCGTATCCACCCATGAGTTCTGCATAAACCGTTCCACATACATCACCACAATCAACACCAAGATTTAATGAGTTATAAACCCAATCTGATTTTTCAGAATGTTCGTCCAATTTATATGTATAGTCAGCACTAATCTTCGCCTCACCGACTAACACAAATGAATTTGCCCATCCTTTTTTTTCTAAAACTGCCTTTTCTTTTCTTGCCATAAAATAAAATCTCCTTCTGTACATTAAATTTTTGTATATATGAACGACTGAAATTCAGTCGGAATATAGAGTTGCTCTATGTAAAATCTATATAAACCCACGATTTTGGGTGCACTTAAGAAACTACTGAACTTATTCAGTAAATTTTTAATAAAAATGTTCAATTCTAACTTTGAATTTTTCTAAACTATAAAGATTTGATATGCTATTTGTTTTAGAGTAATTAGAACAAGATGATCAAAAAAATTACATTACTACAGAATAATCATTTGCAACTGATTCATATAATGTAGGAATCCAAAGCTCTGTCGCTTTATCTTTAGAATCTTTTAGATACCCTTCTTTAATATTGTTCTCTCCAAACAACTCTCTCGCTACCCTCCTTCTACTTTTTGAATTTAGATAATAGGCATATTCTTTTTCTGCCCACTCTGGTCGTTTAATTTTTACGCCTGAATACTTCATCAAATCACAAGCTTGTCCAAATGTAATTGGCTGATTACGTTGCTTAAACTCCCATGATTCAATATAAATATCAAGGCAATTTGTATGAACCAATTCATCAGTATAAGTTTTCTCTACATATTTCATTTTCTCTACTACGTTTGGATTTGTAATAGTTTCTATTTCTCCTGTTGGCATATGAATCCATAATGTTAACGCGATACAATTTTCCTTCAATGCCTCGTAATCTCTGATTAATTCTTCTTTCTTCGTCATATGATTCTCCTCACTATTTATTTGCCTTTATAAATTGATAGCATGATTCTTTTACTTCATAACAAGTACCACCATTCATTACATTCCACCTACATTCAGAACACTCATTATATTTATTCTTTTTTAATTTACACCTGTTATCATATAGGAGTGCTAATGTGAATCCCGACACAAACCCTACGATGTGAGCTACGGCGTGAATAATATGAGAAATAATAAATTCCATTTAATGTAATTCCCTCCTGTCAATCCGTTGTCCGCATTTAGGACAAAAATCATATTCATCGTAATCAATTTCATAATACTCATTACAGTTTGGACATACCCATGTATCATAAGTCAAATCACCAAATTCATCACATCCTTCACCTTCAACATCAGGTTGCTTTGCTGTGTTACGTTCCTTTAACTGCAATACCTTCCTAGGAGATAACTTTGTGCCCTCATATTCTGCAAGTTTTTCTATTGCATCGTATATGTATGGACATTCTTTTACTGGAACATTACAATTCCAACAAATACTACACGTAGGACATTCACTATCTTTGTCTAAACAAACACCTAACTCTGTTATATAGGTAAGTCTGTCCTCGCTATTTACTTCTTTCTCTTGTATGCTGGCAATCTCTCTTGCTAATTTTGCTTGACGTTTCCAATCATTCTTCACCTCACAACATAAGGAATATAACCCCCTATCGTCGTCTTCTTCGTATTTTTGTTCGCACATGTATTCCGCAAGATTGCTATCCCAGTTTAGTGGACAATAGTAACAATTCCCATTTGCAAATTCACAGCAAAAGCATTCGTTCCTGATTGTAATATTATTCTTTTTACAATATTCTTCTTTTAAAATACCAATATACTGAAATTCTTTTTCTTCTTCAATTCTATCTGCAATCCAATTCCACATTTTTCTGTGCCATGAGATTGCTTCTTCTCTTGTTAATTCCACACTTCTTATTCTCCTACTTCTTCAAAAATATTAGTAATAAACTGTGTAACTATATGATTATGAAAATCTGATCCTGCGGCTTTTTGGTGTCCTCCACCTCCATATCTCTTAGCGACCTGACCAACATCAATATTCTCTTTAATCGTCCTATAAGAGATTGAGTATGTACCAACATTTACCATCGCAACATAATCTAAATTCGGATTCCTAGTACACAACTCATTTCCTAGTTCACTAAAGTATTTTTCTGCAAAGACGACTCCATATTTATATTCTCCATCGCAGCTAATAATCATTTCTTTTTCTTTTGAATCAATGTATTTGTCAATTTCTTTTTGGTTGAACTGTAATAATAATTCATCTTCTTTGTCAAACATTAAGAATGATTTTCTACTTTTGAATTTATCTAAACACCATTTTACGAATTCATCTCTTCCATATAAGTAGAGTAAGTCATTCATTTTCTTAGAAATAAGACCCATATTACCAACTTCTGTCCATCTCCAAGTATCATAATTGGTTACAAGCTTTACAAAGTCTTTTACATCTTCTTTTAGGTATTTGTGTGCAATTAAGTATTCATGAAATAGCTCTGTGCCACATGTTTGCAGTCCTTTTTTGTTATTCATTGTTTCGACAACACACCAGTCATACTTATTAAGATCTAATGCTGTTTTGTGATGATCAAATAATTTGAAATTATTTTTATATCCTCTATCAATCTCAGAAGCCAAATCATCCTTAATGCTGATGTCTGTAATAAAGCATGTATCATGTTCTTTGTCCATCTTAGAAATATATTCTCTCACTAACAAATCTACTTCATCATAGTTACAATATGTAATATCTACATTTTTACCAAATGTCAATTGTGCCAGAATCGCACAACCAATTCCATCTAAATCCTGGTGTGTGAATAATTTAATCATTCTCTCCATTCCTCCTTGTTATATTTCATTGTCAGCCAAACTTGTAAAGCTACCTCTATTGTCCTTCCTTTATTCTCCCACTTTCCATTTAACATGTGCCAGCTTTCCCATGCCCAAATGGATGGAGTAGAACCATCATCTTTAACAAAATTTGTCTTATTACCAACACTATTAGCCCACTTGTCAAATGCTCTCCAAGCTGTTTTAAGAATTTTAGGACGTTCTCTCCCAGATGTTTTTATTCCAAAATATTCATATACAATTGCTGCAAGTTCTCTATCACTTAATCTTGTCAACTGTTCTTTTATATAATCTACATTTGTCATGTTCCTACCTGCTAAATTCCAATTTCTGGAATCTCAATAAATTTCGATAGTAATCCTTCATGATAAAATACTTTATCGTTTTCAGTAATTTCTTCTTCATTAAACTTTCTCAGCACAAATGGTAATGTATAATTGTTTAAACATTTAAATTCATATTCTCTTTCAATAATATTTTTTACAATTTCCTTATAATATCCATTTGTTCCGGTAATTTTGCGTAAATAAAATAGTTCAATTCTAAATGGAATGTTGAAGTATCCTTTAATTTGCCATTCTATTAACTCTCTCTTTCTTATACAGTCTTCATATTTTCCCATATCAATAACAATTTCATCATTAGAGAAAAACGCAATATCACTAGCGGAATATCCTAATTCATCAATAAGAACTTTTAATACAAGCCCCATTAAATATTTTTCATAAGTCACTTGCCGTTTTGGGTTACAGTTTCCTAAAATAACTTGTCTAATATATTTGCTATTTACAATATGCTTATCCTCTGTATATCTTTCAATAAATTTTTCCCATGTATCTGCATTGTCAAAAATACTTCTATTATAGAATTTCAATGCAGAAAAATTAGCTTTTCTCATATCAATACTGATAAATAGCTTTCCATTATTTGACGTTTTGAAAATATCTTTACCTGGGAGATCCTTGTATTTTACGGTGTATTTATTCATATCTTCTTCGTTGAATCTCTTGTATCCATCAGAAATTTTGATATCATTTATCGCTGCATTTTTTACTCGATTATATTCTTCAAGATAATCTTGCTCACACTTATATTTATCTAATTCTCTTACAAAAATATTCCATTTATCCAATGCGTTATAATAACTATCGTATAATTGAAGTCTGTCCATAAAATATGGTTCTTTGTATAGTCGTAACGGGATGTTACAATCTTTACAGAAACGTTCTTTTAGTTTTTCAGAAACTTCCATTAAATATCTCCTTTCACAATTCGTTCATTTACATACATTTTAAACTCTTCGATTCTCTTGTAGTCCGGCATATTTGGCAACGAAGTATTTTCTTTAGCGTAATCGAATCGTTTTTCATATTCATTTAGTAAGTCATAAAATGAAGAGATTGGCTGTCTGTTATTATCTAAATATTCTCCGTTTCGTATGCTCATAAGTAAATCATGTTCGTTTTCTCGATAAGTAATGATTTCTTCTTTGTCAAGAATATCAATGCACATCATGTATAACCTGATTAAATGAGCCATATGCTTTCCAAGTTTGTCCTTGTTTATTGCTTTTTCGTTTCGCCTACCAATTTTGTTATAACTACTTACAATAGCCTTCATCTCATTCCACATACCAGTCCAATCTCTTAGCGGATAATGCTTTAAATCAATATCCATAAAAATTTCAGTGTCATAACCTTCCTGCACTGCTTTATCTGTATAAAGATTGAGTGATCCATCATTCATTGGGAAGTAACGGTTTTTAAAATCATAGCTTGCATTATTGATTGATTTTAAAATGTACTCTTCGTTTTGTGCCTGTCCAACTAATCTAGCAACTTTGTTCTCCATACGCCTTAATTGACTTGAAGCGTATCCTGCAAAAGAATTAATACAAATCTTGGATAAGAACATTTTTCTATTATTCAATAATTCTCTTCCAACATCAGACAAATATAAATAATGTTCAGGTTTACATCCTAAAATTTCAATAGTGTTAGGATTATTTGATTTTAACAATTGTAAAATTTTATTGAATGAATAAACTGTTGTATCTGTATCAATCTCTACAACCTGTTCAAAGTCTTTTCCAAGAAGAATTTCCTCTTTGCTATTTAGTGCAACTCCTCTTACGTCTAAATCACTGTCTTCTTTATTCATTCCATATGCGTGGCTGCCGCCAAGCGTAAGTAAAATAATATTGTTACCTAAGTGCTCATTCTCTTTTAAGAAATCATATTCTTGTTTCTTTATCGTTTCTTTAATTTGTTTCAGATTCATACTATTTACCTATTATTATATTTCTCTACTAATTCTTTTTACAACTATCACAACAACTACAATTACATTGCATAGGTATATACTCCCATTCCTTAGATTGCAACATTATATTATTTATATAAACAGGCTTATGTTTTTGATTTTCATTATAAATAAATGAACCATCTCTATAGTCCGCTTCAACAAATTTTTCACACATATGCGAATATCTAATAGCTCCTTTTCTTCGACCGTCAATCATCCGAATATATCCACCATTTTTGTAAGCTTTATTTAATAATTTTCCTATTTTCATATTATCCCTTCTCTTTTATAATGAAACTAAATTTTCAATTCGTTCACTTCATCCAATGTAATGCATACTTTATTATCCGATTTTAAATCGACAAGATAATTATAATAAACCGAATCATTATCTGTCGTGTTTTGTATACACATAACAATAATTGTATTGTCACTTTTAGTTTTTTGAACATCATATATTTTCTGTCCACATGGTACTGAAATTTCATATTCATTATTATTTAAATAAACATAATATGGATTTTTGCTACAAAAAGTATCGTAGACATATACATAACACTTTTGATCTACATAAGTTAATTCACTACTCTTCGCATACTTCATAATTCTTTTTACACGATCTATATCTTCTTTCATTTTTTCTAGTTTATTACACTTTTCTTCCAACTCTTTAAATCTTTTCCTGCTAATCCACATAATCAATCCTCAATTCCTAAATAATATTTCTTTAAGCGTTCCTCTCCAATATAGTCAATTGCCTGTTTTGCAATCTTTTTGGATGAAAAATGAATACAATGAGTTTTAAGCACGGTATTATATATTATGTCGATTTTTTTCATATCACAATTATAGTAAATAAACCATTTTTCTTGATCATCATCTTCCCAATCAATTTTGTATTCATTATTCTCTTCTGCGAATCGTCGTAATTCTGATTCTACTTTTGCTTTTTCTAAAGCAAACTCTGCCTCTTCTTTTGTTTTAAAACAATTACCAATTTCATAACATCCATTATCTGTAGTATCATTAATCCATCTACAAACATTAATTACACCGCGTCCAGACACATAAAAATACTTTTCATTATCTTCAGGTTTCCACATTTTGCTTTTAAATCCATTCGATTTCTGAATCAACTTCATTAACTGCTCGCTTTCTTTCTCTGAAAGATTTTCCATATTTACAGTAATATTATTCTCCATAAGCGCCTATTCCTCATCATTCACATCAATTTTTACATTCTGCCATTTCTTATAAGCGTCCAAATATAATTCATTTTTATCACCGTTATATGTAAGTTCGTAATACATTCTGTCAGAAATATTTGTATTTAATAATGCCTTATGATTTTTCAGCGTCTTACTACAATACCAAACTACATAAACATCTTCCTGGGTAATAAGTACGTTATTTGTTTTATCTGAATATTCATTGAAATATTTCACTACATTTTCCTTACATAGTCCAATAAATTTTTCACTATTCATAATCTTACTTTCCTTCTTCTTTTCTAAATTTTTTTACAAGCTCTCTCGTATCTTCTAATATCTTTTTTAATTCTAAATATGATTCATTTGGAGCATATTCTTCAGGATGATCTCTTGTAAACGATACACATTTACCATTTGACTTATCTTCTACAATCAAAAATTCTGCTTTATCTTTAATTGCTTCAAACTGCTCGTGCCAAACTCTTACATGTCTTACATTGCTAAAATCTAATCTTGATGGTTCTGCCATATTGCTTATACTCCTTATTTATAAATACAATTCATATTTTTTTAACTTATCTCTCCAAAACTCCTCGTATTCTTTTGTAGACAATCTATTCTTTAACTCGGCGAATGAAAAGATCCCCTTGTCTCTTTTGTACGTATAACGAATATGTGCACTTTTAATATCTTTAACTTTCTTTTTTAAAATTTTATTTTGTTTTTGAAAACAGAATATTTCTCTTTTAAAAAAAGTTTTTTTGATTTCAGAATTTGGTATCTCCCCCTTTTAAGATCATTCTCCTAATATTGTCTACATCGATATTTTTTACAACTTCAAAATTTTCTCCTTTGTTATCTATATATCTCAGTTTGTCGCCATAAATATAAATAAAAATTTCTTCATTAATAACTAGATACTTTGACTCTGCATACATTGATTTCATTTCAATTCCCCTCAATATCCTTTAACTCCATCTTCTTTTTCTTTGGCATCCTTATATAAAATGGGTTTTCTTTTTTATTTATCGGCAACGTTATAGTTGTATCATAAGGATAGTCATACTCTATAAAACGTTGCGATATTCCAAACCCTGATTTAACAAAAGAAAATCCAAAATCATATTTTAAAAAATCTAAATTTATTTTTGGTATTTTAATTTCGTATTCATTATCTACAAGTTTTTCGTTATATGTTAAAGTTAAATAGTATTCGCCATTTTCTTGGTGCAACTCGACATTTTCTAATGTTTTATTACTACTCATTTTCTTTATCCACCCCCTATGAAACGAAAGTTTCATCTTATTATTTTTCTAAATGCTGCATATAGCTGTGACACCATATGCAGCTAAATTTATAACATTCTTTCCAATGTATCTGAAATTCTATGGAAAATACCGTCAAATTTATTATTTACATCTTCATAAATATATCCAATAAATAACGTGATAAATCCAATTATTACAAGAATTATTGCCAACATTATTATGCAGCTTGCAATATCAAATAATAAATTAATCATATTATTCACCGTCTTTCACAACTGCATTTGCGCCCTGGGTAGTCACCCATCCGTGCTGTAATCTTGCTTCGGCTTCTTTCATTCGAATTAACTCGTCTGTAATAGATTCAGATTTTAATCTATTCGCTTCTGCCTCTGCTTTTGCTTTCGTAACCTCAATTTGTGCATCAGCTTCAGCCTGGATTCTTTCAGTTTCTTTCTGCACTTTTACTTTCTCCTGCTCTGCCTCTGCTTGTTGTTTTTCTTGGAGAGCCTTTACTCTCGCATCAATGGATTCTTTCAGCTTATCGTCAGGATGTACATCAATAATAGAAGCGTCAAGAACCTCGACTCCAAATGACTGTGTAAACTCTTTATTTAGATAATCAGTTAGCTTATTGTTAATCTCAGATCTGTTCCCACTATAGATTTGCATCATACTGTAATCCGTCGTGATTTCAGAGATTTTTGATTTTAACACTGTTTTCACTCTTTGCTCAACAATATCCTCTCCATTCATTCCCTTAAACTTTTTATATGTATCAACAACTTCTTCTGGTCTATATCTGTATGACATTTGAAAACTAATTGAAATACTTGCATCATCAGATGTTGCTACTTTAAATGAATCATCACCTTCGCTACCTTCTCTTTTATCTTTAGAAAGAATCAATTGTTCATTTCCAATTGTAAATTCTTTTACTTTTAAAAATGGATTAATAAAATGATACCCTTGACTTAACGTTTCATCCTTAACGCCGCCTTTCATAGAATACACAACTCCAACTTTTCCAGTATCAATTTTCTTAAACGATTTAACTGTAAAGAAGCCTCCTACAACCGATGCGACTACAACAATTCCTACTACCAATCCTTTTTTACTCATGTTTTTCTTTCTCCTTTTCATTTGTTTTTTCTTTACTGATGTCCTTATTTAATTTTTCATCATCTCTTTTCATCGCATTAATAACTTTATTACCGATGTAAACCACCAACAAAGTTGCGATCGCAAATCCCATTGCTGCAAGTAAAAATACTACCCACATGTCTTTACTCTCCTTTTTCTCTTTCTTTATGTAAATCGCCAATTTCTTTCATGGCGCGTACATACGCTTCTTTTTGAATATTAATCACTCTCTCACGCTTCTTCTTATCACGTTTTACTTTTCTCTCATAAGCTAATTTCTTTTGCAATATTTCTTCGTGTTTCTTATTCTCTTCTTCAATAAGTTTTTTATTATGATTTTTAATCGCTTTATCGATCATCTTCACATATTTTTTCTGATAAGATAATTCAGTTGCCATATGCTCGATTCCTTCTAATGTATATTTCTCTTTATACATCTTTTTTGATAAAGCAACGAATAAACCTCTCCGTAAATCAAACTCATCTTTGTCGTCACAAATGACTTTCTCCTGTGTGCCATCACTAAAAAAGATTCGGATTACTTTATTTCTTGCTAAAATTTCGTAACTGGAAATTTCAATGTTATTATTATCTTCGCATACAGATGATTTAAAAATTTCTACTCCAATTCCACTGCACATCTCTTTGCATAGATCATAAGCCGTCTTTGCTTTATAAAAATCTTCCTTCATTCTTCTATCCTTTCTATTCTATCTGTTTTATAATTTATATAACACAACAAGTCAAAAAATAATAAAGCCTTCACAGACTTACATATTTATTCTTTTACATATCCTACTAACCTGCTACAATAGTATGTTTCAACATTATCCAAATCGTTTAAACTCAGCGGCTCGTCAATTAGCCCCACTTCGTATCTATGACATTTTAAATACTCGCTTCCTACTACGATTGCTTTTGGTTTCCGCTTTTTAAAATATTGAGGTACAAATTTCGGCACATCATTTTCTATAAATCTTTTACACATATTATTTTTGACGAATACAGGAATGTCATATTTTGCAGACAATCTAGCCACTGAAACAGTTTTACCAATCCCTCTATCGAATTTCATTGTACAATTGATCCAACTATCTTTTTTATTTTTCAGTACCTGATCTAAGTAGTATTTTAATTCCAAATATGTAGATTCATATTTTAACCGATATGATAAATAGCTGCATAACTTATATAATTTCATCTCTATCTGATCCATCCTCTTCTTTTTTATTCGATTTTTTCTTCACACCAATATTTGCAATTTTGTAAAGGACGTCATACAACCATTCATAAATATTATTCTTTTTACTGTTCAGGTTGCTAGAAATATATTCTATAAAAACAATTATCGGCGCAAAATAACCCATCGCAATGATAAATAACCAATCTATAGCATTAAAAATTTTTTTAAATGCTTTTTTATTATATTCACTTTTCCTTAAATATTTAATAATTAAAAACAACAAAGTGAGAAGTCCAGCTAAACACCACGAAGATGCAAATAACACTATAAATGTCAAAGCCTTTTCAAAATAATCTATTCCTAGTACCTCATTTAATATAGTCAATTTAACTCTCCATTTCTTCAAGTATTTCTCTTATCTCTTTATTTTGTTCTTGTCTCAATTTCGATTTAAACATTCTTCGATTTTTCTTTTTCATTTTAGACCATCCATTGTGGTTATTCGCCCAACATGCATACCGTTTGCTAAAGCACGACTGACCATATTCTGAAAACTGTCTTCGAGAGACTTCATTCGACTTCTTCATTTATTCACCTCAGATCTCAATATAATTCCATCTTTTCCTATCTTCATATTTCCACTGAATCTGTCCCTGATAAATTCTTGTTTCTACATTCTCTACATTATCCATACCAAGGATAAATTCCCTATAAGCATCAATATCTCTTTCGTCTAAAGAATGAATGGCTTTAAAAATATCTAAATTCTTACAAATATGCTCTACTGACCATTCATAATCCGTTAGAGATAATTGTCTTTCAAACTCTTTTACATTCTCATCTACTTCGGATTTTGCTTCTTCATATGTAAAATAGGCTTTATCAGGACGAATTGAAACATGATCAATATGATGCTGCCACATAGGACATTTCTTTACAATTCTATATCCTTCTTTTGTAATATCTGCTTCGATTTTCCCATGAAAGATTGTACAGTCTTTTACCAAGTATCCAAGTTCATAAGCTTTTTTTATTGCTTCCGGGTTCTTAATATCAATCTGATAATTTACTTCTTCTTCTGTTAAATCAGAATATGTAATTTCAAACAACCTTGTATTATATGTCCATCCTTTGGGTAGTTTCTTGTACTTAGTTTGGCTATCAAATTCGTCAATCGGAATTCCATTTACTAATCTTCTTTCTCTTAATGTTAAATAATCGATTACAACAGCATCTGAAAATTGTTCATCAACCATTCCATTTTTTATAGAATATCTCCCATTGCCATCACTATGACACCAATAAACAATATCTCCCTTTTCAAATCTTTTCTCAAAACCTTTTTTCATATATTGCCTCTATCCATTAATCTTTTTTACTTGAATTTCCATTTCTTCATTAAAAACTTCAATCACTTCAACTTCGTATCCGAGTTGCCTTAACAACATCAACCAATCCCAGTTACTTAAGCTATGATCACTTGTCTCAAATTCATCACCATATTGTAAAATGCTCCAGTCACCGGATTCATTTGTTGTTATTGTGATTCTCTTAGGGTTATCATTTTTCGTATCTAACTCAAAATAATCTTCTTTGGTCAAATAACCTAATACCCCGTTAAGCCCGGCAGCTTTGACAATTTTTACAGCCATAGAAACAGGAATATAGTTTTCACACTTACCATTTTCATTTTTAAGGATTCCTTTGTATTTTCCATAATCTTCTAGTTGATCAATGACCATATCCATGTCGAATGATACCGGTTGTTTATCAATCAAATCATCGATATATCCAACTCCAATTGACAGTTGACCTGGAGAAAATCCTGTTTCTTTTACAAACTGCTCCGCCAATTTTTGTTTATCAATAAATTGATTGTGCATACTTTTATTCTCCCAATGAAAGTTCTCTTTTAAATCACCGTTCGTTTGATTGTTCTGTTGTCTTTAGGATTGTCTGTCGTATGTAATTCAGCATCTACTTTATACACATCTGAATCAAAAAATGATTCATCATAAATAAATCCATCCAATAAATTTACAGCACGATCCTTTTCTATACCAAAATTTGTATTTGCAATTTTCATATAGTAATTTTCCTTGTAACGAAACACTTCTCCATGATGAATGTTTTTCATAGGAACCATTACTTTTTTATTACATACAATTATCATATTCTTATTTACCTCCATTCTCTAATTGAATAATTTTAGCTGCCTGATGACAAATAATATTTTTTAATATATCCATCTCTTTACAGATTTTATGTTCGTATGCTGTCATATCCATATTACCTTTTAACAAACAACAAATGCATTCCATACACTCTGTAATATCATCAAGTGTAATATCTGGCTGACAACCGTTTTCTACTGTCAGATATAATTCATATATATTTTCATTGTATTGTCTAATTGTGTTTAAATCTTTTTCGGATAATTTACTCATTATTCACACCTCGCTTTATCACACTCATGAAATCTTAACAACATGTTATATTTTTCTTCGCCAAATATGTTTTTCCATTTATTTTTAGTTTTTTCCGTGTTCCAATTAAAAGGCATCATGTGATAATTAATTAAAAAACAACAATCTAACAAAAAATCATCGGTATTATATTCTTCAAATGGATTATGCAATGTTGTTAAAACACAATACGCCCCGACATTTTCATGTCCAAAATAATGAGCAATCCCATTTTCATCAATCGTTTGTGTACACAATTTACCAAAATCATGTATTTTTGCACCAAGAAGAAAACCGCTTTTATATACATCATAAGGATGAGCCAAATCTGAAAACTTGTTATATGTAAAGTCACAATGGTCTTCTAAATACATGTTGTGGTGCGGATTTTTTTGATCAAATCCTGTCATTGATATCATAACTGTATTTGGAAGGATTTTATCAGCATATGTATATCCCATATCATGAATAACCATTTCACTAAATCCTTCTTCTATAAAAGGAATTTGAAATCTTCTTAACTGCTTTTCGAGTACATATTCTGGTACTGTATGTTCTCTATTCTTATTATCTTTAACACAATCTTTGTATTTCTTAGGTACAATATAACAAATCTTCTCAATATCCAATTTTCTCACGTACTCAACAATCGCACGTCGTGACTTTATCGTGATATTCGTTGCATCTGCAATTACATTTTTATTCTTATTTAATGATTCTCTTATTCTCTTATTAAAAATGTTAAACACTTTTTCATTATCAGATTGATTTTGGAATGATCCAAACAATTCTTCTCTAATTGCATCTGAAGATACAATCTCTGCATTATATTTGATAGCTAAATCTTTTGCAATGGTGGACTTTCCACTTCCAGAAAGTCCACACATAATAAATAATTTTGGCTTCATTTACATTGCTTCCTCCATCAGTTCTTCAGCCTCTTCCATATCCGGAACATCTGAAGTATCTTTAATAATTGATTCAATTATCTTAAACTCAAACACTTTGTCCTTATAAGCTGTGAATGATTCTCTATTGTCAATACGTACAACCACACCTTCAGCAATATGTGTTCTTCCAATTTCGTCTGCCGGCATATCAGATAAATATTTATTCACTCTTTCCATTAGATCTTCTTTTGTTGTATAAATAAATTTTTCTAATTCTGGAACATATTTTACACCAAGTTTATCACACCAAATTTTAACCACTTCCCAAGGAACTTCCATTACTGTTCCATCACCTGTTGTCATAGTCATACGATAAACATACATCTCAGATTCTCCTGGCTGACAACCATAAGAAAATGTAGTCTCTTTTCCAAACTTTTTTGCGAACTCTTTATCTTTAACTTTTGAATTTGATACAGAACCCATAATTGGCGTAGTCTCATTTACATATCCTACAATCTCGTAAAACACTTCACACCCTTCAGGTAATTTGTCTTTCAACAAATCATGATATTTTTTACGGAATTTATTATCAGAATAATATCCAGCCGTACTACTCATATCCTTAATTACCACTCTTCTGCTTCCAGATACAACAGAAATTTCTTTTATCTGTTTCTGTTTCATATGTAATAACTTTCTCAACTTACTATTTTTCTTTGTAATTTTTAATGTCTTAGCAGTACGAGCAGAAGTTCCATGAAGCTTACGTGTAATATACACTGTATCGCCAGGCTTAAAAGAATTTAAATTATATGCAAGCTGTGCAGTATCTTTATGTTCTTCAAAAAATGGATAGGAAATATTTTCTTTATACTTCTCTTTCTTTTTATCAGATGTACTATTGTTTCGCTTATTTCCTCTAGGAATATACTTTTTACAAATTTCATGTCCTCCAAGAACTGTAATTTGATCTCCGTCTTTCAGTTTATTAATATCAGTATATTTCGAAAGTGTATCAATTGGCAAAATCAGCCCTTCAGATTTTTCACCTCTTAATCTGATTGCAGTTACATTTCTCTTATTTGGATCCATATAACCACCAACGTTATTACCGTTTTCATCCTTTACTCTCACAAGTTTGTTGTCATTTGCATACTCTTCAGAAAGCTGTCCATCAGACGGAAAAAATACAACCCTCTGTCCATCTTTATAACTCAAATCCACAATTACATTCTGTCCGAATACCTCTACACACTGTAAACGGTCAGCATTACTATGTTTTCTTAATCCTTTAAGTGTTGTAATATATCCACAATACATAATATTTATCTCCTTCTATCTCAACATCTCACATATTCATCTACAAATCTTTTCATAACTCTCGAAACTTGTGGCTGAGAACATCCAGCAATTTTCATTATTTCTACTTGTTTATATCCTTGTAAAAATAATGAGATGATAGGTTTATGTTTTTCTTTCATTTTATTAAATGCATTTTTTAAAGTAACTTTACGAATACAGTCGCTCTCAACGTTGTAATCCGATTGTATTTTTTCAATAAATTCTACTTTATTTCCAGATTCATCCTCATACTCAGTGTTGTAATAAAGAATCTTGTCTTCTGGAATTGTTCTCTTATTTAATTCTTTTCTTTTTTCGCTATACACTTCATTAAACATACATTTAAATGCATATGTAGAAAATTTGGACGTTCCTTCATTAAATGTTTTTGCTACTTTACACATTCCAATTGCAGCCAAATCATACCAATCTTCCATATTTAATTTTTCTTTCTGTAAAAATCTATAGATCAAATTATGATTGTCAGTTACTAACTGCCTCTGATAATCTGTCATACTATCACCTCATTTTGAACGAAACTATTCTTTTATTCAATCATCTAATTCAAAGTCGTCACACACCCTTTGTTCCGGTGATATGTCTAAATAAGATCTACAACAATAATGTTCTCCTGTGCATATATTATATCTACATTGAGTGCAATCTTTACACTTATAATTTTTAATACCTTCCATGGCTTTATCCATTGAATTTTCCTCCAAATTTTCAACTTTATACGGTGTGCTGCTACGCCAAAATGGAATCAGTCCTTACCAGTTACGGGGTGACCTCATACTTCTTTCCAAGAATGCACATATCTTGCCATGACTGTCTTGACAGTTTTGTCATGTTGTCTACCTAACTATTATTAGGCGTATATGCATAAAAGCCATACTCTTTAGATGATGGACGCTTCTAATCCTACATTCCGCATAAAATTAACCTTTCATCAAATCTCTTTTACTTACACCAAGAACTGTTGCAATTTCTTTTAATCCACATGGACAAATCATTAATTCTCCTGATAATATTCTTTCAATATCATTTCTTGAAAAAGATGTGTTTAATACAATGTCCATAACTGTTATATTTTTCTCTTCCATATATCTCTTTATGTTGCTTGCAATTGTCATGACCATTAACCTTTCATATTTTTTACAAACTCCTTGTATTTTCTTGTATACTCATAAGAATCTTTAAATATATTACAAACAGCCTTATGTAATTTTGGCTCATAGCTATTTACTACATTTAGTTCAAATTCAAAATCTCTTCCAAATGGGCAGCCTACGCATCCAGTTCTTTTCAAACCATATTCTGTATAACATTTGCTATGTGTAATTCCATATGCATTTTCATAATCAATTTTGTCTTGATCTTTGTACCAGAAAATAGGTCTGTAATTATCGTAATCGCCATCTGTATCATCAAAACAGCTCTTGTAAGCCGCCGATCTAGCCCCGCCTTCTGATTTCCTAACTCCGAAAATATTAAGTTCATATTCATTCTCTTTAATCATGCCATGAAAGATTTTTTTCTTTGAATAAGTACAACACTTATTTGATATTTTAAATTGGGGTGGATTTGCAATTATAAACTCCTTTAAATATCTATTTCTTGATATGTTAAACGAAGATTTATCTCCATTTTCATTACACCACCATGACAAAGCAGATTTACATTTTGGATATTTTTTCATCAGGTAATCAAAATCTTTGTCCTCCCATTGAAATCCATGCTTCTGTAATCTTGACATAAATTCACTTACATTTTTCGAGATAAAAGGTTGCCCATACTCATTACAACTTGTAGGAATGGGCTTAATCGCTTTCTTACGAATAAACTTTATATTATATTTCTCTTCTAAATATTTTAAATGATTTTTTGTTGCTTGATATTCAAGCCCAGTATCAAACCATACATAATCTACTTTATCGTCTTTGTCGCATCTCCAAACAATATCTAACATAATATCGCTATCTGATCCGCCTGAAATACTGCATAAAATATTTTGATATTTGGGACTGTTTATAATTGCCCATGCTCTAATCAGGTTATCTAGTATCGTTTGATTCTTAGGACATGCTTCGATTAATTCTTCAATCGTACTTGCTTTTTGAGGAATATAATTTTTCAATTTTAAGTTCACCTTAGTAGCTGCGCAGCTTTATTCACATGTGAACGTTTATCCTTTCTTTTATCTTGTAATTACTTATTTATATATTCTCTTTCCTTATCTCAACTTTTATTAAATATGAATTTCAACTAAATATTCTGGAATATTTTCAATATCGTTATCAACTTCAAAAATCCAACAATCTGCAATTGGAATCGGTTCTGATTTAACAACATTAAAGCCCAACTTTTTCATTTGTTTTTGCGGATGTTCTCTTACTCCACACACCAAATCTGCACAAATTATGTCGTATCTGTATTTTTTCATTTTATTCCTCCTCAAATAAACAAATTTTGTTTTATACTTCATACTGTTACAAATTAAAAAGTTTATAATCTTCCCATTGATACCCACTTCCATACGGAACAATATTCAAATACAATTGAGAAATAGTCGTGTTACTCGCATCAATCCACGCTTTTCTCCACCGGTATCCTCTTGCTCCAGGATAAGGTGCAACTATAATCCATTCTTCTCCATCACTGAATCTAATCTCTGAACGATTGTAATTTGACTCTGAAATGCGTTTAAATACCGTTTCGATTCCATATTCGTTTTTTTCGTTTTCAATTTCTAATAATTTATTTATTCCAACGTCTATATTGTTTGTATAAACAATACATTTTACGATTTGATTACTACATGCCCCTTGCACTTAATTCCCTCTCTGCTTCTTCCCATGTAAACTGTCCTGTAATACATTCATGAATGTATTTATACCATGTTGTTTTACAATCCGTTCCCATAAATTTGCTCATTTCAATTAGAGCGTCTACTACCTTATTAATACTAAAATCCATCTTTACTCCTCCTTATGAAACGTGAGTTTCATATTATTCTACTTTTCTTTCAACGACTACAATTGTATCGTTGTGCCATCCACCATGAGCAACTAAAAGTATTTCTTCAATCTCAAACCCATATTTTTTACCAATGCCTCCACTATTCCAACTACACGTGATTACTATACCGTTTGGTTTTACGATTCTGCCAATTTGTTCTTTCTGTTTTGACCAGTAAGATGCTTGAGTTGTTTGCATATTTACTGTTTGTCCTAATTTCTTATAACATTCACTCACTTGCCTTGTAGAATATGGTGGATCGTATAATACAGTATCAATAGAATCATTATCAAATGTTTTTAAAAATTCTAATGCATCCATATGATAATCTGTATCATACTGGTCGTCTAAATCGTTTGTAATAGTCGCCAACTTGCTACTATTTGCAAACGGATCTATAATTTTCCCATATGCATATTTTTCTATCAAACTTTTAATTGGTTTTATAGAAAATGTTTTACTATTTGGCATACTCCAAGATCTATTTATTTTCATATCATCTATATTTTATAGACATACCGGTATGTCATAACCTCTAATCGGCTATTTTCTCCTTAATTATTCAGATCATTTGCAACTAATCTGTTTATTTATTCTCTGGTATCAATCCTTTAAATATGTGTTTAACCACAGGCAATGTCCAAGCATTACCACACATACTACATCTTTTCGTATATGATATTTTTCTCCCATTAACTTCTATATTTGTATAATTATCAGGCAGCCCCTGTAATCTTTCATATTCAAGCTCTGTTAATTTTCTTGGTCTACCATGATCCAAAACTTTCTTTTCATGATAACCACCATTTATACAAGTCAATGTGGCACATTTAAACTTAGGATTATAGATACGTCTATTCATCTCCATTGAATTGACTTTCAGCTCTGCGCATACTTTTTTATCTATATTTAAGATCTCAAAATCTTTTTTATAAAAAAATTTCTCATCAACATGATTCTCCATAATATCACTTAAAACTAATGAATTACTTTCTGGAATTGCAGGAATTGGTATGTTTGTCCAATAATATCTTTCTCTATCCTGTGCCGAAAATTTATTACTATTAATCAGAACACCTTCGACTCCCATAATTCTATTTAACTCTTTCAAATCATTCTCATCAGATGGAACAACATTTTCCGCCATAAACCATTTAGGCTGTATCTCATCCAATGCTCTACGAAGTTCATATACAATACCTGATTTACCGAGCAATCCATTATTTACATTCTTATCTTCAATGCGAACCCTTGACAAAGACTGGCAGCACATGCCACCAACAACCAGATCAAATCCTTTGAATTTAGTAAAATCCTCTCCAATTAGATTGCCATGATGTGTTATAAACGGGAAATGATATGAAGAAACAGCAATAGCTTCTGTTAATATTTCATATGTATGATATTCTGCAATCGGGATATTTAACTGCTGCAACGCTAATAATCCCGTCTCAATGCCTCCACATAAACTTAAAACTTTTAATCCTTTATCTGAATTATATTTTTTATAATCTGTACTCAATTACCTCTATTTTTTAGAGGTGCGTACACACATTTTACCTAGGATTACTCCTTTTCCTTTCGTTAATTTATCTATGTATATACATTTTTTTATCCGGATGAAAAATATATTTCAAATGACATTCGCGACTGTCAATATATTATTCTCTTCTTAATTTCTAAAATCCAGTTCGATGAGTTTCAAAATTGATATTCCCTTTTCCAACAACACTTACTGAATCATCTTCCCACTTTTCACCTTTACTGTGAAATTTTGTATCATCTTCATATATACCTTCTGTATGAACAATTTCAAAATCAATTTCTCCATCAAAATCCTTAATTAATGTCGTTGTCCACGGACGTTCAATATGATAGTCGAAATATGGATTATACTTTAAAACTTCATCAAGTAAAAACACTCCGACCATTCCGGCATCAGCACAGAACTCTCCAAGCTCTTCATGAGTATCAGAATTGTAAGTAGTGCAAGACCAATCACCATACAATGTGTCTCTACAAATATAATTTTTGATTCCTAACACTTCCATATCTTCCCCATAATTACATAATTCCCAATCACTGATATTATTGTCTCGATATTCTGATAACGCAGCGAAATATCTTTTCCACTCTTCCCTGTATTGTTTTGATTCACACGAACTCTTTTTATAATCTGGATAATCTTTCTTACTGCTATAAGAAAAATAGTCTTCAGAAACAGGATATTCTCCAACTTCTTCCTTTTCTTTGCAGATATAACATGGATCTGTAATAATAATATCTCCTTTAAATCTCATTTTCTCTCCTTTTCACACCATTCAAAGAAATCATATATGCCATGATTTCTAATACCACCTGATTTTCTTTTCAAAAACGGTATTAACTCATGCATAAAACTATTAACTCCACCAATATTCAGTTCATAAATATAGTTTGAGAGTGCATAGAAGATATACTCTGCGACATCTTTTCTACCGGCTGCTCTTGATTCTGATTTTATTTCTTTAAGTTCTTTTTCTGATAATTCGTAAAACACTTCAGAACTAACAATATTTTTTTCTATTCTTTTCAAAACAAAAAATACCTCATCCCACTATTTGAAAATTGTATTTTATTATTTTTAACTATGTTTCTATTTCTCTTAACATCCAATATGTTTTATCCCTATTGGGGTTAAGATTTCCATCTTCGAGTCTTCTTCGTCTGTCATGATAACTTTTCCCATATTTATCTTTGCTATATAATCTGAATGGATATTCTTCTCCAAATACATTATCTATCATGGAATTTAATGATCTTATTCCAGCATATCTTGTATTTAATAATTTGTTTAAAATAATTCTGTCTTCTAAGTAAATGAATTTCCCTTCTAATTTATGTAAAAAATTTAAAACACTATCTATATTTATTTTATCAATCTTATTATTTCTTCTTTTTACATTCTCTCTATGATGCAATGTGTGACAATTTGAACAAAGTATTGAATATTCATTTTTCATATGTAATCCTAATAAATAAGTTGATATGTTTTCCAATTCGGAATCAGTATATAATTTTATATCTTGATAATATGGAATTCCCAATTCATTTAAAGTTTTATCAACCATTTCAAAAAAATATAAATCCTTATGATGAATTTCTAAGTTGTTTGTACTGCCACATTTTTCACACTTACACAAATTAAGATATCTTAGTATTTTTTTATTTACTATAGACCGTAAATATGTATCAAGTTTCATATTGTATCGGGAGCTTTGCAAATTTAAGTCATGACACTCATACTCCTTTCTTTATTACATAATAGTTAATATATCATTCTCTATTTTCTTGCCTCACATGAAACAGACATTTCATTATACTTTTCATAAATTTGGCATACAATATACAGAATTCTTATACACTGTGCATACTATATATAGGCTCTAATAATCTTCATCAGACATAAAATGACACTTCTGTACAAAGATGCAAATATAAATCCATGCTCAATTCCTATAATAACGCTTAATTTATTACAAATTTTTATTCCCCACCCCACAACTTTGGTTTTCCATCTTCATCTACAAGCATGGTGAATTGTCCAGTTCCAACTCCACTTGTTGCTACTGAATACATCACTCTTGTTTCTTTATCGTACACAACTTTCCATTCAGGTGTATTTTCTACTTCAACAAACATAGAGTTAATATTTTCATTTTTGATATCATAACTTTTTTCAGTTTTCGCATAATTCAGTCTATCACATCCTACGAATAAACTTGACAAGACAGTTACCAAAAATATCAATACTAATACTTTTTTCTTCATTTGTTTTATTCTCCCTTATATTTCTCAGGCAATCCCATCCAAGCAATAACCTTACTCACTACCTTCATTTTCTTCCACCATCTTATTTACCTTCTTCCAACAAGATAAACATATATGATATGGTTGTCCTTTTAATCTAAAAGACTTAAAATATACAATATCCTCTTCTTTTTCAATTGTTCTGTCGCAAATTTTACATATACATTGTTTCTTTGGTTTTCTTATTAAAACTTCATTGAAACTATGTATAAAACTTTTATCTACACCCATCTAATCACCTATTCCCTTTACATGAAATCCAGTTTTCATTTGATAGATTATTCTCCATTTACAATCTCTCCAATGCTGTATATCCTGCCTTGCTGCAAGAATTCAAATTCTCCATCAATCATAACTTCGTGTCTTTTAATATATTTTTCAAATTCACCCTGAGACATAAAATATATCTTCCCATCTTCTGCTTTAAATGAAAAATATACACCAGAATTCTGCCACCCAATATTTACAAGTTTCAATTTGCCTTTTACGATAAACGGTTCAACTTCTTTACATTCATACCTCTCTTTTTGACGACACATATTGCCATCGTTATCTATATATATATTCTTTTTGCTTTATTCATCTACATCTACCCTCTCATCTGTGTCTATATCCTGATTACAAAATCCATCCACAAAAATTTTAAAACTTGTATATAACTCCTCAATACTTTTAGCTGTTGTGGGCGTACAAGGATCTCTAAAAAATAAATTATATGGTCTATTCTTTTCCAGTCCGTTGTCATCCATGTATTTTGTAAAAGCATTCAAACAATCCACAAGATAATTACATTCTGCTTCAAAACTATCAAACAAATATGCAGTTTCAACTCCAAGCATATATTCACTATTTTTCTTGTCATACACAATATCAATATCATTCATTGTGTATAAATTTTCGTCAGAACCAGATAAATTATCAAATGATTTTACACCCCAAATAAACTTGATATCATCATTTTCTAGTGAACAATCTCCGTACTTTTTAATCATTTTTTTATTATATTTTTCTTCTTTTTTATAAGTTATCTCTGTACGAATGTTGTGAATCTGCTTAAATGGAAAATATTTTATTAAAGTACCATAATACACATTTGACAATGATTTACACTCTACAATTGGATACCCATATTCATCCTTTTCTTGGTGATTGAAACATGAATCTCCATTTTTATTATATTTACACAAAATACAATTATACTTCTCAATAAAATTCATTTTAATATTTCCCTTTTTACAACTCATCAAATTCTTTCTGATACTCAATCATCTTTTTCTCTAACCACTCAATTAATTCTCTTTGAAATATTGAAGAAAGAACTTCATCTTTTCTAAATGGTGTTGAAATTGTAATCCATGTTTTGTCTTCTTTTGCTTTGCTTAAGTGATAATTAATCAACTAAATATCATCGTTTAGTCGTGTTGCTTTTTTATACGCTTCTTTATTCACCTTCACACCATCTTTCTTTTAACCATTCATATATCTCATCAAATGTTTTCGTATTCTTGTACACCTCTACTAACCAATCAGCTAATTCCTCATCTGACATTGAACGAATCATTTCTCCATTTGTCATGGAACTATCAAACATTTCGTCCGTCCATAAGAAATCCCCATGATCTTCTTCCATAAGATAATATTTATTCTCTGTGCATACTTCGCTGATTTTCATAATCTGTCCTCGCAGGGTACACATTTCGTCTACGGCTTCGACACAACCATACTCGATATTAGATTTTAAATCAGGACGAATTCTAACTTTATCACCAACTTTATATTTCATTTACCGCACCTCTTTTCGTTAATATTTTGTATCCTGGACAACTACTTTCTCCACAATTGTAGTTCTCTTTTTTTATTACCCAGCAATTGCATGTCTTTTTTAGTTTTGCTCCACATGCAATACAAAAATTATCTTCTTCCTTTATTTCTGAATTTCCACATTTATGACATTTCATCTTGTTCCCCTTCTTATTCTTCAAATTCTGTTTCTTCAGTCACAGTTGAATTATCGCAAATTGTTACTACTGTATTTTCATTTGGGATGATGGATACTTCTTCGTCATTTAATCTCCAATCATACGAAAGTTGTTTGCCTTTTCCATGCAACACTTTGCCGTCCCACTCAAAAGTATCTATTGATAGTTTGATTTTCCCAGGAAGAAGAGATATTAACTTTGCTTTCTCTCCTATATAATCGACTTTCGCTGCTATTGATTCAATACTCGTATAAATTTCATATACCCTCTTATACATATCAGGCATAAACCTTTTAAGTTGATCACATAATTTTGTAACTAATTTATCCCGATATGATGCAATATCTCCATCAAGGAATTCACATGATGTATCTTTAATAAGTTCAACAATAAATTCTGGTGTAAAAAATGTTTCTTTAATTATCCTTTCACCCACAAAGTTATTATAATAAGTTGTGTTTTTACATACATAATATGGAATTCCAATATAAACACAATCTGCGATTCTACATACAAAATCTAGTGGTTTTAAAGCATCTTCTATATCACCATATTTTTCTCTATATTTTCTTATTAAACTTCCGTCAAAGCTCTCGTTATTTTCAATTTCACAATGTGGACACTTGTATCCTGATTTATTTAACATCACACAGCGTTTTCTTTTATAAGCATCACAATTGTTACAATTATTACATTTATAAACAAAAACGCGGTATTTCTCATGTGAATAATAATCTGCCATTCCTTGATAATAATTTGGATCATAATAAGTAAAACAAATCGGTTTATAGTCTCCTATAATTATCACTCCCACCTATATTTAATTTTCTAAATTTGGAAACCAATGCTTGACTTAGCATAAAAAGATATGTAATATAGTAGTTGCATTGAATTCCAAATTGTTCAATGTATTTGTGTTTACAGACACACATCAAAGTTTGGTCGCGGAGATGTGTGTCTTTTCATTTATTCTACAAGCAATTTCTGCAATTCTTCTACTGACATGTTATGTAACTGTTCATCCTGCTTAGCAGCAATAATAGACATAATTTTCTGATTACGCTCTCTATCCAAGAATTTCTTTTCTCTTGCTTCTTTTTCTTCCTGTTTTACCGTTACAATATGTTTAACAATTTCAATTTTAAGTTCAAGCACTTCATCGTCCTTGCTTTTTGTGCTCAAAAGACTTTCCTCTTTTGTTTTCTTCATCTCAGAGTTAAGTGTCTTAAATACATTGTCAAGATTCTCCACACTTAACTCCCACAAATCCTCAGTAGAAATCATTCCTTTAAATGGAAATCTAAATTTGTTTCTAGTGGCAATTTCAAACATGTTCATACTCATAATATTGTACTCCTTCTTGATTAAAACTTGATTTTCAAAATTCTCTCTGTTGCGCCTTTTACTTTTACAACCAATTCTGCTCTTTTTGTCATACTAAAACCAATTCCAGAAAGCTGATCTTCAGAATTTTCTACATGACATTTTGATCCAAGCGCTTCAAATACTCTTTTATGCTTTTCTAATTCACTCTTTAAGAATTCATTATAGTATCCATTTGGTTCTTCGTTATTTTTACATCTATTCAGCATAAAGAATAAATGTCTATGACCAATGCCATTCTGCTCATCAAAATAATTTGGACTATAACAAATCAACGATACCGGCGTAAATTCATTTGTTGTAACTCCCCAAACTGTTTTACTTGTAATTTTAGAATTTCCAGAAATATTTTCTCTAATTGTAAACCCACCATTAGCATCCAAAGTCACCTCTGCAACATAAACATCTTGTCCAACTCTCATCGAACTGTTATAATCAAAAGAATGAATCTCTCCATTAAATTCGATTTCTGCTCTAAATCCATTTCGTGCACTTCCTGAATACTGATTCACAAAAAATTTATAAACACCAGGTTGCATTTTTGATTTATCTGACCATGTAATATTTTCAACAGCTACCTTACCGTTTGGATGAATAATATCTACGTCAAGCTGTCCTGTCATAGATGATAAAGATGGTTTTCTACAATTACTAAAGTAAATTTCATTTCCATTTGGTTCAATACAGTGTGCGTCCAAGTCACAGTTATCTCTTCCATCTTCATTCCATTGGATAGAGAATCTAAGAACGCCATCTACATTTCCACCTGCAGCTTTTACATTCTGCTTCATATCAGAATCCGTGATATTCCCTGAATAAGCCCAACTCAATCCATTATTCCATTTAAACATTGATTTAGAGTCCTTATTACAAGGAGCAATTAAAGAAACAAAATTATTTGCATGCTTATTCTCTACTAACACCTCTACTTCTTTCGCTGTCGGCAATACATTATTAATAAAATCATTTGCAGAAATTTCTTCTATTCTTGAAAATTTCCTTGGATTAACTGCAACTTGTTTTTCTAATTCTCCAAAAATATCAGACGATTCCAGAATATGTTTCGATACATCTTTATTTGAAAACAATACATTATTCACCGTAATATCATCCAGAGTTGCAAATCTTCTATTGAGAGAATCCATATATCCTAATTCAGAAATTGTTTTCTTTGCATCTTCCAACATTTTTTTCGTAAAAATTGCTTTAGGTCTTTTATAGTTTGCTGGTGCTACAATCTGTTCATATTTTTTTACCGCCATATCAAGATCCATGTCATCGCTTACATTCACAAGAAGTGTTCCAATACTATGATTTCTGATTCGACCAATTGCAATACCTGCTTTTACAGAATTCTCCCATGCATATAAATCACGAACATCATCAGAACATAACTTTTCATATTCCTTCTTATATCTCTTAAACTCCATCAGGATAGTTTTCCACTCTTCTCCTTTGTATAGAGTGTTGGAATTGATAAGCTCAAGAACTGTATCTAGTGCATCCATAGAAATTTCATCAAGTGATCTTTTAAATACATTTTTCGTGTCTCTAAATCCACCCTTAATATCTCCAATTGAACGAGCGGTTTTGTCTACAAATTTATCATCTAAAATAATTTGAAAATGTTCCCACTTTTTCATTGTTCCATCTTCATACTGTTCATAATTATACTCTGTTCCAATCTTTTTAAATTTGCTTACATACACATCTGTTACACAGCGTCTTCTTACAAAATCAGACATAGCCTTTGCAACAGGTTCAAATTTATCATCATGAATATCTAAATCCCAGATTGTCTCTAGTTTATTGTCTTTAATTACTACAGCATTACCGATTTGCTTGATAAACTGTCTACAACAACTACAATCATATTCTCTTCTTTTCCTATAAATCTCATTTGTTCCCGCCGGAAAACTATCAAGATATATATTCCACATTTCATCCTTATCCACACCAACTTCAAACAACCATTCAGCGTCTTTTGTCATTGTTTTAAAATGATCAGAAATCATATTTCTAAATTCTTTAAATTCCATATTCTCTTCTCTCCTTTTATTCACTTACCCTTTATGTTTCATTATGTATCTTCTTCTAGTTGTCTCTCTCAATGCATGTCCACCATGCAATCTTCTGTAATTATTTGTGACTCCATATAATGCCTGAAAGAGTTCTTTCCTATTTAAATATGTAAGTTCACATGTAAAATGTGCTGTTTTAGAAATATCCAGCTTACCAGTATGTTTATGCCCGTTAACATCCTTGCTTTCGCTCAATGTCGATACTTCTGCATTTTCTATATTTATCTTCTTTCCAGTTTTAAGATCTACAAAACTTACATTTTGAATTCCACGTATTTCAAAACCACTCATGAATTTTACTCCTCGTAGATAATATCTAATCCGTAAGCAACTGCTGCATCATGCTCAATACGACAGCCTCTGGCATTTTCCCAACCCTTGCAAAAATATACCGCATGGCACAAACTCATATTCTCTAAAGATTTTGCGAGAAAACACAATGGAATTTGTACAACTTCTCTCTCCTCCATTTTATCTTTCGAATACCATTCGTCTGTAAATAAGGTATTCACAACTTCATATCCTCTATCTCTTAGATATTCAACTGCCTTTTCTCTTGTATTTACAATTTCTTCGTCTGTTTTCTCTGCCATTGGTTGACTAATCATTGCTCTCATAAAATTATTCTCCTTTACTGTCTAAAATTTCTTTCAATGTTACTGGTGTATAATTCCACAACATACACCCTACATTTTTTGCTACACACTTAATTTCATATTCGCTGTTTAGTTTCTTGATATACTCTTGATAATAATCTTCTTCCATAGAATTATGTACGTGTCCATATAAGTGAACAGACCACACTTTATGCTCTTTCCCATCTCTTCTGTAATGGTGCTGATGATTCCAAAAAGCCAATGGAAAGTGAGACATTACGACATGATACTCTTTCCCGTCAATCATATCTTTCGCTTCTTTATAATTTGCTATTTCTACAAATAACTGTTTATACCTTTGATCTGTTGCTTTATCATGATTGCCAAGAATTAGATGTTTATTACCTCGTAATGTACTCACTAATCCAATCGCATCTTCATTTTCTTTCCATGCCAAATCTCCTAAAATATATACATGATCCGCATTAGTAATTTTCGAATTCCAATTTTCCTTAATCACTTTATGCATTTCTTCCAATGTATCAAATGGTCTATTGTCAAAATTAGAACCTTCATTCGTCACATTCTTATGGAATAAATGTAAATCACTAATATAATAATTCACTTCTTTACCTATATTCTTCTTGAAATTTCAATGTTCTACCAACAAACCGTTTCAGACGTTCATTAATATCTTCAGAAAAACATCTACTCTTAGATATTACGTCATCATAGATACGACATTCTTTGATTATATTTTCATCACCAAACTTAATACACCCAATTGTTGATCCAGGCATACGAATAGCAAAACAATCGTTGTGCCAACTTCTACAATCATATATATAACATCTAAAATATGAATTGAACTCGCCATAATTATTTCTAATATCATCATCTAAGAATTTTGTAATCCCACATAGATATTCATTGTCAATAAAATCTGGATACTTTTTTCTTAAAATAATTTCATTCATCATTCCATTTCCTCATTTGTAAATGTAATCAAATAGTCATTTTTTAATATATCTCTTGCTACAATAACAACATTCACTTCTTGTCTTGATTCACAATATAAAATCCGTCTATCTTTTCTACAAATCTTAGCAGTCTTGTCAATAACATATCTGATCACGTCGTCGACTCTTTCCTGAGACATATCCCAATTTCCAGCAAAATATGGTTCCTGCCAACAATTTTGATATAATCCACGACAACAATAACTCCACTCAGCCATACACGAATGCTTGTGTTGTTTTAGCAATTTATGTAATGTATTTTTTGATAAATGTTTAAATTCGTAATCTCGATTAAAATCTTTTGAATACTGATCTTTTGCATGTAAAAGTAATTTATACCTATCTTTTTTCTTCATATTATTTCTCCACTTGAAATCACGGTTTCATATTTTAAACTTACGAACACTATTTAGGAACTTTTCTGCAAAGCGCCTCTCCTATTCGAATTTAATACTATATTTTTCACGTCTACCTACATTTAAAATATGCTGATCGCATAATTCATGTACTGCCTCATCTAATTTTTCAATATTTTCAGGATTACAAATATATTGTAATGATAAAAGGAAGCCCGATTTCCTGAGTAACACATATTTATCATCTATTTCATCCCATATTCCAACATAATCTTCTGTTTCAAAACTCGATACATCAGTAATATCCATACCATTTTCCGTAGTTAATTTTCTTATAACTCTTTCCATTTATTTATCTCTCCTCATATCTAAAGCTAAATGACGGCATCATTTGTAATTTAAATAAATTCTTTTCGTGCATCTGGTCAATTTTCTTCTTTAATTGTTTATCTTTAATTACACCTGTTCTAATATATTTATCAAGAACTTCATATGTAAATCCTAAGTTATCTTCATCTGTTTTATCACAAAGACCATCAGAGGGAATTTTCTCAATAAACTCTTTTGGAAGCCCAAGTGCATATCCGACTTCTTTAACTTCTGTAACAGTCAGATTAGACAATGGGCTGAAATCACCAACACTATCTCCCCATCTCGTACTATATCCAATCCAATCTTCAGATAAATTACATGTATTCGCAACTCTTCCATTTACAGTCTGAGACACGGCATATAATGTAGCCATTCTAACTCGCGCTGGTAGATTGATAGAAGACTGTTTGCTCCAGTGATCATTTAATTCGGGCTTCACTTCATGCTTAATATCACGCACTGCATTAAAAATATTTACTTCAATACTTTCAATTCCGAGATGACTAACAACTTTCTTCGCGACGTCAATATCCTTTTGTTCCCCGTTTGGCATAAGAACACCCAATACTCTTTCTTTTCCTAGAGCTTCAACGCAGAGTGCAGCAACAATCGTCGAATCCTTCCCTCCTGAAATACCAACAACTGCTTTACAACCACACCCGTTCTCTTTAAAGAACTTCTGGATCCATTCAATAATTTCAGTTTTAATTTCATTTGCATTAAAATTCATTTCAATCTCGCCTCTCTTTTCCTAATCTCCATAATTCCACATCACAGTTTGAAAAAATTTCTTCAATCATTTTATAAACCTCATCCCAATTTGCGCCACCACGACAGCATCCAATTTTATATGGCATTGCAATTTTATTTCCATAATGACCATTCTTTAGGAATGTCAAAGTCCTCAATGATTGCATGCACTTCCTTAATGCATTAATATTTGTGTACTGTTTACCATCATATCCATAATTGTTTTGGGCGAACATGTTACATATAAATTGTTCGCTCTGAGGAATTATAATGCTACCAGTGTTATAACCATTCCATCTGCTATTAATAGGAACAACTTGAATTTTTCCAATCATCTCTTCTGAACATACTTTTATGTACTCATTATATACATTTGGATATTTCTTCTTAATCTGAAGTGCAACTCCTGATCCCATTTTCTTTTGACAGTTCACTTGGTGTGCGATGATTCTAGCGTCTGATTGAAATAAATCCCCATCAATAATTTTTATAGGCATTAAAATTCACCTCCATGCAGCCTATCTCTGATTTCTTTTAACGATTGTTCTTTCAATAATTCTCCGTTTTTAAATACTGGAATTAATATATTTCCGCGTTTTTCATAATCAGTAGCCTGTTTCCATGTAAGCTCGTCCTCATAATAAATGCTTCCATCGCATCGGGTATATACTCTACAACATCCTTTCTGAGATTTCTTAAATCCTCCATCTTTTGGATTTTTAAAAATTGGGAATGGCTTGCCGTCAATTTCACAATATGTTGCTTTAATACATGAACTGAAAGTATCTCTTGTAAATGGTTTTAAAAATCCGTCTTCTTCAATACACTGAAACGAAAACGAACCAACCCCCAGTGCCACATTAGAGCATGAAAATCCGTTTTCCATAAGAATTTTGTAAACTTCTTCGCACCTCTGTACTGTAATTGAATCGCCGTAAATTGCTTTTACATGATGATCTAATACTTTGTAGCCTTTGCTATTGATTGTTCCTCCGAATTCATCCCATAATTTAAATACCGTTTTTGTTACAACTTCTACGCAATCTCCAGAATCTCCTCGCATTAACATACAGCCATTATGATTCATAATCTCAGTTTTTAACTGAGGAAGAATATTATCGATAACATTCCAATAATCATAAGAGTCAAGAACTGCTGAAAAACTTGTGTTTGGATAGATTTCAGTAAGCAATCTTCTTAATAATGTAATCTCGTCTCCATCAACCGCATAATTACTGCACATTACAGAATGCTCTGTGCTAGGACTTCCATACGCAACATCCTCTTTTGTACAATCACAAAAATAATTCTTTTCAAGATAAGGAATAGTTGGTACAGTAGCAGTATTAAGAAATGATAAACACCATCCTGCTCCAGCTTTTACTGCTGATTGCAAGCATTCCTCTCCTCTAAAATCAAATGCACCAAGAGCCTTCGATTTCGGAATACTATCATCACATGTTAAATCGTAATAATAATTGACAATGTCACGATATGTCTTTCCAACTGTCGCAGCTAACATTGGATGCCACATTTCTGCCGAAATTAGACTTTCGAGTGCCTGTGGAAGCCATGCAAAATCTTTATGTGTATTAGTAATGCCAAACATCGGAACATGCATCGGAACAATCGCACCTTCTGGTAATGCTACAATTTCAATTGGTAAATATCCTAATTTATGTAGATTCTCAATTTTGTCAATTTTATATGTATCTTTTCCAAGTGATGCATCCATGATTCTTTTATATTCATAAATAATTTCTTCAAAAGGCTTATCAAAGAATTCTTCATTAAAATAATCAATCAGATATGTTTTAATGAAGCCCTGCAATCCAAACATTACTACCTTATCCCACCGCTTTACGCGACTCATTCTAGGTGTAAAATAAGAAACTGATTTTGTAATATTTTTAGGTAGCATTTCTGCATGAACTGCTTTATAAAAATCAATTAATAACATAGGATTTGTTTTACTCTTCATATTCAAACACCTCTACTTTCTCATGTTCTTTAGTAAAAATACTATTTGTTGTAAACACTTTATCAATTAATCCACTACTTAATAATTCTCCTTCGAGGATTGTATTTTCACAATGAGACACATATAGATAAACCTCCTTTGCTCCCAATTCCTTTAACTTAATAGCCGAATGATAAAATGTCCCTCCACGACTTGAAATATCGTCTACAATTAAAATCTTTCTTCCTTTGATCAGATCTGTCATTCCTGAAATATCCAAACCTTTAATTTCTCCTGTCTTCCAATCACGTTTTTTTATACCAAAAGCATAGGGAAGATCAAACATTGTAGAATAACGTTTCATAGCTCCTTCATCCGGAAAGAACATTGTAAGATTATTTGTGCCACCGATGTATTTGCTTTCGATTGCTTCCCACACATACTTGTCCGGGCGCTTAATTACGATTTTATCAATAAGAGCTTCGCTTACAGATGAATGTGGATCTAATACTGTTACAGAATCAAAATTCAGCCAATTAATAACTTCTGAAAAATACTTTAATGTAAATACATCTCCTGTTGTTTTAACACGATCTTGACGACTGTTTGGAATATATGGCATATTCAAGTACAAATTTGTAATACCGTGAGAATTAAGATGTTTGACAATATAAATCAATGTCACCAATTCATCATTATTTTCAAACAACCATGTAATAGTTGCTTCTCTGTAATTTTTAAAATCATAAGGAATATCCTCTTTGAGCAAGAGAGTTCCATCTGGGAATTTCTTTGTATTTACTACTTCTCCATTAATTTTGATCATAAGTTTTCTCTCCAATCACATTAATTTGACAAGATTTCATTACTTCTAATGCTGCGTTATGCTTTTCAGGAGTAACACCTGCACAACACGACGCATCAACTGTGATTTTAGTTTCTGGAAATAAAGCCTTGATTAATAACGCATTTGATACCACACAAATATCAGTACATACTCCAATTAATTCTACTTCATCAAAATTAGACCCTCCTAACGTCTCCTTCCATTGATTCCAACCAAATGTATTTTTATCTACATAATGGCAATTAGGGGTTTCTAATCCTTCTAAAACATTCCACCCCACCGTACCATTAATACAATGTTCAACTGGTAAATTCTTTCCTTCTTGCGTATCTAAATAATTAGAATAATGAGTATCTCTTGTAAAAATAATTTCTTCGCCATTATTAAAATACTTTTCAATTTTTTTCTTTACACTCGGAACAATTTCTCTGGCTTCTTTTGTTCCAAGACTTCCAGCAACAAAATCATTTTGCATATCTACTACAACTAAAACTTTCATATGTTATTTCTCCTTTGAAATTCTTCTTTCATAACATTTACCTCACATCCCCTGTTGATAAGAACTAAGATGTATGTTATAATCATTTATGTAATCAAAAATAATGGTATCTAGGAAGCACCTTTATTTTTGTTCTGCACAGGCTATTGTCTGTGCTTTTTATATGATTCCGGAAGTGGCTGCCATGCTACAACATTAGTGAGATACACATCATCAGATACGCATTCATACCATTTCATTTCTTCTGAATAATATACATAGCCAATCATCATTTCATCGTATACGTTTTGTGCAATCACCTCTTTTTCCGGCAACCTCTCATCTACCGGGATCCAACCGTCATTGTCACTAGCCACTTTAGTTTTTCCACAAAACTCGAAGCATTCGTTAAACCAACTAATGACATTATTTAAATCGTACGATCCGTATCCGACATCATACTCGTCTTCCCCGGTTTCCTTATATTCAATCTCATAATATGACTTTTCATCAATTTTACGTGTTATTATCCTTGCTCTTGATACCTTTTTTCTCTTCTCCATGTGAGAACGTATGGTGTCAACTACATATTCCATTGCTCTTGCATATCCTTTTACTTCATCAAATTGCAAAGGATTTCCTCTTGCACATCTTCGCATTTCTTCATGTGCTAATTGTGATTCATTCTCTAACTCTTCCAAAATCTTCTTTAGCACGTTCATGTTATCCCTCTTTTCTTGATATCCTGTTAAATTCCTCTCTAAATCTTTCAACAACCCACGATTTTTCATAGTCATGTTCATCTGCAAATTCTTGAATATCTTGTATCACATGTTCTGCAAGGCTTTTCATTTCCTTTACAGCTTGGTTATAAATTGCATCACCCATCGCTCTACCTCCAACAACTCTGGATTATCAAAAATATTCCCAAAAGCCCTATAATCATGTCCACACAATGTTACACCATCACTTAGTCCAATTGGATACTTCGCTCCGTATTTAGGTTTAATCGGCTCTACCCCAAAATCTGCGAACTCATTTCTCCATACAACTTGATACAATTCGTATCCTTCTGTTCTCTTAAGACATTTTACAATATCATTCTCCCAAATCTTCTTACCGTTCTTGTCTGTAAGTCCTGTGTATTGGCAGAGAGTTTCTGGGTCAATTTTTATCCATCCCCATTCTTCATTCCTATTGATTTTAAACGGAACAAAGATTACATCGCTTGGTTTTATGTCTGTGCCAAGCCTTGTTTTAACATAATACCCTTCCACCCATTCTCCATTATCTATTCTCTTTGCTTTAAAAAGTATTTCTCTATTCATCTTTATTTTTCACCTCATAAAATCAATTTAAAAATTCAATTCCAATCCCATCCGTAATATAATAAGCTGTATCAATATCCATGTGTTCACTATATCCCGTAATTGTTCCGTTATCATACGCTTTTCTACGATTAAGGTATCTAAATAACGTCCTGCTGGGGTTGTGATCTTAATACGACATCCATCTTTAGTCTTGCGTTTGCTTGCAATTTTAATTAAAACTTCAACCATCTCCTCTGTCATTCTTCCACTCTCCTATTCCACATTCCCCTAGCCGTAGCTTCTAAAGCACAATTTCGTGTTGCAACTCCGCATTCCTCGCAGTACACGAAAGCTGATATAACTTCTTCTCCGAACCCATGATTAACTTTAAGACTTGCTTCTCCACCACAAAACGGGCATTTCTTTAGTTCTTCCATTCTTCCACCTTTCCGAATCTCTTGCGAGTGGCTTACAAAAACTCGTAAGAAAACTCGCAGGGAACCACAAGCTACTCAACCACTTCAACCATTGACTTAATCAATTCCGCTGTATTTTTAACCGCCTAATTTGGGACAAACACACTCCCATTGGTAATCTGTAAAATGAATTTCATAATCATGTATTACTTCCCCATCAATTATTTCAATTACCTGGTTAAATTCCATTCCTTGTTCAAAAGCATGAATCTTCATATCGACATGGTATTTTTTACATGTTCTTAAAAGTTCATCAGCGTTAATACCCCATGCAAATTTGGAATCAAATACTGCAGTGAGTCTTTCATCATCTTCGTATTCTGAAAGATATACTTCAACACCCTCAACGAATCCTCTTCTTGTTTCTTCAATCCAACAAGTTTCATTCGAATTAATATCTCCAAATTCATTTACTGTCAACTCAGATTTTGCATCACCGAATAAGTCAACAGGGTGCAACCCCTCAAGCACAAACCTCTTTATATTTTCTTTCGTTCCACGAACCTTTAAAGTTCCTTCACACCAATTCGGCATAATTCCTAACTCCTTTCAATGTTTATTTCGACTAATCAAGTCGTTGGCAACACTCTGGACATACATGGAGTCCTGTATAAGTTATGTTTTTGTCGCAAACTGGACAATGTTCTGTTCCATTAGCCCAAACATCCACTTTCTTCGGCAACTGCTTTTGCAGTGCTTCGATTGCGATATCTAATGATTCTCGCAACATATAATATCCGCTTGTAGGATAATTCGCTTTTATTACTTCTATCGCCTCTCTAATTTTTTTCTCGTCCATTTTCCATCACCAAAATCCTTTCATCAATCAGATGATTTATAATCCGCAACAATTCTTCCTGGGTTTTTAAATCATTTTCATATTCGATATCTTCATATCTGAAAAATTTATCAAATTTATAAAAACACATTCCTCCATAGCAACTACAACGTACATGAATTCTTCTGTTATAATATGGTTTATCATAAATGCCAATCCAAATATCGTTATCTGTTCCATATTTTACATCATCATCTGTCCCGATAATTCTATTTATACACCATGCATTTATTACATTATTCCTCCAAAATAGTGGTTCTTTAATTTTAGATTCATCACCAACTTTGAGTTTATTAATCTTTTTCATTGTGAGATTATATTTATTTTTTACTTTTGGACTTCTCATTTTTTACCACCTTCATACAATCTTTCGTATTTTCCAAAAACGCAAAACTATGTGAGAACTCAGGATATTTAATATGTTTCTTATTTCTAAAACACTTCATATTATTGCAATCTGACATGCAAAAAGTTATATCTTCACTAGCCATAATTAATTACCTCCATAAAATTACTCATTTCTATTTACCGGTTTTCCACTTAACAAGTTTCCATCTTTATCTCTGTCGTATTTCCACATCAAATAACTACACCAATTATCATTATCGAAGTCACTCATGTTGAAAAACGGATCTGGATTATCTATAACATATTGCTTGTCAAATCCTTTGATTTTCACATTCACATCATTTACAAAGACTCTTTTTGATAGTCTACAAAACCACTTCATAAATTCTTGAAATGTATCTTCAAATTCTCTGTCACGTAATGCAGCATCAACAACAAGAATATAATCATCTTGTGTATGTAACCAACCGCGCTTATAGCTTCTTCTTCCTCTTGAATCTCTTAAATTATTTGTTCTCTCGAAAAATTCATCACTACCGCTTGAACTATTATGTCCTCTTTTTTGAATCACATATACTTCCATATCTCTTTCTGATCCAGTTACAACCGGAAGATGATCAAGAACAGTCTCAAGAATATATCTTTTCTCGTGTTGTGTCCTTCCTGGAGGAGAAGCTACAATTGTTCCATGTACATAAGTCCAGCTACTCATTTTTTACACCTCTTTCATTTATATATTTTTGGATTGTAGATAAAGGATTCGAACCTTTACTTATGTGTCACGCTACATCGTGCTACCATTTACACTAATCTACAACTTTTAGTGAAAATGATTATATTGTTTGATATTCTATTTCTTCATATCTTTTTTTCTAAAAGGAAGCCCATATCCTCTACACCACTTTTTTACTGCATTATCGGTAACACCATACATTTCACCGATTTTAGTGAAGGGAATGTTATATATATTTTTTTCTAATTCTTCTTTAGAAGGAATATTTTTTCTCGTTTCTTTATTTCTGCATTCTATACACATTTTTGCTTTATAGGTTTTTAATCTTTTTTTACAGATAGGGCATATGTCATACCCGCTTGGAATTATTGTTATACTCCCCACATCTTCGATATTATTATCTATATCTTCCTTTGTTCTATTGTTATAAAAATATCTAAACCTTTTTTGTTTTGACTTATAAGCGCCATCTTCTTGTTTTATTATTTCACAGCCACCATGACAAGCAATATGATCATTATTGGTGGAAAATACCATTAAATTATCTTCTGAATTATTTGTTCTATTTCCGTCTATGTGATGTACACATTCACCATCTTTGAGTTCTCTTCCTAACATTTTTTCTGCTACTAAAATATGTTCATATACGCTCCCGTTATCCTTAAACGCCCTTTTGTGTTCCGGCATGTAAACAGCAATATATCCACATAGATATGTTTTCCCAGAATTTTTAAACCCTTTAACTGGAACAATATTTTCTCTTCTGTTATTTGAATTGTTGTTATCAATATGTTTATAAGCACCATTTCCAAACAAAAGTTTTTGCATTGAAATATTCTTGCCATCAATTTTTGTTATAACATTTTTGGAACTATCTAATACCCAATAATATTTAGACACTAATTCATAATCTTCCTTATCAAAATAAAATTCATTATATCGCTTTGTAATTCCTTTATAATATTCTCCGCAATCCACATATGTATTATGTTTTTCTCCTATAAAAGCACCCTCTCCCATGTTGCAAATTTATTTAATACCATTGCGCCAATGATCCTTATTTGTGCTACCGTAGCAGCACATTTATTTAATTGAAACTTCTGTAAAAGCCACCTGTTTTATCAATGCTTCTACAAACCATAGATTCAATTTCTCGTTTCATTTCTTCTCCACATTCCGGACACATATGTCCTTCTCCAACGTATTCCTTCATAGACATGGTAATAATTTCTTTGTGTCCGCATTTCGGACAATAAAATGGATAATTCATACTGTTTATTTCTCCTTTTCACTCTCAAATTCTTTTAATTGTTTAAAAAGATTATCTAAATCTTTATGACCATCTAATATATCATCAATTTTCTTTTCTATTCTGTATTTAATTTTTTCAATATTCTTGGCGCGCTCTTCCTCTACCCTATTCATGTACGCATCCATATTTACAACACCAAGCACCTGCGCTGTAGGTCTTTTACCGTATTCTTCCAACGACAAAATCTCTTTCACTTTTCCCAATACTCGTCTATCTTTACTTCTTGCATTAACAACTACAAGTGTATTTTCCAAGTTTGCACTTCTAAGTAATTCATATTCTTCCTTATACAATGCAAAACCATAATCTTTATCGTTCCAATCTTCTAACAAGTTTACAATCGCTACTAAATCATATCCTGTCATTGTTTATTTCTCCTTTTAATTTAATAATGCTTTATCAATAATTTGGAAATTAGCTCTATGTATGTATAATGCTTTTCCATCAATCATTAACTTTGTCATTTTAGGCAAATCATCTGGGATTTCCCAATATACTTCTTCTCCTGAGTATGCTGTAATAGGTTGTCCGAGCTGCGACTTAATAACGACCACTCGCGACTTTCCAAACATATTCTTATATTTATTTACGAATTCGGCTACGATTGTGTTATCAGACAACGATCCGTCTGTCATACTTTTAATTTTATCTTCTGTAAAATCAACTTCACTGTTTAATCCATCTTGCACAAAAACGCATGTATCTCCACAGCTTTCAATTTCCTTTCCGTCAATTGTAATTGTAATTACAGATGATAAATCATAGTTAGTGGTTTCTGATCCGTCTTCATTGTAGCTTTTTGATTTAATTTTATTGCCGGATATATTAATCTTGTCTCCTGACGTTTCCATCACCTTTGCGCCATAATTATCATATGTATTAACGTGATAACTATTTCCAACCAAAGCACCTTTAATATTGTTGATCTCTGATTCCAACATAGAACAACCTGTACTTACACATAACACTCCTGTTAAAACTAACATTACAATGGTTTTCTTAATTTTTTTCATGATACTTTTCTCCTCGTATTATATAGTTTCTGATCCCTCTAATAATTTTGCATTATTTAAATATCTATATATTGTACGCCTATTCACATCATATTCTTTTGCCAACTTAGTAGCTCCTAATCTGTTAAACTTTTCAGTAAATTCTTCTAAAGGCATACTTTCTAATATTTTTGTTCCATCTTTCTTTTTCCTTCCAGCATTTCTTGTTTGATGTTCTGTAACTTGTTTTACTCTGTACCCATCAACGTCGATATTTAATGTGTTATACCCATCAATCTCTTTCTTCAACTGAAAATTAACTCCTAATTTTTTCAGCAAATCATTTAAGTTTTCTATATTATTTTCAAATTTATCTTTATTACAGTTTTCCAAAAAGAATTTATGTGTAAATATAAACCCATCAGATGAACGATTTTCTTCATAAAGTTTAAATTCATTCTTATCGTCATTGATATCTGATACATGGCGTAAATCATTCGCGATATCTTCTTCTAAGGTTATTCTTATAGCATTTCCTTCTATCTTTTTATCATAATAGTTTACATCAACTATGCCTTTTAAAAATCCAAGATGATTACAGACTCTATGACCAAAACGTTCAAACATAATAATTACATCATCGCACAATACTTTGTCGTGTTTTTGGTAAAACTCCTTTAATTGATAATAAAATTCAGAATTAATTGCTACACCAATTTCTTCTCCTTTAAACATTTCTATTATTGCTACTTTGCCAAATTCATTTCTGTCATATCGATTATTTATCTCTAATTCGTTTTCACTAAACCAAAATATTTCTTTATTTTTATTATGCTCAATTAAAACACCTATCTTATTAGATCCATTCTTTGCTTGAAAACAACTCCACTTTTCCCAATAACACCTTTTTGTATGTAAGTTTTTGTTTCTGTGGACAATACTTTTACAGATTTTCCAATATATTCATTTAATCTTCTCATATTCTGCTTAATCACTTTCTATTTGCTTTAATTCAATTTTTGTTATATACTGTTTTACGACAACCGTCACTTATATAGAAAAATCACTCTAATTAATATTCATGCGATATATTTTCGTCTGCATGAAACCAGGAGGTGATTTTATGCTGAATCATAATATGGTTCATGTCGATGCTTATTGGCGGTTCCGGATGCAAAAGTGGGAATACGTCCATGAGCATTATCGCCATTATCCTAAGAGATAATTGACGAAGTGGCGGTTGTCGCATTACAATTCATTTCTTGTAATGATTGTCCGTGAAGGACTTCCATCTCAGTATTTTTTACACACAATATATAGTATTTGCATTCATTAAAAGCCACTATATATTGTGTTTATTTCCGAATGAAATCGACATTTCAACCCAACTACAAAAACGTTATCAACAAGATACACAGATTTAAGATTCTGTGATAAAAAACGGACGAATCCCAAGATCATCCCAGTAGCAACCGTCGTAATCCACGCCCCCATCGCCGTCAACAACCTGAACATAGGAAGAATTATTTCTTGATGCTGTCTGGTTTGGTGTTGACAACCAATATGAACAATCAATCAACGGTAATCTATTTCCGCATTTCCTAAATAAATCAAAATTCGGAATAGATAATACATCGTCTTTAACAGAACCATAATCATCAAATCCATCCATGCTAAGTAAGTTATTTTCAAACGAAACAATACTATTTCCATATTTATCTTTAATATCTTTTGTAAGTTTGCACCCTTCAAGATATTTTCTTACTGAAGATTCTGTATAGTTATTATTTCTACCAAAATTCATACGCGCAAGAATTCCATACATAAAATGATATTTCTTTCCATCCATTTCGATGTTCGTCCAATAATAGCCAAATTCCTCTGTAAAATTTTTATCCATAAAATCCTTAACACTATCTCTAAATTCTTGTTCATATCTTTCCGAATCGTTACTATACCATTCTGGTACAATATCCTGATCAGCTCTGTACGTCCATTTAGAAATATCTGAAATAATAATACCTTTATTTGGCGGCATTAATTCTGCTCTAACAAACTTTTTAGTAGCATTAAATTCACTATCTTCTACTCCCAAACTTTCAAGTAAATTTGAATGACTTTCATTTCCTAAAGGTGCTAATACCACTCTGTTTTTAAAAATAATCCCACTTTTGAATTCACACATACTATTTTCTCCTTTATTTATTTTTCTTCTTTCATATGTACCTGCACATCAATTTCTTCACCATTTCTTCCATCATTAATCATTTCGATTTCACCTTTATACTCAAAAATACATCGCCCATTTTTTGTCACGAGTATTCTACCTTCTGTACACGGTTCCGGTATTTCGACAATAATTGGTTTTGGTTCAATATACTCTTTCTTCTCATATCCACATGATGCCAATACACATATAGAAATAGCTCCACCGATTAATAAAGCACCTTCTATTCCAATACCATGTTTTTCTCTTTTATACTTATGTTCTTTCTTACTCACACATATCACCTCCTAACTTGCCAGTTGGTATTTATTTCTGATAAATTCATTAAGATCATTAATCATATATGTATAATTCTTTTTTTGATTTTCAATATATGTAGAATTTCTATCAAAGAAGCTCACCATCCACGCAGGAACTTCTTCATCAAGCTCATTTTCAACACTATATGCAATTGCAGCAAGTAATGATTTCATGTTACCTTCATCAAGAAGTTTTGATGAGTTATCTACTTCCACAGACCAATCTTCAAGCAACGATTTGTAAAATTCAATATCATCTTCGATAACATCTTCTTTTACATTCTCTTTGATAAAATCAATGATAGTTTGTTTTGGATCATACTCATCCAACACATCAAATATTTTTTCATTTGTATTATGTAAAAACTCATCCATAAGAGAAACTAATATGTCTATTTTCCCTTTTAGTGTTGCCCTGTCTTTAGTATTTCGATGTTCATTTAATTCATCAAAAGAAATATTGTTTATCTTTTTTGAATGTAATACTTTTTTAAACTCCTTAATAAACTCTAAAAAATCACTATCATCTAATCCATATTCCGTAAACTTTTTAAATACAGAAACCCAAACGGCTACATTTTTAGGAACAAACACATCTGTAAAATTATCTTTGCAAATATTTTCAATCCTACTTAAATACTGGTCAATTGCTTCAAAATGTTCTTCTGTTGCTTTTTCATTTAAAAATTTACTCATGTCTTTTGCAGCTTTTTTCCAGTTGTTAAAGAAAAATGTTGTCATTACAGATTCACATACCAACCTCTCATAAGTTCCTTTAGACCGCTCGCTACCAGAGCAGCTTATACAATTTTTAAAAAATTTATTCTCAGAAATAGTCCTGATTTTCCGTGCATATAAATCAATATAAGTAAATGCCTTCTGAGACTGATTCATCCCTCTATGGTTATTATACCTTCTCACTAGGCGACTAATTTGTGCCATCGTACAATGCTGGTGTATAGTAATATCAATTTGGTAATCATCAAACATTTTCTTTAGTTCAGGTGGCAACATCTCGTATGTTTTCCTTCTTAGGTCGTATTCAATTGACTCCCAAATAACCTTTCCATTTTCATCTTTACAAATATTATTATTTTCATCCTTCATTTTTCTTTGATATTGAATAAAAGGTTCTTCCAAAGAAGGTGTTATTTTATAATTTCCATATCTAAATTTAATCAGAGCGGAACTTCTTTGCATTCCATCTACAATATATTGCTGAACGACATCTTCTTCTAAATCTTCTTCGCCCAAGATAATTGGCGGAATATAATCATCTGTTAGCACGGTTTTAATGAGTTCGTTCACCATCACATTTTCCCAGCAAAACATCCTTTGCACGTCTTGATTATCACTAATATCCTCTTCTACGATTTTTTCTAAATATGATTCTAAAGACAACGTTCTCTTTCTGATTTTCTTTGCCATGATTACATTCCTCCATTTAATTATTCTCGTAATAATACTTTTACATTTTCATATAGTTTCATCGTGTCTAAAATTTTATCTTTGTACTCTTCCCTAGAAATATGTAATTCTGATAAAATTTCACTTTCTGTATATCCGGCACACATAAGGTCTACAACCAATTGTTGACTATAAGATAATTTACTTTTATAAAGCTCTACTCTATCTGTGGTTGGATATAATTTATTCATTATTTCTCTCTCTAAATTATAATTAGAGGAAATAATCTCTTCCAAAATACAATCCTCTTCCGGATCAACTTTCATATGTATAGAAACATTCGGAATAATCGTAGGGTTTCCCTTTTCATCTTTTATGATATTCCCACTAAAATCTCTTTTTAAATTGCATCTCTTAAATCGAAAATTATCTCTAAACCATGTCCCAGTTCTCCGTCTTAGATTTCCATAAAAATAAGTATTAAACTTACATTCTTTGGAATCATTATAGGAATTGATACTCTCAAGAAAAATATCAACAGCACGATCATAAAAGCTCTCCCAATGTTCTTTTGGAATATTTCTGGCTTTTAAAATCTTGTCACATATCTTTCTAAGTTTCCTCATATTGTTACCACAGTATTCATTTGCGATTTGATTTTTCCATTCTTCTTTACCCATTTCTCATCCCTTCTTTTCTTAATCTTCTATTCCATCAAACGGATTATCTTCTTCTATGATTCTCATAGTAAAATGTCTCGTACTTAACATCTCAAAAGTTTTTTCAATATTTTTTAGATTAATTGATCCTTTTGTGTTTGTTATGATTGACTGGACTACAAGAAGCTCGTCTTTAATTTTTCGCCGTTTTTGTAAGACCACTTTGACCTTTTTATATTCTTTATATCCATCAGATCCACTCTTCCACTTTTCAAGTTCTATTTCGTGCATAGCGTTAGACAATTCTTTGTCTACGTTAGATAATTTTTTATGTAATTCACTTCTTCTTTTCCTGGATTCACTAAATAGAACATCGCATGATTTTGATAATTCCATCCATTTGGTTACTTCTTTACACGGTTCATAATCTTCACCATATAATACTGTTTTTTCACCTTTACAATTATCAGTTTTGTGATTGTTACATTCATTTTTTGTAACTTTTTTACTTCCTCCCGGAGAAACACATCTAATTTTAAAATGAAAGTTTTTTAGAACGCTTGGAAGGTTGTTTAATATATTTTCTGCCTTCTCTTTGCTAAAAGAATGTGCTTCTTTTTTACCACATGTGACAGGTCTTCCTTTTTCGTCTAAACATATGGAGATTTTGCCATTTGTAATTATGTATTCCACTCTTTCACCACCTTTAACATAATTCTAAAAGCAATATTCCCTCATTTTTATTCTTTTCACATAAAAAAGAGTGCAAAAATAACGCCTTTCAACTAAACGTCAAAAGAATAAAATATTAACTTTTCCTTATTTAATTGTAAAATTTGGAAATTAATGGCAGAAATGCTTGACACTAAAAATTAAATATGTAAGAATACAAGTGTATAGCATTTATGCTATCGTTGTCTTAAGAGGATTTACTTAGGAGGTGCGCCAACACCTATGATCAAGTAGATCCTCTTTTTTACTGGTAAATTTTACAATATGAATAATATCACAAACATATGTTCTTGTCAACCCATTTCAGAACAGATGTTCGATTTTCTTTCTTGGTCATGCACTAATATTGTGCTCATAGTCCCTTTTGGTTTTATGTTTATTAAATCAATTTGCTTTGCTGAAAACACTCTCAATTGGTTTATAAAATCATCGTAGATTTTTGCAATTGTTTCTGCATGTTCAATTAATTCCTTGCATTCTTGAAATGTTTTTCTCTCAAAATTTACAACTTCATTTTCATTTTTTTCAAGATCCTGTTCTGCTACTAAAACCTTTTTACCTTTACAGTATTTAACTGCTTCCTCAATAGTCATTTCTACATATCTCATGCTACATCTTCTCCCCACATTAAATTCGCATTATATACTCTCTTAATTTCTCTTTTGTCATCAATAGAATCTAATTTTCCGAGGTATTTTATAATCCTAAGTTCAGATACTTGTCTTAAACATTCTCCTAAAACTATAGAATCTTTTACCAAACCCGTACCTCTTCCTCTTTTAATCAGAGTATGCGTAGGTTGGTTTGGATTTTTTAATTTTGTGCTACATGGCATAACTAATGTAGTTGCTGCAAAGTTATTCCCTATATCATTCTGAATTACAATAGCTGGTCGCTTTCCACCTTGCTCATGCCCAATTGGGTTATCACCGAAATCGACCATAACAATATCAAATTGTTTTACATTCATTACGCATCCTCCTTTCTTTGAATCTATGTAGTTCTCTCTTCCTTTGATGTTTTTATTATATCAGATATAAATTTATAATGCAAGATATATCTTGTTTTATTCACTTAAAATTGTTCACAAAATCATCACATATATATTGTTAAATTTATACAAAACTGATATAATCCAGTTATAACTTATAAAAGTGAGGTGTTTACATGCTATATTCAAATACACAGGATCTACTTACAGAGATTAGAAAAAAAATGTTAGACGAAAAAATAAATATCAAAGAACTTGCTAACAGAATGAATAAATCCCCTAGTGCCGTAAGTATGGCTTTAAAACAAAAAAATATTTCAATCGAATCACTAAATGACATCTGTCAAGCTATGAACTTGAATATAGATATAAACTTTATCAAAAAAGACGATACCAATTAAGTATCGTCTTACATATTATATATTCACTAATAATCTTTGACTTGCATCGACTGTTTTGCTCTTCTTGCAGCAATATCCCAACTCACTTCTACACCTGTGTCTATGCAATACCATAAATTATTTTTCTTATCTTCTTCTAACACAGTCCAGCACCACAATTTTGATTTGTCTGGATGTGGGCTAAGAATTATCCTTCTTTTGTTATTCATCTAAACCACTCTCGTTCCATTGTTTATATTCGCCTAGTCTCCGTATATAATTATCAAATTCAGGAACAGTAAAATCCAATTCTGAATGCCTTATTGGGAATATAATGCCTTTGTTAATTAACTGCGCTCTTGTAGGTGAAATTGTTTTTACTTTTTTGCCCAAGTTTTTTGCTACATTTGAAATTGTACATGGAAGTTCACCACATTTTACCATTGCAAATATAAATCTTTTTTCTCCATCAGAACATCTTTCGTATCTAACTTTAAAAAATCCAACGTCCAATATTTTTAAAAATTCATTCATGCAATTTTCAATATGTGATTTTTGAATCGTTTTTTCATTTGTATTATTATATACAACCTGACAAAGCTGCTGTATAAAAAACGGGTATCCTTTTGTTACATCAACAATCTTGTCAATCGCATCTTTAGAATATTCAACAGAAAATTTTTTCGCTGGTTCTTCAATCGCCTTACATGACTGTTCATATGTTAATGAACCTATTTCTTTATATACAAATAGTCTTTCCGAATATGATTTTTCTTCAGACAACATTTTGTATATTTTAGGTAAACCTGCGCCAACAATCATTACTGGATAACCAAGTTGATTTGTACGATGCAACGCTGCAATCAGCGATCCTAATTCTTTCTGTTTCATGTATTGAATCTCATCAATAAAAAAACATATAGGTATTTCTGTTTTATATGCTATTTCTCCGATATTTACAAACACTTCTGTCAAACTTTGTGTCAAACTATTTGATTTATACAGTTCTTTTTCTTGTAATGATAATGAAAATGTATTATCGTTTGCATCAAACGATACGACTAAAGATTTTATCGCATCTAATGGCTTTTGTATAAGATGCTTAAATTTTTCTTTTGCACTAACTTTTCTCAGAAATGCTTGTGAACAAGTAGCTATTTGAGAAATAAAATCATTTCTCTCTTCAACCTCAATATGTCTGCAAAATATATCTTTTTCTTCCGCAATACCTTGTAACTTATTAATAAGAACAGTTTTCCCAACTCCACGCAAACCGCTAAAAACAATAGATGGCGTTGGTATATTCATAGATAATGCATTAAACATTTCTTCTACACTCTCTATGTCTTCATCTCTTCCAGCAATATACATTGGCATCAATCCAGCTCCAGGTCTATATGGATTTATTTTGAACATAAAATCACCTCCCACCATATTATCACATGTATTTACGTCATAGTCAATATAATTACGTTAAATTACGTTCTCAAAAACGCTAGACTTTGTGCCGAAAAAATGAAAGTTAAATTTTATTCTCTCATTTTACCCCTTAAAGCACTTAAAAGATTAGGTGCAACCGGTATCAAATGTGGATTATCAATTCTGTTTCTTATTCCTTGAATACTATCGTACCAATAATCACATTCAAGATATGTCATATATCTACCATCTATGCAATAAATTCTAGTCCCTTTATATTCTTCTACAAAATATTGTTCCTCATTCTTTCGCTTACATTCTTCAGAACACACTGGTTTATTTACCTTGCGATTTACAGTTCTGATATTACCATCTGCGTCTCTAAAATTGAACTCGCCAAATAATGTTGTTCTCGGAGACATTGCAAACTCTTTAATTCCAAAATGTTCAGGTTACTTACCACAAATAGGACATTCCCATTTATACATTGTATCACTCCAATCTCGCAATCTCTACACATTACTAATAAGTATTCCTCTTTCGTATTCTTTACAAGAATCATCTTTAGGAATGTTTGCTCCTACTATTTCATTTACATCATATACATTACGGTTTCCTATACACTCAAAAATTACTCTTTGAGATTTGTCTTCTATTTGATTCAATTCATTTATCAATTCCTGAACTGTCATATTATCACTCCAATCCCAAAATCTCTTTACTATCCATCTGTTCCAGTTTACTAATCTTCTGACTTCTTACATATTCAGCAACGAAATCAAGAATATCTTCGCCTAAAACACTCAACTCCAACTCATAATCTTTATGTTGAATAATAATATTTCCAGACATATCACTGTTGTAGTGTATTCTTGTTTTCTTTCCGTTGAATGTATGCATATTCATTCCTCCATTTTCCTGTTAAAACTTAGAATTTATTCAGCATATTCGCATTAATTTAATATTTCTTCCCTGTCGAAATCAAGATCTTCTGCGGTGTCGCAACTGATTATTCCACCCTGGCTATCCATGCTGTCCATATCTATTATACATTTTTCACAATATGCGTATGGACTATTACGTTTAACCATAATCGTTATTCGTTTCCTTATATAAAATCACCAACATCTATTTGTCCTGAATTATATTTTCTAATCCTTTCCTTAAATTCTTCTTGATGTTCTTCAAAATATTTTCTTTGTTCCTCAATTGTTAAATTTCTACAATCTGATTTAGATTTACAGTAATTACAAAATTCACCTTTTAGACCATTATTAAAACAATACAATGTTCCTGGTTCAAATCCGGTTGTAGTGTTATATTTTACTTTATCTATAACCACAATTCCACCTCCAGTTTTCGGAATAAACCTATAGTTATCTATCACATTCACTGTTAATTACTTCATCGTTTATAATTACCTCTTCGTATTGTAACCGAGATCCTTTCACCAAACATTTCAAAGAACAGTACAATCCATAATATCCAGTTCTTTTATATGCTTTATCTCCATGCCTGATTTCCCCATCACACCACGCACATGCCATGTGTTTTTGATTTTCGTCCATATACGCTCCTATGCTTCATTCTATTCTAATATCAATTACATTCCCTTGAATCTCATCATATAATCGACTAGACACATCATATAAATCATCAAACAGATAATCAAATAAATCACATTGAAATCCTTCGTATGTATCATTGATGTAATATGTATTATCTAAATCTGTATCTATAGCAATAACAATACTATCAAATCCTATTTCTGTTGCATCTTGATATACAGACTTAATTTCTTCAATAAAAACATCTAAATCCATCTTTTTCACCTTTCTTTAAAATCACATATTAACCGGCAAATAATGTCCTTCAATATGATAATCGCAATTCTCCAAAATTAATGATGTATGTTCTTGTACCCAACTATTAAGCTCTTCTGGTGAATCAAAATTTATAGCTACATTAAGATCACAACATAATGGTAATTCACCATCAGGAGTTTCTTCAAATTCAACTATGTTATAGGGAAAGTCATTACTATTTAATACTATAAAATATTTCCACCTACGATCCATATATTCTCCTTTGAAATTAATCTTTTATTCAATCTCGCTTTCAAGGAATTCTATCATCCCATATATGGTTATATCTTTAATTCTCCCATTTTCTAAGATTGCTTCATCCGGACAATTCTCTTTGCAAAACAGCGACGCAGCAATGCGAAATCCGTCTAAAAAGCCTGCCAGTTCTGACGAATCACTTATATTATTTACAATAGTTTTAAATTTTTCAATTTGTTTCATTGTTATTCCTTCCTAAATCATCTTGCCTTATTTAATATTTTAATACATTCACCAACGATGCATTTTCCCTTCTCTTTTTATTACATATTATTGATACTTTCAATTTTATTTTGATATTCTTTTTTTAATTTTAAATAATTTTCAATTTCTTTCTTCTGATCATCTGTAATTGAAACCTTATTACCATTTGGGTAAATTGTATAACTGCCAGATCTGCCATATACTTTTTGATTCCATGTACACCCTTTTAAAACCTCTGGTACTGTAGGTTTCTCTATGGATTCTATTATATTTTTCTTTTCATTCCATTTCTTTTGTTTTTTTAATGCTATTTGATAATGGCATATCTCAAATAAATTTTTCTCAGTGACGATGTTATTTGCACCAATAGATTCAGCTTTTATAATCTCATCTTCCAACTCATTAAGTTTGATAACTTTGTTCCAACACATCATAGGTTTAGACAACAAATAGCTGTCATTTCCTGACTCTCTTTCGCTCCAACTATAGCCTCCTAATGACTTAATATTATCTTTAAACGGTTTTGTGTTTCCACTAAACCATACAGAAAGCAAGATGCTCCCATCTTCATTACTGATATAAGGGAGCACACAAGAGTTAAAATTAAATCCTTCTTTTTCAGCCTCTTCTTGCATTTTCTTTTTATAACATTCCTTGCATAGTCCTTCGGATTTAAAATAGTCTATTTTTCTATCTCTTTCTTTTGTAGCCCCAAATAACTCTATTCGTTCTTCATGACCGCAACTCATCGTTATTGTATATTTCATGGAAACACATCCTTTTCTTTTAATTTATTTTACAATAGTCTAAACTCATTTTTACAATTTGTTTTGTATCATATCTGTTAAAAATATCAGATAATTTCATTATATACTGTGTTTTATCAAACTCTTTCATCTTTATTTCCATAGCTGAACCAAACAATTTTCTTGTAAATCTTTCGGACAATCCCAAAAGTCTCATGTGCTTGATTTCTCCTGTCGCCGTATCCACTAAATATAGTGTCAATCCCAAACCTTCTCCTTCGTTTGGAATCTGATATTTTATAAGATTCTTACTTAAATGAGGTGTGTATGGTGCATCCATCCAATTCAGTTTTCCAATTTTAGTTGTAATCATAATAACATCATTCAATACTATGAAACGAATTTCAAATTTTTCCCCTGATTTAAATTGTTCAATTTCATTCTGTGTTGGAGTTTCAAAAAATACAAGCATTGTTGCCCCATCATCAGAAATGTCAAATTGCACACCTTCTTCATGATTTTTAAAGTTTTCTATACATTGTCCTACTTCATATTTGTACATAACTATACCTCTCTATTTGTTCAATTTTATTTTCTACCTAAATTGTATGCTTTTCACGACACTTTTTAATTCTTAAAGCATTTGGAGATTGTTCTTCATTATACAAAGGTCTCTTTCTCGGTATATATGCTTGTACAGTTTTTCTATTTAATTCTAGTTGTGTAGCAATTTTTTCAACACTCATTCCATTGTGATATTTATTTAATATTTCCGCATGCGTTTCTGATAGAATATAACCATGTGAAGAAAGAGTTTTAACAACTTTATTCCAAGAATATCCTGTTTCTGAAGACGTTTTCTTAATTGATCCAAATGCTTCGTATGCGTCTATAATCTTCTTTTCTGACCCTGTATATAATTCATTTTTATCCATAATTAAGCCCTATTTGCCTCTTTGATACTCTTATCGATCCTGAATCCGCAAATACAAAACAATGCCTCTTCTTTCAAGGAATACACTATATTCATTATCATCCACGTCACGAGCAAATCCAATAGGAAAACCGGTTCCGTAAAGAATTTTACCATCATCTCCTACAAGCTGATAGCAGTTTGAGCGCATAACGCACTTCCCATTTACAGGAAATTCATATTCTTTTCCAACTTCAATAATTTCATCATATTCTTTTGCTGATTTTTCATTTTGCAATTTATAAACAATAACTTTTTTATTCATAGCATTTATCTCCTTTCAAAATTTCAGTGACCTGCTGCACTGTAATGTCATACACTTTTGCAACTTTCTTTTTATCTTTGACTTTATGAAATTCATCTAATATATCTTTGTCTGTCCAGTTGTACTCTACTGGTTCATTCATGTAATTTTTCATATCGATTTAACTCCTTCAACAATTGTTATTTTAACATAAATCATAGCGCAAGTACAGCATTTGCAATTACAGACTCATCCATGTGTACATAATATCTGGCTGCGGTTTCAAGGTTTTTATGCCTTAGTTGCCTTTGAACAAGTACAATATCCTTTGTTTCCTGATACAACTTACTTCCAACCCAATGTCTAAGCATATGAGGATAAATTGTTTCATCAGAATACTTTCGAAAAAAACCTGTGATAGCACCTTTACTTAATCTATTATTCTCATTTGATAGAAACAGCGCTTCATTTTTGATTTCTCTTTCATTTACAAATAGACTTCTGATTTTTAAGTATTCTTCCATATTTATTCTTGCTTGTTCTGACATATAAACTTTATCATACTCCTGGATATTTCCCTTTCCTAAAACCATCATATATGGTCTATCTTCTTCATATAAACGTAAATCTGAAACATCCATATTAATTAATTCTTCTGATCGAATCCCGCTTCCTTTTATAAGCTGCACGATAGCAATATTTCTAATAATATTAAACTCATTCTTATTGCCAGTTGTGATGCTTATTAGAAACTTTTCCACTTCTTCATCTGTTGGAATTTCTACTTCTTTGAATTTTTTCTCTGACTTATACAAATTACTTGGTATATGAGCAATAATATTCTCCTCTACACATTTGTTCTGTCTTAAATAATTCCAAAATGCACTAAATACGTTTTTCTTAGTATTAATTGAATCCAACGAATTGGCTCTACCTAATATGCCATTCTTCAACTCATTAAGATATTTAATCACATTATTACTCGTGATGTCGTTCATGTCTTTTACTGTTATGTCTGAAATACTGTCCTTCTTGATACATCCATTTGAAAGCATCCAATTTAACATGTCTCTAATATAAATCCAGTTAATCTTTTTTGTTGCTGATGACTTGTATCTATCAAAAAAGTCTGCGATAAAATCTGGAACATTTTTTAATTCCTCAGCTAATTTTTGTTCAATTTTTCTTTGCTTTTCAACTTTGTAACACATACTTATTCCCTCCTCTATAATACACCAAATGATTCTGCCAGATCCAATTTGTTACTCAAATACTCTAATGCATCCATTCTTTTCTTAAATTCTTCTGATTTTTCATTTTCAAAATGACTGATTTCCCATACCTCCCCATCGCCGGTTCTGTAATATTCTTGTCTTGTCGGTTTATTGTTCCTCGTCAAGTAAGTAAAAACACTTGGATAAATCAGTCTTTCATGTTCTCCAATGGTCAAATCTTCTCTTTTTATTTTTTTCATAACTATTCCCCCATTTCTGCATAAAAAATGACCAGGATATTATTCTCTGGTCTCTCAACTATAAACACTACAAAAGTCGCTATCAAAACGATAACGACTTCTAACTATTTACATTAAATATATACTTTTTAATTCACTCTCTGTAAAATACTTCCATATGCAACGATGATCTTCTTCTTTTATGGAAAATATATATGGAAATAGATCTCCAGTAAAAACAATTGGAACCAAGCCAAGTACAAACACCATATAATCTTTTCCATACTGGAATATTATATCTCCATCTTTATTCCTTATATTAGCAATACATTTAATCCATGTGTATTCTACATCTTGATCTGCTCGAATATTTACTTCCAACATACACATCCAATATAAACATTCTGCTCGAAAATCTTGCTTCTTGATATTGTCTGTGTATAAGATTATATCTTCAATTTGCTTGTCGTTGCATTTTTGAATTTCTTCTAAATTCATACGATGAAACTTCTCCATACGACCATCACCTCTTATCATGAGTATATCACACATCAAGAAATCATGGCAATTCGATTCATCACCGGGACAGCATTAAACAAATGACATTCTTTCAGATAATACTGTACGACACCTTTCTGAAACACATAGAAATTTCCTTTTCTTCCCACATAACTAACATAGTCCTTCATGTGACTTGTTACCTGAACAAAATACATGTTCCCAATAATAAAATTCTTCATATAAATTCCTTCTTTCTGATATATTTTCACCTATATATTCTCTCTTGTAATATAAAAGAGACTAAGCAAATTAATACTTAGTCTCCAAAAACACATTCATTATAAAATTATTTTTTGTATTTATTCAGATTTTTTCTAAAAACATAATCTGATCTTTGCTCCGGTGTAAGTGTGTTCTTGTAATGTTCCTCCGGTAAATTAGCTACCCAATTAAGTCCTTTGCAAAGTAAAAAAATTGCTGCAATAAATAAAGCTGCTCCCATGATATAATACCTCCTCTTTTTCTTTTCATATTATCATACTTCTACAATTTTCTCAATTAACTTTTCCATATACTACACCACTCCTCATTAAATGAAGAATGCCGTAATATGTCCTTCCCAACTCTTTTGCGACTTCTTTATAGGTTTTATCCGCTTTTAAAAGTAATTTAACTTTTCTCAAATCTTCATCTGTCCACTTTTCTCTTGTGTTACTATATTCATAAGACATTTTTTCTTGACGCACCCATTCAGGTTCTAATGCCAAGGTTCCACATTCATATTTAGACCAGTTTATTATATCTTTATGATTTTCCGTCCATTTCCAAAACTTCTTCAAGTCAATATCATAATGAATAACTCCGTTCAGATCTATACTATCATGTGGCATATCAAATTTCTCAATCCATCTTAAAACCACAGATATATCAGTATTAAAGCATTTCGCTAACTGTTTTGCTGAAAATATGTCATAGAATTTGTTAAGACCTAATTTCGCTGCCTTTTTCTTTACAGAACACACTGATCTTTTTAATCGTTTTGCTGTAACTTCCACCGGTTGATATAAGTACCTTGATTCCATATATTTCTCTTCTCGTTCTGTCCACTTTCTTCTATTTGCAGTGATACTTCTATTGGAATTTATGCCAATCCTACCTGCTTTTGCTTGAACAGATTCATAACTTCTTTTGAGTTTTTCTGCAATATCTTTTACAGGATATTGTCCATAATGTTCTTTTAAATACTCAACTTCCTTTTCTGTCCATTCTCTTCTCAAAATTTCACCACCTTACACAATCTCTCTAGGGATATAATCCGCAAGATAATCCTTCTGTCTATCGCCAAAACGAAGTTTCAAATCTCCAACACAATGAAATTTAATATTATTTTCTTCAAGAAAACCTTCAAAAATATCTCCAATAGATTCGCAGACGTCTTCACCTTCATTAAATTCTTTGGAAGCTTTCTTCGCAAACATTTCAACCTCTTGCTGTTTATCCAATGGAATCTGATATACTGAAGGTCTTACACCGTAGTATTCTTCATGTTCACAACTGTACGTTCCATCATAGTCTAATACAAATAATGTCCAAATCATAATACATAACTCCTTCCTTTTGAAAAAAAGATCCTGGATTTTTATTCTCCAGAATCTTCTTATTATATGTAATATTTTATTATTCTTTATATTCCCAATGTTTAATGTATTCTATTGCTTCATCAAAATACATCGGGTTCAAATCTTTATAACTACTACCGCAACTATACAAAGACTTCATGTTATTCCAAAGGTTAACAAAATAACTCTTTGACTTCTTCTTGTATTCGATGGAATGCGCTCCATTCAATAGATAATTAATTCTGTCTTTTGCTGCTTTATACATTTGCTGTTGTTGTTTAGTAGAAAGAGTCATATTGTCAACAACTCTCTCCAACATAGAATTTTGCTCTCCAATCATTTCCTCCATGTTATTGATCTGTGCATATACAATCTTCATATTACAGTTCATATCAGACAACATAGCTTCCATCTTATTTTCTGATGGTGCAATATACCTTCCTGTCTTTCTGATTGACGGAAGAACTTCTGATGTCACCCAAATTCTAAATGGCTTTGCAATAGATTTTCTACTGCGTAATACCAAAGTATAAAATCCACTTTCGCTGATGATATTAGTATTACCACCCTGTAAGCCTAAGTTTAACTTAGTCTTTTCAAAATCTTCCAGACCGTTCATAGCAATAGTTGGATTGCTATGTTCTAAAATTTTGCAAACATCCGCAGCCACAAACCACGGTTCTCCATCAAGAATAACCGTTCTAATAGTTCCAAAGTCATCATTTTGAAATAATTTCAATTCCGGTTTCTTTTCCATTACTTGATCCATAAATAATCATTTCCTTTCTTTAATTTCACACACCTCTACACAAAACAGCTTTTAGCGTGAGTCAGCTTGCCCTAGCATCGTTTCACCGTACCTATTCTGTAAAGGCTATTCAATTATCAATGTGCTTTACATAAGGAAATTTTTGATTGACTAAATCTAAAGAATTGGTATAATAGAAATTAGTCAAACACTACGTTTGGCGGTGTTGAGTAGCGGTTTTTATTCTTGGTCGGATGGAACCGCTATTCTTTTTTACTTTTCCCGTTGAATAATTTTATAACTTATCTTCTTTTCTATTTTGATTTCTCCATTTATAAACCCAGCCATTAAAGCCTCTATTACTTCATTTTGCTTATATCCCTGGTTTTTGCATTCAATTTTGAAATCGTTTTGAATTGATTCTTCAACAGGAGTTGCAAAAGTCTTCCTTGCCATTGGTTTATCTCCTTTACAATTACTATTATACCGCATTGTACTAATTTGTCAATTAGTTTTTAATTGTTTTTTAAATTATTTTGTGATCTATTCCACTATCTTTTCACAACTTTATCAGCATAACGATCAAAGAAGTCTTTTATAACATATCTATCAAGCTGCCAAAATTTCTTTTTTACTCTATTAAATGTTTCTTCCGTCATTAGATATAACCTATCTGTTATCTTCTGATTTCGTAAGGCAATCAGACAGTTTCCATATTGCGCTCTGTATCTTGGATAGCCTTTATCGTCTACTTCTTCTTTATCGCAAATATTACATGTATGTAATTTACCACTCTTACTATTTATGTAAAAAATATACGATATGTCTTTCAATTCGTCATACATATTGTCACACCTCTTCTCCTGTATTAAAAAAGCACTCAAAGGTATATTCTCTGAATGCATCAATTATTTTATATTGTTATTATTTGAAATGCGACTTTCATACTGATTATAAAGTTACAAATTTCTTATTATTTCACAAATTGAAATAATTTCTGTATCAGTATTACAATAAAACTTTCCCTGTTCAGCACCGTATTTGTTCAATATTTCCCAGTTAAAATATCCGTTATAATCACACATTGCAATAGAATATTTGCCTTTTTCTGGACAGTTTACATTTTCCACAATAGATGCAACCCATCCATTTGGAAATACAATGTTGCCTTCTCTTGTACATCTTGTTTCTCCGTAATCATTCTTCACTTCTTTAATTCCATATTTCTTCATATATGTACTAATATCCATATTAACTCTACCTCCATTCAACATTTCCATTTTAGTCTTATACATCTCTAAACTGATATTTCCGGCACATCGTTCACATAAATCAAAACCTAAATTGCGACAGTTAATATCCGTAAAAGGTTCTCCATAATTTAATTTCCCAAAACGATAATATTCTCTTTCAATTCCGAAAATGTCTTTCTTCTTTACTGTTGGAATCTCTTCTCAACAGCAATCACAAATAATTTTTTCTATTTTCATTACTTTAACTGTCCTTTAAAATTCTTTATGATACTTCACATAACTTCCAAACCACACCATTTGTGGTTCGGTGAATGTTCCGATATTCTGCATTACCTGTCCTCTATCAGCGAATCCATTAGATTCCATTTCTTTTTTATGTACTTTCTTTTCTTCTTCATTTTTATAATGATACTGCTGAATTTCTTCTATAAATTTATGTAGCATATTTCCGTCAGCATCATATCTATATGTTGAAGTTGTAACTTCCTTAACTAATAACATTTATTATTCCCTCCAATAAGAAATACGAGTTTCAACTTAATCTTCTAAAAATTTAAAACTAAACGGTTTTGAATGACTAATAAAAATTTTATCACCTATTTTGTATGAACTATTATAGCCTTCTTGCATATCTGTTATTCTAATTGTCCATCCTAAATCATCCACATTTTCAATGATTCCCCATTTTTTATATGAATCTCCGGGATACAACTGAATTTCTTTTCCAATGTAAATTTCTTTGTTGTATTTCATTTTAAAATCCCCCTCTATACAATCAACTCAATTATATACTGTTCAAATTCCTCGACATCTGCCTGAAATTCTAGTGCTTCTCTGATTATGTATAAAATATCATCGCATTCCTTTGTATCAGCATCCACTCCATAAATGAGACAATATGATGTAAATAATGCCCTTAACTGCTCTCTTACATTAAATTCGCTCCATAATGTATTTCTCGCAAAATCAATTATGTAATTTAAAAATTCTTCTTTAGTCATATCAACTTCCTCTATTCCATAAAGTTCCCTTCTATTATAAATAAATTCTCTTAATAAGTTTTCCGTCTGAAATTCTTTGATAAAACCATGCTCCATCAAAATAAATCATTTTATAAATTATTTCTCCCATATTTATCCCTTCATTCAATCAAATTCCCACTTTATTCTACAAAGTATTAGAATCATACATTCTGTACATCGCACCATGTTTTAAAAACATTCCGATATTTTCAATTTCTCTTATAGTTAATTCCTCTCCTTTGTGTCTATCGTCAAAATATACAAAACGCCTCCTTATGATCTCTGTTGACGGTAATGTAGTTTTCATAGTTATGACTCTTATTCCAATTTTTAGCTGCTTCAGAATATTTTCAGCTCCACCATACACAAAATAATTCTGTATTTTCTCTGTTGCATTATCTAAATGAGAATCAGTTAGTGCAACTCCATAAAATAATTTATCTGTCATTTCTCTATATTCAAAATAATTACATGTCATATTATTTCACCTCTTCCTGTCATGAAATCCTGATTTCAATTACTCAAAATCATCATCTACAATTTGTGCATCATCGAAATCTGACCAGTCAAAATCCCCGTCATCCATATCATTTATTAATTCAATTGCTTCACTTTCTGTATCAGCTTCTAAAACTGCATAACCATATTTAACTACCATAACTCTCATTTTTGCCATAATCATTTCCTCCCTTTTAACAAACCACAACAACCATTTTATTGTTTGGCAATTGATAAACAAACTGTGTTTCTGGATCCATTGCATATTCTTCAAACGATTCTATACTTGAAAGAATCTCTTCTGTATAATCATAATAATTATTTTCTCTTTCATACTCAAAGCATTCTTCCAAGTTATTCTCTCTATGCCAATGATTTTCCCATTCTCTTATATAATCATTTACATCATTTAGCGGTAACACTACTTTCCAATGATTAATCGGATTTTCCATTTTTATCTTATAAAATAAATGCGAAATATCTTTTGCTTCTGATTCTGTAAATGACAATACATCTGCAAATTGCATAATTTCTTCTTTATTTAATTTTTTCACTATCATTACCTCAGCTTAATTTTTCCATATTAGTTCTAATTTTTGCATATGTATCAATGATACATTGTAAGTATTCTTCCATGCGATACATATAGAAACAGTCTTCTCCAAATCCGGTTTCAATCATAACTATATTTCCGATATCGTCTTGCGTTAATGGATTAGACACACTTCCTTCAAGAATCATACCATATGCATTAATAACATTAATATCTTCCATATTTCTCGGTTTTAAAACTAAAACTTCTGATTCAGATGGAGATACAATAAAAGTATTACCACAATTTGTTTCAATTTGCGGAATTTTCCCAATCGCTGCTCGGATAGTAAATTCATAAGATTTTTCCCATCTCTCACAGTCTTCTTTTGTTTTAAAAATTTTTCCATCTACTGATTCATATGTAATAATTTCTTCTGTTCTCTGCACTTCTTTTCTAATTTCTTTCATTGTTTTTCCTCCTAATAAATCATTTTTACTGTTTCTCATCATTAATGCTTCTTAAAGTAATTCCAGTTTTCCACCACAATTACCACATGTAAATTCATTTGTGCGTTCAATCGATGTTTAATTCCTACTTCTTCTACTTCTTTTAAACAAGTATTTACATATGATTGTAAATCTCTCATAATTCTTTCCTCAAACTATCCAACAATCACATAATGTTCTTCAATATTTTTCCATTCTTCATGACTAGCTAACCACTCTTTTGACGTACAATATGGTGTAATATTCCTACAAGAATCAATAATTTGATATTCATAACCTTTGTTTTCTACTTCTCTCCACCATAAAGGAATATCATCATCATTTTTGTATGCAACATTAGATAAATTTTCCAATTCTTTTAACAATTCAACTGGTGCATTGGTTCTTATTACAATCAATTCTCCGTTCATTGATGCTCCATCTAATAACGTAATATATCTTGTATTACTCATATCATTCACCTCTTCTATACAACCTCTCTCGTAATATAGTCTGCTAAATAATCTACCTGACGTTCTCCAAAAGTTAGATCAATCTTTCCAACAACTTTAAAATCACAATTGTTATTTTCCATCCATTCTTCAAAACAATCCGCAATAGCCCATTCTTCAACATTCTTATTTGTATGAAAATCATTGTGTGCCATTCTTGCATAGTGTTCTACGTCTCTTTGTCTGTCCAATGGAATCAAATATACAAGTGGCTGTACTCCGTTTGAAAAATCATCTTCCATATCATATGTTCTATCAAGATCTAATACAAATAATGTCCATACCATTTAGAACACCTCCATACAAAAAATTTTCTATTCAACTTCAATGACTAACCAGCCCTCTCCATCTTCTTCGACAGAGTATATAAATTTAATTTCCATATCCATAAAATCTCCATAATGTTCTTGACTAAAATAGGTAGTACTGTGCAATGTTTTGTATATATCTAATTTGTAGTCGTATTGTCTAACTGTAACTTTTCCTTCAATTTCAATACTATTTTCTAATAGTTGTTTAATTGTCATATTTCTCTCCTATGAAAGCGTTCTTTCATTTACTAAATCTGTTTCTATTGCTTTCGCTAAGTCTTCAATATTATTATATTTTCCCTACCTACTGCATTCTTTTAACATATTATCTTTTGTCAACAAATAATCTACAATTTGATAATAAGCAAATTTTCCATTAACATTTACTTTACTAGGAATAATAATATGATAATATCCTTTAGTATTTATATAGAAGCAGAAGTTTCCTTCTGCTGGCTTATAATATTTGTTTGGGATATATGATTTCCTATCCCCCAAAATCTTTTTTCTTGTTTCTTCTGTTCTATAATCATAAGGCGATACCATAACCATTCCTCCATATAAAATTATCTTTTTATTCCTACAATCTGATAAATGTTTCTTCTGTTATGTTTCCAGTTAAGTCCAAACCAAATGAGACACTATCAATAATTTTCTTCTTTATACAATCATCTGTAATAATGTGCATTGCGTTTTTCTGTCCTTTTGTCATCTTGTAATACGGCAGCGTAAATTTAAACCTTTTAGGATAACTTTTGATTTTTTCTACTGCATCTTTATACTCTTTCGATTCTTTAAATTCTACTCTATTCATCTTCAATCCTCCCAACAAAATCATTCTTTAATCCACTTGTTTCTGTGGTAGTTCCCCCATACTTTTCTGTATTCCCATTCTGTAAGTATAGAAACTCCACCTTTTGTTCTTACAATATAAAAATCTTTTCCATCTGATTCAAATTTGCTAATAAATTTAAACATCTATTCTTTCTCCTGTTCTTGACATTATTATTGCTTCTCTATTTCATCCAAACGTCAACTATTCTTTCTTTATTAAGATCAAAATAAAATTCTGTTGCACCCACCGTATTAATGTAAGCAATCTTGTCATATCCAGTATTATCACTATCAGATACAACAATATTAGTTTCGCCATCCTCTTCAAAATCCTCAAAAGCACAAATTACCTCATTTTGATCAAACTTTCTTCCTATCAAAGTACGGAGATTTTTCAATACGATTTCTTTTGTCATTTCTTTCTCCTTTTCTTCATTTTCAAACTGTTTCTAAAATCAGCCGATACCCTTTGACAAGTATCAGCCGTAAAAATATGTAATATAGGTTATGCTGTTCTTGACGTTCTTCTAGTAGTGCGCTTCTTTCCAATAGTTGGGATATTAATATTCTTTTCAATCACACCAGAAAGAAAATCAAACAATGTATCTTGCCATTTATCAGAAATATTAGTGTTGAAATATGTACTTCCTTTGCAATTATTAATCAATATTTCCTCCAGTCTATCTTCTTTCCCTGCATAATAAGCATATAGCTTGTTGAATACTCTAATTACTTTTGCGCTGTATGCTTTCCCTTCATGGATAGATTTTCCTGCATTCCATTGTAATTTTCCTAAAATCTGAAGGATTCTGTCTAATAATTCCGGATTGCTTCTCGCAAGTCTTAAGCCGTCTGAAATGGATGTCAAAAGTCCTACTGGATTCTTAATTGATTTCTGATCACCCTTGATAGCAACGTGATTCTTGTCACAAATTTCTTTTAATCTAATATATTCTGGTCTGCCCGCTTCAATAGCTGCGCCATAGGAATCTTGCAATGTCATTCTTCCTCTGTCTTTTCCCTGGTCAAGAAATAAGTTGATCGCTCTTTCTTCCGTAATTCCGACCAAAACCTCAACTTGAATCATTCTCATATCTGCCATAGCAGCACCATACAATCTATGCATTCCGTCAATCACGATGAATAGACCATTTTTATATACCACTTTTGGCAGTTCCCACTTATAAGGATCATAATTCTTTCCAATGTCTTCGGCTCTTCTTACGTTCAACATTCTTTGCCATTCCGGAATATGAATCAGGATAGGATTGACTGAAATGATTGTTTTATCTCCATTTCCACGCTTTGCTTTTGCTTCTTCCACTTTATCCTCGTTGATCTTAATTTCCGTAACAGTTTCATAGCCTCTCAATGTTCTGAGTGCTGTCAATTTTTCTTCTACTTCCTTCGCTGTCAAATATGCTCTTTTCATCCTTTATTCTCCTTTACTTTCTTTTTAATGCCTATTTGTAAGCACTATAAAAGACATTAGTATAACAACTAATGTCTTCTAACTGTTTACAAATATTCAAATAAATAACTGTGGAAATCTTGCGAGTAAGATTCCGGTTACACCTAAAACAATATGACCTCCCACGTCTACCGGGTCATTAGAAAATAATTTTCCAACGAAAAACATGCTAAAGATTACAATGATTCCACATAATCTGATTATCATTTCTTTCAATTTCTGCTTTGCTTTCTGTCGTTTCCGCTCTTCTCTTTTCTTGAGCTGTCGAGAGATAATCTCTCTAGTCTGTTCTGTGCTGTAATATTCTTCTTTGTGTAAAATCTTTCCGTTGTACATTGTTGTTACTTCCATTTGCTTCAATCTCCTTTAATATGTATTTTCAAATATTTCTGCTTCTATAGTATCTCCTTACTTAAACGCTTCTTCTTTGCAATTTAATTTAACGTCTGTTAAAACATAACCCCAATTTGTTCCATAGTGAGTGATTCCCCAAACGTACATATCAAGAGTTTCATTATAAAATAGTGGATCATCCGTATATTGTTTAATCATTTCCGCTCCCTGATCAGATACAATATAATATTGAAAAATTTCTTGATTATATGATCTTTCCTGCTCTTCATCAAGTTCTTCAATTTGTTCTTGAATAGAATCAATTTCTTCTTGCAGCATTTGAGCTTCTTCTATTTCTTCATCTGTCAAAAATTCCAAACGATTTTCAATATCAGTGATTTCTTCTTTTAATGCTTCGACTTCTTCAGAATTATCAATAATTCCGTTTTCTTGCTCCCAAAATCCAATTTCACAAGTATTTTCCATGATACTATTATTCATAACCGCATCAAATGCTTTCGCAAATGTTGCATAGTCAAGATAGCCTTGCTCTTTTGCGTAGTCGCTTGCTTCATTTCCACAAAATGTTGTTCCATATAATTTGTTTCTTTTCATAATTTCCACCTATAACCTTTCTTATTTTTTATTCTGTTATAACCGTTATTTTAATTTCATAGTTGTTTATGATTTCCTCTTTTATGATTCTGTATTTTTTGTTAGGGAATTTGCTTTTAAATTTATTCATTTTTTCGATTGCTTCTTTGTATGTCTTATACTTTGTTTTAAGTGCTACAAATGTATGTAAAAGCAAGCTATATTCTTCTATTCTGTACATTGTTTAGATCTCCTCTCTTCTTCTTATTCTCTTCTAGTTTCGCTCTTGCTCGTCAGTATCGGACTTATACCGATAGACTAGAAACGTCATACAGCACAGCCTGTTTACGGTTTATTCCCTTAATTCACTTGCTGATTTTCCGCTTATAGAAGTTCTGTACCTAAACAGTGTTGGCTACTCGTATAAGCGCGCTGTATTTGATTTACAATGTGAAATTTTCAAGGTGCTCATAACTTAAAACTATTTTATATAAGTTTTTCGTTACGCTTAATGTATCATAATTTTTTCGTTATGTCAATACTTTTATATTATTTTCATAATCATTTCATTATGTTTAATTATAAAAAAAGACACTATGCTTTTAACATAATGCCTAATACTTATGACCATCTGAAAATCTAAATTCTGAAATATATTCACATCCTAATATATTAGCTATCTTTTGAAGCTCTTCTTTTGTGAATTTTCCTCTTTTTAATCGTTGTGTCATATTCGGTTGAGATATACCGAATCTGTCCGCAAGCTCTGTTATATTAATACCAGCATGCAACATTGCTGATCTGATCTGCTCGTCTAGTGTTATTATTTTCCCGTACCTCCTAGTCTATATTAAATAATTCGTCAAAAGTGATCTTAACATGCGGAAAATGTACGATATATAATTCGCTCTTGTTCTCTTCCGTCACTGTATTAAGTAAGTAATATTCTGGATTTCCTTCGCTGTCATAGTCAAGCGTATATATTTCTACTTGTCTTTTTCTCCAGTCTACAATCCAGTATTCATCAATTTCCTGTTGTCTGTATAACTCCATCTTTTCCGTACGGTCATATTTTTCCGTAGATGAAGAAAGAACCTCCATGACAAAACGTGGAATATCGAAAAACGAATTCCCTTTTTTAGCATGTACACGACAATTTATAGAGGCATCAGGAATAACAATTTTTTCCTCGTCCCCTATAGTCCATTTATATTGAACATTGTCCGGATATACACGACAGATATTTCCTTTTAACTGACTGTATACAGTAGCAACAAAATTTGTGATAATTTCCGAGTGCTCAATATATGCACCTGACATATCTGTTATAATTGCGTTACTCATAAGATCACTTCCTTCCTTTCCTTATTATACTATTTTCCTGCACACAAGGCAAGAAAAACTATTCGGCTGCATCACAGCGCCGGAACGTGTCCGGCTTATATAAACTCTTCCTCGAATTTAATAAGCAAAAGTTGTATTGCATTTTTCATATCTCCAAACATTCTCATTTTCTCTTTATCTTGTTTGTTAAACGCTTCAACCCCTTTTTGATTGTAAATCTTTTCTTCTTGTTCTAACATTGCAATTACATTTTCCTTGTTGTATCTACATTTTTGTTCTTTCATATTCAACCTCTTCCTCCTCGTATAACCGATAGGTCAGCATTATTTATTAGCTACATAATATCAATCCGCTTCTTAACATATCAAAGAGCCATTCCTTGAAGTCATGGTATTCTGTTTTATCTACAATATCACGATAGACTTCTTTGAGCTGATCCTCTGTAAATGTTTTATCCATTACTTCCGGAAGTGATTCCCGGTTATCTTCAGAAAAATAATATTTGTTTACCATCGTCTTAATCTCCTTTGCTTATTTGATTATTCGCTGTTACAAAAAATTGCTTGTCAGAGTCATGAACTCATGCCGGGCTGGCTGACCGTATACCGATAACAAGCAAATTGTATAATTTCAAACTAACTTTTTACTTATGTTCTTATTTTGTTCAAATACATTTCTTTTGTCTTCTGTCTACCTATTGGTAATCTTTCTAGCCTTGACCAGTCTTTGCATTATTAGAATTTAAATTCAAACTAGAGGTTAAAAGGTTTTTTGATTTTTACAATAATGATTTTGTATAATCTGTTTTAACTTGGAGATATACAAGCTCCAAATGCCAGCACAATTATAAGGCATTGCTGATCTTGAGCCTTTCGGAAGTATTAGCCGTTCCGTTGCTATTGCAATTCCCTTCGAAATTAAGTTATATTAGTTTTTTATTGTTTAGCCAGTATCGCCCAATATATTCGGATACTGCTTTATTATTTTATCCATTTCTTTCCAATATAGGATTTTAAGCGTTTAATAATCCGCTGTTGCTTTTCTGGTTTTTCAGAAGGTATGTAACTACCCTAACCATTTTTCAGTGTGGCTAACACTCATGACTTGCTAACAAGATAGAGTTTACCCTATTCTACAATAATCATTAATGAATGATTTTTTCGGAACTATCAATCGTAACATGATACGGTTTTTCGCTTGCGTGAGTGGCGTTGATAGATTTTATTCCTATTGCTTTTTACTATACGCTTTACTTGCTAGTAGTATCTAAAAATTATCAATGTGCTGTATCAACAAGTTTTATTATGTATGTTTGTTATGTATCTCTTGTTGATAGTTGTATTATAATATAGGTGCTCCTATTTGTAAATAGGTTTACCTATTATTTTTTCATTTTGTATATTAGTAACAATTCACAACGGTTTATAGGTGCTCCTATTTATATATTTGTAACAATGCACGATAGATATATTTGACTATAAAATGATAAAATGATACTATATACTACTTCAAAGAAGGAGATGAAAAAAATGGCATATAGCGCAGAATCGCAAAAAAAATATAATAATAAATGTAATTTTGTAAGATTAAAATACACTGAAAAAGAAAGTGATGAATATAATAGATTGATAAATTATGTAGAAAATAATGACTTAAAAATTAGTCATTATCTAAAAGAACTTATAAAAAAAGATCTTGATGAAAAAGGAATACAGTATAATGATTGATGATAAAATAGTTGAAATATTAGAAAAATATCATAACGAAGTAGCCGAAGAAATATCGAATATAAATTTATCAATAAAGAAAATACAAGGAGAGTTAAAACTTGTTAGCGATTGTTTAATTGGCGAAGTTGTGTCGTATAGTAAAAATACTAATATTGAAAATAAAGAAAAAGAATTAGAATTATTAAGAGATAGTCAGACAATAAGAGAATATATAAAATCGTTTGATATACTCGATTTTAGGGACAATTATTATGATGAAGATACAGAAAATCAGGAACTAGAAAAAGCTAATTCCATATTAAATTTACATGATATTATTGTATTAAACAATACTTTGAATTGTGATATAAAGCATAAAACACATGATTTGAGCGTTGGATTGCCTGTCCTTGATGAAAGCGGAGATGTAAATATTATATATGTACTCGCTTCATATTGTGAAGATTGTAACAGATATACTATAACAAAAGAAGTCTTTAACACTATTAACGGCGTTATATTATGTGAAGTGATTAATAAAATAGGAATTACGGCAGAAAATAAAGAAGATGTTGAAATAGAACTTTCACAGCGTGAATCTATATTATATAGGTACGGATATAATGTTAAAACATCAGAAAATTTATCAACTAAACAACGGCATATTATTATAGCTTCTCTTGTAGAATCTGGAATAATGACACGCACTCAGATTATAGATCATTTAACCAGTCTAATTAATCGAGGAGAAAAGATAGAAAGCTGGAAGCGTGCCGTTGATAAATGGAAACAAGACAGATATTATACGCAAGATTATAAAACTGAAAATTTACCTAGTGTAATTGCTAATAAAATCCTATTAGGATACAAAGAAAGTATGTAGGTACACCTTTATGATACGACTCTTTAGACGGTAACGCATTACTACTATTATATAGATAGTATGTCATTTACTTTTATTATAATGTAACTTGTGATATAATTATTTATATAATGATAGTAAAGGAATAATATAATAATGTTTTTATATAAAATAGATATATTAGATACACTCAAAGAAAAAGGATATAATACAAATAGGTTGAGAAAAGAAAAGCTACTAGGAGAAAATGCAATACAATCAATACGGAATAATAAAATAGTCGGAATGAGTGCGCTTGAAAAGATATGCAGTTTATTAGACTGTCAGCCAGGTGATTTGATTGAGTATATAAAAGAATAGAATTACTTTAAAAATAATGTAATTTGCATTGACTTTACATTATAGATAATGTAATATGATTATAGTTAGTAATTGACAAGTGCTAACAGAAAGAAATGGAGGAAATCAAAATGGAGGCATTGAAAGATATGGGAATGACTGATAAACAGTTTAACGGCTTTATTAGATTTTTGATTGATGATCTTAAAGAAGCAAAAGACGAAAAAGATACAGAAAAGAAAGATAAACGTATACAGAAAATACTTGAAAACTTACAGAGTACATTAGAAGATTAGATTATTGTTATAGCGGTGACTTGTCACACCGCTATTTTTTTATTTATTATATAGTTAGTTGTATATAATATATGTTAGTTATGTGTGTGGTATTTGTATATGGTATACTGGTATATAGATAGTATGATATATATGTTATAGTGTGTGTATAACTATGCAAGTAGTGTGTATTGCTATTGATAACTGATTAATGATAGGCAGTGTAAGTTGTAGGCTTTAATATGATTGTATTAGATTGTGATCTGTATAATTTGTTTGGCTGCCACTGTAGATTTTTAAAAATAGGAATGATTACTAATATTGGATGCGGTGGAATTTACTGGAGGAAATGGTGCAGGAAGGAGAGCAGAGCAGAAAGATCTAATGTAAATTATTTTGATTAAATTGCAAATAATTTCAGATGTTGTTTTTTTTTGAAACTATTTATAGCAGTATGAGTTATTATGTTTTGCAGTTTTATTTATTAATAAGTACATCTTATTATTATTTATAATTTATACTTATGTATTAATATGCTTTCAAGAATTATTTTATTAGTTATATTAATAATTATTATTTGTTTAATAAGTAATACTTATTAATAGTAAAAAATACAACTGCTCTGCCGAACGATTCGCAAAAGTCCTTTATTTTTGAGGCTTTGTCAATCATACCTTTTACTCCCCCGCCCAGTCCTAAAACTCCTATATCAATAATTTTTGCTATTTTAAGGACATGTAAAAAGTCCCTAAAATAGTATAATACTATACTATTATACTATTATACAGACCGGGGGTGTTTTACATTTATGCAATATATCGGTGCTGCTAAATACTGGGTATGGGTTCCATCCACACGCCATGACCAGATTTTCGATCTCAAATCAACCATTTTTCGTTCGGTGATGACTTCGACAGCCCCTTTATTTATCGCATTTTTCACACCCCATCTATACCAAAATCATCAATTTTACCCGGATTTCTTCCATAATATCCCATAAATACAACCTTTTCTCGAAAACACCATAAAATCCAGAATTCCACCACCCTCTCACTCACAAAATTCACATCTTAGAATCTCAAAAATTATTCTTACATACAACATATTTTGACTCACGAATATTCCTCTCCACCGAAGTCCGTTTTCAATACCCAAATTTTTTTACCAAAATATTCGAGAAGCACCGTACTCTATAACCTGTCCTATCGTCCCACCTAAACTTTTTACATAAAATTTCGCATCAAAAAAAGACCAATCCTGAGACTGATCTTTAAAAATTCTTACTTAATTTCTTAAAAATAAATTTTATATCTACCTACGAAAACATTTCTTCTTGGAATAAGCCACACTCAATTTCACAAATATTACCTATCGGAATAATTACACCATCTTCAAATATAACACAACCTTTAAACTCATCTATTTTCTTGATAATACCTTGCTTTTCCAAATACCTTCCTCCAGACTTCTTTAAGTCTTCCTGGAAATAAGTAATCTTAACTTCTACTCTCTCACTCAAATTCTTCTTCAGAATGCATAATCTCTCATTCAGCTTATCCAAAATATACTCGTCTAAGTCAACTTTCTGATCAGTAATTCGGGCAGTTTCCTTAACTAAATCATCGTATCCTGTCAGTGCAGCAAATGGTGAAAATTGTGCAGCTCTGTCATGCATACTCATTTGCGGATACTTCTTAGAAACAAAACGTGGAAGTTTTATAATATCATCATATTTCCCACTCAAAACTATCCCTCCTCTATGCCTTATGTCCACCTATCTGATTATTTCTATCTCTCATAGTCGCACCTTCTTGTAGACTCATCCCTTTGAGAATCGCATTCTTTCCAAATTTATTTTTAATATTTAAAACAGCCTTTTGAATATTTTCCTCTTTTTCTTGAAGCTCCTTCTCTTCTTTACACTCTTGCTTGTTCATCAAATCAAATAAATTTAACTGCTCATAAGTATTCTTCATGGCAGAATTTTTATTTATTACATGATTAGCCGACATATTAAGCCTTCTTACTAATAAGTTCTTGTTTATGATTCTTTCAAACAGATCTAAAACGTCTTTTACAATCATACTCGTAGAAGATGTGTGCTCACCCAAATTAATCGTTCCATGTGCATGTTTAGGTATCTTTCTACCATATTGATCGACAGAAAACTCACCTTGATATGCACTCATCCTTGCGGAATCCAATAAATTTTCTCTATCATATCCTATTGTTAGCACAATCTGATCTGTAACAAGATTTTTACTTACTAGATCCAAAACTAAGCTCTCTGTCATTTCACGGACAATTAATTTTGCAGTTTTATAATTTGTTCCATTTTGAAGTACCTGTCCACTCCCAATACTATTGCTCTCAGGCTTATATTTCTTAATATCTGCAATGGTACATGGTTCATATCCCCATGCATGGTCAATCAATAATTCCGCATTTTTACCAAACATCTTATGCAGCAAGTCTTCATTGTAAAAATCATTTTCAGTACCCAGTGAACATCTTGCAATATCTCCCATCGTATATAAACCAACGGACTCTAATTGTTTTACGTATCCTTTTCCCACTCGCCAAAAATCTATGAGAGGTTTATGATTCCAAAGTTGCTTACGGTAAAACATCTCATCCAATTCAGCAATTCTGACTCCGTGTTCATCTGCCGGAATATGCTTTGCAACAATGTCCATAGCAACTTTTGCCAAATACAAATTTGTTCCGATTCCGGCTGTTGCGGTAATGCCAGTGGTATTCAGTACATCTAAAATCATCTTCTGTGTTAATTCTTTTGCAGATAATCCGTATACATTTAAATAAGAAGTTACATCTATAAATACTTCATCAATAGAATATACATGGATATCTTCTGGTGAAACATATTTCAGATAAATATTATAAATTTCTGCACTGTATTTCATGTAAAAAGCCATTCGCGGAGGAGCAACTATATAATCAACTTTTAGATTCAAATTTTTATCTAAATCTTTTTTATCATAAGAATTTCCAGTAAACTCCTTATTTTTTAATTGATATAATCTACTTGAATTTATCATATCTACTTGTTGAACAACCTCAAATAATCTTGGTCTGCCTGAAATTCCATATGATTTTAAGGAAGGAGTTACCGCCAAGCAAATGGTCTTTTCTGTACGACTATTGTCCGCAACAACTAAATTCGTTGTTAATGGGTCTAGTCCTCGTTCTATACACTCCACTGATGCATAGAAACTTTTTAAATCTATCGCTATATATGATTTGTTATTCAAACAATCACTCTCCATGTTCCGTATATTCTTACTTATATCATAACAAAATATTTTTCAAATATCCAGAAAAATCGAAAGTATGTTTGCATGCTCTTATAAAAGATAACAGAAAGAAATTGTTTTTTCCTAAAACCATGTTTTATTGAACCTATATATAATAAGGAAAGAACTATGTAAAATTTTTAAATCTCAGACTTAAATTTCGATTTTATGTCTGTACCCTAAGAAGTATTCATATGGATATATAAAATCTATTCTACGCTCTATAAGATCAAAATATTCCATAAATCGCCCCTAAAGAATTTCACTAACCATACCAACCAATAAACTTAAAATGTAATTTCGCATTTTCCTAAGATAGAAAAATTATATTTCGATACAGCGGAATCAAAAACAACTCCATCTGTCGGAACAAACTCGACATTATGAATCGAATTAGGTTTATCATAAAATCCTATTATTTCAACATGAATATGATCTTCTTCTATCAATTTAGTGAAGGTATCCATAAATCCATGATAATAATCAATATCAAAAATATTGTAATGTACTTTTACGCGATAATCTCCAAGTTTGTTAAAAAAGCTTTTATTTACACGGAAATCATGTATTACAGGATGTCCATATAATCCAAAAGGAAAAGTATCTTTATCTGTATAAAATTTTACATATTTCTTCCCATCTACAATTTTATACTCACCATTTTTAACCCTTTTACGAATTTCATCTTTAATGTAGCTATGTACATAGGTGGCACATTCCGCCCCTTCTTTATATTCCTTGCTACTTTTCTCTGCGGCAACCTCTTCAGGCGTTCTGCATATTTCATTTAACTTATCTCGAAAATTCATATCTAAACCTCCTCTTTATATTCATCTACATAATATCATAACAAAAGAAATTTTTACACATATTTCCAAATCAAGAGAGAATCACTGATTATATCAAATATTAATTTGTCGACTTAAGAAAGGGAGAAATATATGAGTAATTTAAAATTGGTAACAACAGAGAACTTTGGAAATTTAGAATGTAACTTTTATAGAAATATGAACGATGACATCCTTCTTACTCGTGAACAAATTGGTCAAGCTTTGGAATATTCTAATCCATCTACTGCGATAAAAAATTTACACAGAAAACATAAAGACAGGTTAGATTTATTTTCTGTACAAATAAAATTAGGGGGACTCCAGAACGAGCCAACCTCAAAAAGTGAAGAGCAAGAACGTATCTATTATACCCAACGAGGAATTATGGAAATTTGTAGGTGGTCAAGACAACCATTAGCAAATAAATTCATGGACTGGGTATGGGATATTGTAGAAAAATACCGTAGTAATGAGATTATGGATATATCACGTATGACAACTATATTAAATAAATTTGTGGACGTTATAGAAAAGCAAGAAAGACGACTATCTAAAATTGAAAAGCAATTATCTGTGCAGCAAGAACAGTTAAATAAGCTAACTATATACAAGAAACCTAATAATCCTTGGTTTGTGAAAATGCATCCTAAATATAAATTATTAGAAGAACATTTCAATATTACAAGAGGTGAATTATATAAAGAAATCCTAATGGAATTAAAGAAAACATATGGATTGGATCCATATCAAATTCAGGCAGATTACTGTTACGAAAATAATTTGGAAACATGTTACCCTTTAGAGCCATATGAATTTGTTCCTAAATACAGAAAAATGATTGAAGAAATTATACACAAGAATTTATTGAAATATAGAATTACGAAAAATGACCAAGTTCTACCATGTGAACAATATAAAACTATTTTTGATACACCGGTAGAAAAGAAAGAGAAATAATTAATATAAATAAAAATATCCGAATTTAATTTTCCGACAGGAAAACAAATACGGAAGTACAAGGAAAAGACGTTTACGGATTTTCTGAAGTACTATCACTCTCCTGTTTAGATATGTAAAAGAAATAGAAACTATGGATTTGGAGCCAATAAGGGGAGCGGGGATATCCCCGAATTAATAATTAATACATTAATAATTATAGTAAAAATTTATTTGGAACAGTGAATTACTAATAGTGGGGGAAGAAGACCAAATTCATAAGTCTTACTACGCAGCTTGCTCGCTAAAGCTCACAACCAGCTAGTGCGACTAAATGAATTATGCTCTTTTTTGCATTCCCCCACACCCCCTTGCATACTAATTTTAATCAAAAAAGGAGAAAAATTACAAGTAAAAATCTCGGAATAGCTTATACCTATGGGATATTTTAACAAAACGGCATCATTCAAAGTATCCCTATATATTTATATATATATTAGGGAGAAATGGAATGATGCGAAAATCTCAGAAAATGTTTGTTTTACAAGGAAAAACGAGATTTTTACTGCTCAAAAATAACAAATAAATATATTTTAGGAGGTAATTTCATGGAAAAAACAGCTATTAAAAGAGGCAAAATTTCAGAGAAAAAATTAGTGGAGTTATATGGAAGTGAAGCTCAGAAAAAATCTTACAAAGAAAATGGTCGTTTTATAGGTAACTATAAAAAAAATCTTTTAACTAAAATGGCTCGGTATTGTGATATTGAAGATTTGGGAGATCGTACCTATAAAATCACTAACGTATACGATTATCCTCTCCCAGCAAATTTCAATAAGATGACGAAATCTTTATACCAATACATTGTACCATTGCTGCTTACCAACTTAATTAATGGTCATGACGAAAATAATAAAATTGATATTACTGTTGGAAAATGGGCTAGAGAAATAAATATGGTAAATAAAAATTATAATCTCGTTAAATATAACAAAGAAGATACCAGTAAAGAAACACAATGTTCTCTTGATACTATTAATGAATTTTACGATAAAGCAGACGACATGATTGAATGGTATATTACCAATGCTCTTGATTATTTAAAATCAGCTGGATTAATTATTTGGAGAGAAGTTTACAGAGTGAGTGAAGAAATATCTAGCGGTGAAAGTGTAATTGATGAACACGGTAATATTCATGTTGATATTTCTATTGAAAGTCATCAAGCTTCTGAAGACGAGATGAACTATTACTCTCATTGTGTATCAATTGCTGATAAAGCAGCTAAAATCGAAAATGCCGGAGAAAGATATTACAGTAAAAAATCAAAACTATTTGGAGAAGTATTAAAGAGAGAACTTTACAAAAAGAAAATCAAGTGTGTTTTCAAAACTTATGAGGCTTATTATGTCAATCTGGATAAATGCAACTTTGTATTAGATCAATTTGGCAATTTCCAAACAGACAATTTAATAGGTGAATTCAACGAAGAATTTACTAAGATGTTGATTGAAAATGCAGGAAAAAGATTTGATAAGAATCCAAATAAATATATTTCTTATTCAGAAAAAGATGATTATACTTTATGTTTTCAAAATTTATGTGAAATCACTATTGATAAAAATACTGAGTATCTTGGTCATAGAATAAGAGAAAAAACTATTGACGATGATTATACTCTGAAAATCACACCATCAAAGAAAGGATAATAAGATAATGAATTTTAATAAACAACAGGAGGAAGTTATAAATACAATAGACGGAAACATTTCTGTTATTGCTTCGGCAGGATCTGGGAAAACAACTGTATTAACTCATAGAATTGAAAATATGGTTGTAAATTATAATATTCCACAGTCTTCTATTTTGGCAATTACGTTTAGTAAAAAAGCGAAAGATAATATTGTGTCAAAAATGCAAGAATTAAACATATCAAACGTTTCAATAGAAACTTTCCACTCATTTGCTTTAAAAATCATTTCTAGTGCATATGGAGTGAATAAGTTTAAAGTATGGACGACTCAATGGGAGAAAGAAAAGATAATCAAAGATATATGCACAGAATTATCGCTATGTTTTCCTGATGCTGTTCCGCATAACGAAATTTTATCTTTTATTGCATTACAAAAAACGAATATGAAAAATCCAGATGATGTTTTAATTTACAATAAAGAGATTCCATTTCCTGAATTAATTATGCAGCAAATATATAAGTTATATGAAAATTACAAGCAAGTAAATTATTATATTGAATTTGATGATTTTATGAATATGGCTAATGAGGTGTTTGATAAAAATAACTCTGTTTTAGAAATATACAAAAATAAATTTAAGTATGTTTTAGTTGATGAGTTTCAAGACATTTCAATATCACAGGCTCTTCTTTTGAAAAAATTAAATACAGAAAATACTATGATTGTAGGAGATCCATTACAGGCAATTTATTCATTTAGAGGTGGAGACAGTAAATTTATTTTAAATTTTGATTCAGATTATTCAGATGTGAAGATTATAAATCTGAATACGAATTATAGATGTAGTAAAAACATTGTTTCAACGGCGAATAAACTAGCATTAAATATTCCTGATTCTAAGCACAAGAATTATGTAGAAAGCATAGCGTATAAAGATGATATCAAAACACCTGAATTAAGACATTTTATAAGTGATCATAAAGAAAGCAAATGGATTGCGACAAAAATAAGCGAATTAAAATTCAAAGGATATAATTACAACGATATTGCTATTCTCGCAAGAACAAATGCTCAGTTACAAAAATTAGAAACAATATTACACGATGAAGATATTGCATTTGATATTGTTGACGGAAAAAGTTTTACTGAGTTATCAGAAATCAAATTAATTATTTCTTATTTGAAATTAGCAGCGAATACTGGTGATAATGATGCATTTTCATATTTATATAACAAACCAAACCGATGGTTAGATAGAAAGTTCCTCAAAGAAGTAAAAGACAATAGTTTTAGGAGAAATACATCTTTATATGAATCGATGTTTACGATTGATAGGAGAAATTGGCGATTTAAAAACGGTATAGATGAAATTATTGAGGTTATAACTCATTTAAAAAACAACAAAAATTCTGATGTTTCTGAATTAGTGAAATACTTAAGAGACAGATTAAATATTGATAAATTTGTTACAAAAGGGAAACAGTCAGATGATGGAAGTTATGTTGAACAAATTGACAACCTTAACAGTTTTGAAAATATCTGTTCAAGGTATTCTTCCATTGACGAATTCATTTCATACATAAATGACCTAGACAACGAATTAGAAATAAAAAGCAAATATGATGATAAAGTCAAATTACTTACAATTCATAAATCAAAAGGCATGGAATATCCTGTCGTGTTTATAATCGGATGTAACGATGAACTATTACCACATTATAAAAGTGAAAATATAAATGACGAGCGTCGATTATTTTATGTTGCGATCACAAGAGCAGAGAAAGAATTATATATGTCCTATGTTGATTTCTATAACGATGATAGGAAAATAGTAAGTCCATTTATTAATGATATCAAAGACACCATAAAGATTGTTGAGAAAATTGATAAATAAAATTATGATTCAAATTTCATAAACAAACAGTGAATAAAAATATATCCATAATACACCACACCAATTAGTAACATGAAAACCAGATTTCAATGAAAAAGAAACGGAGGTGAATGTGAGTGAAAACATAAAATTTTCTATCACATTTGATATGCAGCAAAGGTATCCCTAGAAAATACCTTACACTGCATAATAAGTTTTTTGTGAACAATATTTGTCCACACATTTTGGATTATTGCGGAGAATTAGAATTTAGCGTACCTAATTCTTGCTTTGATCCAAAAGCAATGTAGTCATTTGTGACTACGGCATTGTCTACTCCTGAGTCGAGCAATAATTTCAATTCTTTTAGTTCATAACGTTTTTTAATCAAAAATGTGACAAATGAGCCAATTTGATTAATTACATATTTACTTAAAGCAAAAATTATTGCTAGGACAACAGGAGAACCGACTGTTAGTAATTCTGTCATTAACTCTCCTTTCGTGAATAAAGCATACCACTAGGGAGAATTTACCTAAGATGTCAAAAATGATGATGCCACTCCTTTCCGTACCTGAACAATCAGTTGTGGTATTGGTTGACGGGTTACAGTGATGCATCAATTGTATTGTATCAGATATGGAAAGGTTTGTTAAGAAGAATTTTGTAAAGAGAATTATATAAATGTAACTATTAAACACTTCAATCAAAAGGAGCGAGTTATATGAATAAAAAATATTTTAAAACAGAGGAGATAAAACATGATCAATACAAGTTATACAGAAACAGCAAATATGAACCTTAGAATTCCAACAAGATCAGAATTCCATAAATATGCTATGGAAACATTGAATGTTGGTGACTTTTTTACAAACGGGTGCCAAGAAGGTGGTAAAAAAATTCAAAAGATCGCCAGATCAATTACATGGTCTGAAAATACTTGGAAGAACTTTAGAAATTAATACAGCGAATATAAATCTGTAAATATACATATAGAATAAATTCAAAAGTATAAAAGATAGATTGGAGGAAATTAAAATAAGTAATTCATGTAAAAGTAATGAATGGTTTTTAGAAAAAGTTAAAAAATATCACGGTAACAAAGTAGAAATATTAAGCGAATATAATGGATCTGAAAAACCTATAGATATTGTTTATCATTGTAATTTACATGGTGATACCTATACTACAATAAATGCCAAGAATATATGTAAAACATATTTTCTACCATGCAAAAAATGTCAATCAGATAATAAATCTAGTTCTGCGAAAAAGACACATAAAAAAGACAAGAAGTTTTACTACGATAGATTGGTTAAATATTGTAGTGATCATGGCGGAAAGGTATTAGAGACAAAATGGACTAAAGCCAAAGATGCCTATCACTTTAAATGTGGGAATCCTGATCATCCAGTTTTTTCTACGACAGCAGACGCTCTTTATAGCGGTGATCATTGGTGTCCTTATTGCTCAGGTCGTTCAGGAAATTTTCAAAAAAAAATTGAACAAATTTGTAAAGAAAAAGATGGAGAGCTTTTAGATAAGTATACAAATAGCGCAACTTATGTTTCAGTTAAATGCAATAAACATAATTTTGTTTGGAATATCCTTCCTAACAATATTTTAAAAGGGCGTTGGTGTCCTGTATGTAACATGGGATTTAACGAGAAGGTTGTGTGGGATTATTTTACTAATATGTCATGTAATATTAAACCTCAATATAAGTTTAGTGATTTAGTCGGAGAATCAAATGAAGAATTGAAATTTGATTTTGCAACATTTAATAAAAGTGGAAATTTAATTTATCTTGTAGAGGTTGACGACGAAGAGCATAGATATAATCATTCTAGTAACACACCAAGGCAAAAACAAAGGATTGCAGCTCAAGAAAGAGATATTAAAAAGAATGAGTATTGTAAAACAAATAACATTCCTTTATATCGAATGGAAGTACCATTTATTAGAGGAAAAAGATGGTCGTACGAAGATTATTATCGTTATATAAATACAGAATTAAAATTTATTGTAAATTTGTCAAGAGATGAGAAGGAGGAAACATGTTAGATAAGCAAATCAATATGTATTCTGTAGATACCGGTCATTTCTATAGTAATAAAGAAAAATATTTACATAATATGAACTGTAAATATAGAAGTGAAAGGAATTATCTTTCAAATAGAATTAAGTTTATGGACGACGTGATGATCGAATATGGATATACAAAACAAGATTTACTATTAATCAAGAAAGGTAATATATCTAATTTAAATATTATCCCATATACATCAGATTTATTGTATGAATACTTTTTTTGGAACTCAAAGATAAAGCATAAACAAAAAAAAGCAAATGAGTCTAAAGAAAAAATATTAAAATTATTTTCCAATAAAGTTAAGCAAAATGAAATAACAAACGGCAAAGATCATATTCGAAAACTCCGAAAAGAAGATTTAAATGATTTGAATGTAATATCAGTTTTTGATTCCTTTCTAACAAGATCTATTGGTTTAAAGCAAGATGAATTGACCGATGAAATCTTAGTAGTTCAAATTTACTATTTCGATGTATTCAAAGATATTTCATTTTTTGGCTTCAAATATAACGATGAAACTTATAGATACTTTACATCTTCTGCTGGTCAAATAAGAAAAAAGAAAGCAGTATTTATAAAAGAAACAACTTGGAACAAAATCGAAAAAACAATTATGTGTGGATTAACAATTGATAAAATCAATTCAAAAGGCGGAAATAATGTAAATAAACATTTAGCTTACATGGCACTTTCAAATTCTGCAACTGATGTATGGGATGAATTTAATATAAATAAAACAATCGTTGTTGATGATTTCGAAACAATGGTTGACGGTACTTTTGATTTTATAGACGAAAAAGACTATTCTATAACACGAAAAACAGGACAAGCCCCGATCCCTCATACAGATGGTGCTGGTATGATTCTACCAGGACTAAGTAAAAAAAATTTTATGTTTCGTTCCCCATGGGTAAAGGGATTATTAGGAGTATTTGATTTCAGAAAATTTATCGAGGTAAACAATTGTTCTCCAGTGATTAAAGATATATATGGTAAAGAACATGATGTTATTAAAGAAGATATTCAGATTATTTTCACAAAATCACAATTTAAAATGTATAAGTATTATGATAGTTGGGATGAATACAAACATTATTTTAAAAAATATAACTGTACTGCCGGGAGATGTAATATTGAAGAAGATCGTATTAAAAATGCGAAAATAAACTATCAAATGTTGCAAACCCTAACGGATATTACAGATGAAGAAATTGATCTATTGACAAATAAATCATCAGAAAAGATATCAAATATATGTAATTCGAAAGATTCTATGATGGAAATATTAGGTGTTACTCCATATAATACAAACATGACTTCTTTTCAAAAAGCAATTAAAATTTATCCGTCTCTTCTGACTGATACATATGCAAAAGATACAATACGAGAGGTCAAAAATAGTCTGCTAAAAAAATACAGAAGCGGCAAATTGGAAGTGTCTGGAAAATATACATTTATTCTACCTGATTTTTATGCTGCATGTGAGTATTGGTTTTGTCATATCGACAATCCAAAAGGTCTTTTAAATGATAAAGAAGTATTTTGTTGGTTATTTAAAAATAGTGAAAAATTAGATTGCTTAAGAAGCCCGCATTTATACAAAGAACATGCTATTCGTTTCAATATAGCACATAAAGTATATACTCCAAAATCAGATCTAATTCGTGAATGGTTTACTACTGATGGTCTTTATACTAGCACGCATGATTTAATTAGTAGGATATTACAATTCGATGTTGATGGAGATAAATCACTTGTAATATCCGATCAGAATTTTATTAAGATTGCTGAAAGGAATATGAATAACATTGTACCTTTATATTACAATATGCGTAAAGCAGAACCGGTAGAATTAAATCCGGAAAATATATACAATGGATTAAAGGCTGCTTTTACTGGTGGAAACATTGGTTTATATAGTAATGATATATCAAAAATTTGGAATAATGATGTGTTTATTTATGGTACAGATAAAGATAAACAGGAAGCAGTTGATGCCGTAAAGCTACTTTGTATGGAGAATAATTTTGTTATAGATTACGCAAAAACCTTATATAAACCGGAAAGACCGAAAGATAAAAATGCGATTATTAATAAATACACACATTCAAAGCTGCCTGCCTTTTTTGAATATGCAAAAGATAAAAAAGACTCACAGGTTGAAGTAAGGAATTGTAGTACAGTAAATAAAATCTTTGAAAGAATACCTGACACTTCCATAAATACAAAGTCACTTAAATTAGAAAAATTAGACTATAGAAAAATGATGAGCAATGTGAACATTAGATGTAGTAATGAAGTTTCAAATTTATATAATGAGTTAAATTCTGAATATCGTTATATGATAAATATGAAAGATGAATATATCGATAATCTAAGATATGTTGCTTGTCAAGTTCGTAGTGAATTTTCTAAATTAGGATATTCTGAAGAAATGATTACTGATATGCTTGTCGATTACCTATATGGAAACAACAAAAGATATAAGCAACTATTATGGTTTTTATATGGTCAATATATCGTTAATAATTTAGAAAAAAATATTCAACTATCAAAAACGAAATATGTACAATGTATTGATTGCGGAGAATGGGTTGAAGTAAAAATAAATAGCAAACGTATTCGTTGTGATGAGTGTGCAAAAAAAGAGAGACGTAGAATTGAACGAGAAAAAAAAGCAAAACAAAGGATGTCCCACCAGTTGACATAGAGTTTTTTCGACCATTACTAATGGACTTTTTTAAAACTATAAAAATAAAAAAGTCCATGCAGTATGGACGAAATTATGTGTCTATATGGAGGACATATCAAAAACACCATAAAACATAATTTTGTTTTAGAAAATATACAAAAATTAGATATGAACTCATTATCGAATTCGAATCAGAATGGAGGAAATAATTTATTTGGTTATTACACAAAAAAAACTTATAGATCAGATAGCAAAAAAAGAAGATATTAATATAGAGACAGTTCGTAGGGTTATATCTGCGACAGAGGAAATAATTTTCGACTATTTATCTTCTACCACTCCTTCTGAAAATGTAGTGGTCAAAATTTTAAATGGATTAAGTCTTACAGGAAAATATATTCCCGAAAAGGAAATTTATACATATAACAACATTAAATGCAAAGATCGAATTAGGGTATGTCCTAAAATCACTCGATATTATAATAGAAAAATTAATAAATATTTTGATTAGTAATAGATAGTTATTTCTAAAAATATTCCATAGGCAGTAGTTTGTTGTCCACTACTGCCTACATACGAATAAATATTTGCCTATGGATATAGGTAACTCAGTGTAGATTGGTTAGTCACCATGCTGAGAATATGTGCACGATGAGATGTATTATGATGCGATAGTTTCATATTGTATCTTCTGGAATACTGCGAAGTATAAACAGAAAGACGGAAACCGTCAAAGTCAAACATATTTGCAAAAACATATTGCCGTAAAATGTACTCGTCAGATCGCTGACATAATAGACGACTCCGGTGGAGTAATAATCCTGATGCCTATAAGGGTGGAATCTTATAGGAAATAAGTAAGGAAAATCCAAACAAGTCAGTTGCGTCGTTGAAGAAAAGAAATTTTCGTATAAGATCTGTTGGAGGTACGAGTAGCCCAAATTGACGAATTAAAAAGGATAAAATTGATTTTAGATATTAATAGAACAATGGTCAAATACTGCTCTCATATTATGCTGAATGACCTGGGTGAAAGTTATGTGTAACCATTCACATCTATAATTGCTGTTTATCAGATGCAAAAGAGGTATAAAGGTAGCTCCTTTGTGCCCAGCCTTTTGCAAATAGTGACAGAATATTATGACGAAATGTTAATGTAGGATGAAGATCCATCTATATTCATAGGCAAATACTTATTTTTCATTTTGTATAAGTTCTTCATGCACTCCTTTCTTAACTGGTAGTGATACCGTAAATCTTATGGTATTGCTACTAGTCTCTCTCTAGGCGATTGGTGTAATGGCAGCACATAAGATTTTGATTCTTATAGTATATGTTCAAATCATATATCGCCCACTTTAGGTCAGTGGTGTAATGGTAGCATGATAGTCTCCAAAACTAACGATGTGGGTTCAATTCCTGCCTGACCTGTTACTATCCCTTGCGAGGGAAATAAATACGGAAGAAGGTTTTTATTATAATTAAAATTTCAAAAAACGAAGCATTCTATATGCGAAAAAATGGATTTCACGAATTTGTTAAAAAATCAAAGTCCAAACATCCGACTTATTATCTTGTAGAGGAACATGATGTATGTCGGTATGATAAAAAACTGCATAAACGAGTTGTGATCAAACAAGGCGCATTATCGTTCTATCGCAGGCATCTAAATAACATCACAGTAAAATAATTGTAAAAATGTTACCGAAGAGTAAGCTACTACTCTTCTATTTTTAGTTTAAGGGAGAAATTTGAATATGATTAAAATTACAAAAACAGAAGAAAAATTAACACCAGCAAAACAGAACATTAAATTAGATGGAATCTTTGTAAAAGATTTAAAATTTGTAGACGAAACAGGCGATATTACACAGCAGGTTCTTGATGCACTTCCAGAAGGAACAGAACAGGTTGGATTTAAAATTACTGTGGAATTACCACTGGAATCTGAATAAATGTAAGGCGGTGTGTTGTTATAGTACATAATTATAAAAAGTTTGACGGAGAAAGTGATGATGAGCTTATCCTAAGAATTTGCAATGATAAAGAAAATATTGGAACTTGGAATGATGTAGCTGCAGTGTTGAATTCTCTTCTCGGTCATAATTACACAGAATCAGCCTATAGAAAACGAGTTCAATATTTTCAGCAAGTTCTTGATGCAAATCAATCTAAATTTGTAAATAGTGCCACACAGCTTCAAAATCTGAAGGAAGAGCGTATTCTTTTAGAAAAAGAACGAGTTAAAACACGCGATGAGCGTAATGAATATCGTAAATTAATTCGTGAGGAAGCAAGAAAAGAATCTTATAAAGAACAAATTCTAAGATCAATTTCTGAATATCACGGACAGCCACTGGATTACGATAAGAGAAAACCGTTTAAAGGAATTTTGAAATCCAACAATGATCTAGTCGTTTCAGTAACAGATATTCATGGAGGAATTGAAATCGATAACTGGTTTAATAAATACAACACAAATGTTATGTATGATAGATTTAGGCAATATTTGGATAAAATTTTTGAAGTATATTTACGACATGGATCAGAGAACATTCATGTAATTATAAGCGAGATGATTTCTGGGTTGATTCATAACTCTCTTCGTATTGAAAGCAATCAGAATCTGATTGAACAGTTCTTATCCGTATCGGATTGTATTTCACAATTTTTAGCAGAACTTAGTTATAAATTTAATGAAGTTCACGTTTATGTTTGTCCTGGAAATCATTCCAGATTACATGCAAAAAAGGAAGAGTCTTTGAAAGGCGAAAATATGGACTGTCTTGCTATTCCATTTTTACAGGCTAAGTTACAGAACTTTAAGAACATTGAATTCCATGAAAATGAAATTGATGAATCAATTGTGATGTTTTCTGTTAGAGGTACAAAAATTTTTGGTGTCCACGGAGATAAAGATGATCCAAAAACAGTCGTACAGAAACTGTCCCTTATGACACAAATACGACCGGATATTGTATATATGAGCCATCGTCATGTAAATGCAATGTCTACTGTTTATAATGTGAAAATTTTACAATCAGGCTGCATTTCTGGCGTTGATAATTATTGCTTAGACAATAGATTACAAAACAGACCTGAGCAATTAATTTCAGTTATAACAGACGACGGATTAGATTGTGTATATGATGTTAAATTCACTTAGATGAATGAAAGAAAAATTATATTACTAGAAAAATTAGTTGATAAAAAGGAGATAATATTTATGAATAAATTAGAATTAATTAAAGAAGTTTCAGGAAGAACAGCACTTACACAGGCTGCAACAAAAGATGTCGTTGAGGCTGTTTTAGATGTAATTACAGAAGAATTAATTAAAGGAGAAAAGGTAGCGATTGCAGGTTTCGGAACTTTTGAAGTAAGAGAAAGAGCTGAAAGAATGGGTAGAAACCCACAGTCTGGAGAAACAATGTTGATCGGAGCTTCTAAAAATGTAAAATTCAAGGCGGGTAAAGCATTAAAAGATAAAGTAAATGTATAAGATAGGTGGTGATTCTATTGAATACAAATAAAATTAGAAATAAAACTTATGATTCCATTTTGGAATTATGTGAAGATGTTGTTGATACATATGAATCATTAAATAGATTCCCATCTGATGAAGATACGTCGGATATTAGTTTTATCGCAAAGTATGATGAGGCAAAAGAAATTATTTCATATCTTTGTAAATTAGAATATGACATTGCTTTTTGTCAACTCGCAGATCCAGAATATGATGGATATATTGACGAATATATTATTACTATTTATGATGGGGAAATTTGGTGTGAACCATTAAAACGAGAAGATGAATATATTTATTGTGAATCACATTTTTCATACATTTTAGATAATTGCAGCTCTAAAGTATTAGAAAAATGTGAAGCAAATTATATTTGTGAAGTTCACATTAATGATGAAGAATTCGATGATTTTTGCGATAACGGATGTCTATTCTGCAAAGAATGCGAAGAATGCGAAGAAGACGATGACATGCATGGTTTTACAGCCTCGCGTAATGATGATAACGGATTTACTACCTTATCATTCTATTCAACAGAAAAACTTGATTCTGATGAAATGAGAGATTTATTGGAAATTTTTGGTTTGTAATTTAATACTCATATACTTTTGGGATCCGTAGGTGTCACAGCTTACGGATCTATTTTTGTGTTCTCAATTAAGAGAATAAGAAATTAAGACATCAGCGAAAGGAATGTGTCGGGTAAGTTCCGACCGCGCTGCTGGTAATTGGTCAGATAAGGAATCTGGTAAAGAGTTAAAGTAGGATAGTTAAATTGGATAGAGCAGAAATCCACTAGGTCTTTAGCCTAGCGGATGAATGCGATTAAATAAATGAGAAAGAATAAACCGAATAAAAAGTATCAATCCAAAAATCATAGTAAATTCATTCTTACATATCATATTATATTTGTTTGCAAATATAGAGAAAAAGTTTTGATTAGATTTGGAGAATATGTAAAACAGATAATGTTTGACATAAGTAAGAAATATGATTTTGAAATATTAGAAATGGAAGTTGATAAAGATCATATTCATATAATGATTTCTTCAGCTCCAAAAATACCTCCATTACAAATTGTTAGAGTATTGAAGCAACAGTCTACTATAAAGATTTGGGAAGATTACCCTAATATCATGAAAAAGATATATTGGCATGAACACACGCTTTGGACAGACGGATATTTCTATTCAACAATTGGAGAAGTAAGTAGTGAAACATTAAAACATTATATACAGAATCAAGGATAGAAAGGTGGTGAGACGATGGAAACAATTATCAATAGAGGCTATAAGTTCAAGATTATTCCAACCAATGAGCAAAAGGAATTTTTCTTACAATCATTTGGTTGCGCAAGAAAAATCTATAACATGTATATTGATGAATTATATAAACAGCTTGAAGAAACTGGTTATCAGAATGGTTTTATCAATAAAAAGAATTTATATTTTACAAATCCTTCAAAATATAAAACTGATTTTGAATACATGAATAAAGTTGATTCATTGGCTCTTTGTAATGCTCAGATTGACTTCAATAATGCTATTAAGAAATTCAATAACGAATATGACAAAAAGACTTATACAAAAAGAAGTAGAAAACGTGAGAAAACATTGGGAATTAAACCTACCTTTAAAGATTTGAAAGGTTTTCCAAAATTCAGAAGTATTAAGAAAAATGATTTTTCATACAAAACAAATAATCAGTCAAGAGGTGGCAAATGGAATGATATTACATTAGAAAATTCTATGCTTAAAATTCCTAAATTGAAAACATTGATAAAAGTAAAACAACATCGTCCATTGCCAAAAGATTCTATTGTTAAGAATTGTACGATTTCTATGGATAACAAAGGCATATTCTATGCAAGTTTGTGTGTGGAATATGTAATTGATATTGAGCCAAAGAAGTCAGAAAAAGTTCTTGGATTAGATTATTCTCAACATGATTTTTATGTAGACAGTAATGGTAAGAAAGCCAATTATCCACACTACTACAGAAAATCAGAAGAGAAATTGAAAAGATTACAGAGAAATTTATCTCGTAAAGAATTAAAATCTAAGAATTGGATAAAACAGAAACAGAAAATTACAACATTACAAAAACATATTACAAATCAACGATTGGATTGGCTACATAAAGAATCAAGAAAAATTGCTGATATGTATGATGCGGTCGTTGCTGAAGATATTGACCTTAGAAATATGGCACAATGTTTGAAACTTGGCAAGAATGTACATGATAATGGTTTTGGAATGTTTCGTATTTTTCTGAAATACAAACTTGAAGAGCAGGGAAAACAATTTGTAAAGATTGATAAATGGTTTCCTTCTAGTAAGATGTGTCATTGTTGCGGTGCTATTAAAGAAGATTTGCAATTATCAGACAGATGGTATGTTTGTGATTGTGGATATGAAAATGATAGAGATTATAATGCAGCGATGAATATAAGAGACTGTGGAACACGGTTGTTAGCTTGGTAATAAAGTATTCAAAAGAATACAGTCCCAAGAAGCTACGAAGTCTTCAGCTTCGTGGCAGTTCACTACTCTCCTATCTCTACCTTCAATTAAAAATATTGGAGGAATTTTATATGGAAGAAATTATTTTACAAAACAAAAACGGGAAAATTTTAGCAAGTAGTCGTGATGTAGCCGAAAAGTTTGGAAAAAGAAACCCAGATGTTAATAGATCTATTAAAAATCTCATTGCTGCAAATCCAGACATGAAAGAACATTTTATTGCATCGGAATACAAAAGTTCAAGAGGTCGGTACGAAAAAGAGTTTCTTTTAGACGAAGTAGGATGGAATATATTAATTTATAAATTTGGATTTTCCGCTATGAATCCTCGATTTGAAATAAAATTCAAAACTGTATTACAAGAATTATTCCCCGGGTTAAAAATCATTCATCAATACTTTATCTCTGGACATAAACTTGATTTTTTCATTCCTGATTTAAATATGATAATTGAATATGACGAAGAGTATCACAAATATATATTAGAAAAAGATTCTAATCGCATTAATATTGTTTTAAAAAATTTACAAAATATGATTAATAATAACATGCCATTATATGATAAAGATAAATATATGAGAAAATATTTATTAAAAAATTCAGATATTCTTTCTGTTGTAAGAGTACAAAAAGGAAATGAAATAAAAGGAATAAAGGATATATGTACCGAAATTGAAAAATGTTCAAATTTTACTTGTACATATTTTATGAATCCATCTTAAGCAAATACATATGGTTTGTCAGTCTGACAAGTAAAGAGAATTGTGAATAAGATATTCGTCTCTACCAAAAACAAATAAAATCCAATGCAGTTTAGCTGTATTCTTCAATGAGAAATTGGATCTCAAGGAGAGATACGGCGGAAGTCATGAGCCGCCGGACAAGTGTAACCTCATTCGCGCTTCTCTCCTATTTCTATGGAGTGAGGAGAAATGAGGGAGGAAAAAGATGGGATTGATATTGCCACAACAAATAGAAATAAAATGGCATCCTAATACAAAACGACATTATATTGACTTGGGATATGAATTCACTAGAAATGGTGATTTTTTTTGTGTTAATGTGCAAGATTTAACAAAAGGCAGTACATATAAAATAAAAATACAATGCGACTATTGCGGAAAAACTAAGGAAATTCCATGGAAAAAATTTTTAAAATTAAGCGGAAATACATACTGTTGTCAAGAGTGTTTAAAGCATAAGAAAATTGAAAAAGATGATAACGGTAATTTATATTACGTTGAAATTCCATATCGTAATAGGTCGTGGCTGTATAATGAATATGTTATAAAAAACAGATTTGCAGAAGATATAGCGAAAGAATGTAATATTAATGTTAGAACATTAAGAGAATGGATTTCTATGTTGGAAATAGAAAAACAAAGTGCTAAAACAAAACATATTACAAAAGAGATATTAACAAATCTTTATACTGTGCAACATAAATCCGCAGTTGAAATAGGTAAAATGTATGGCGTTTCTGATGGTACAGTTCTGAATTTAATGAAAAAATACAATATACCATCATTTTCAAATTCAGAGGCTTATAAAATTTATTTATATGAAAAAGGTGGATTGGAAAAGGCTCGAAAATCACAATCTACAATGGAAAATAGAATTAAATCATCATGTAGGCAACGTGGAATAAATATAGAAGATTTTGAAGGATTTTCAACTATAGAACAACACATGGCACGAAATAATACATATTACAAAGAATGGAAAAGAAAAATTTTTGAAAGAGATAATTATACTTGCCAATGTTGCGGAATACGCGGTGGAAATTTAAATGCACATCACCTATATAACTTCTCAGAATATAAAGATTTACGATATGATATAAACAATGGTATAACATTATGTGAAAAATGTCATCTTATTAACTACCCAGGAAGTTTTCATGCAATATATGGTGAACGTAATAATACACCGGAACAGATTTATGAGTTTATAAATAACAATAAAGAAAAAATATCATAAAAGGAAGTGAGAAATAGTTGGCAGAACGAAGTAAGAGAATTTGTTTATATAATGAAGAAACAATTAAAAATATAAATCAAGAAACATTAAAATTATTTCAAAAATATCAAATCGACATGTCTATTAGAGATCTATCTGAAAATACAGTAAAGCAATATAATGCTGATTTAATGCAATGGTTTATTTACATGCATGATAACCAGTTTAATTTATCAGTCCTAGATGCTACAGAAGAAGATCTTGAAGAATATTATTATTTCAGAAAACAGCAAGGTAATAATGTAAACCGTCAGAAACGTATCATGTCTTCTATTTCAGCTTTTTATAAATTCTTGCGTAAAAAACGTCTTATAAAAGAATCCCCAGTTGAATTTATCGACAGACCTAAACAGGGGCAAGCAATTATTAAACAAACATTTTTAACATTAGATCAAGTAAATATGTTAAGAGAAAAACTGACAGAGTATGGTGACATGCAATTGCAAACTTTCATATTTTTTGGTTTATCTACAATGGCTCGTGTTAATGCAATATCTCATTTAAGATGGGAACAAGTTGATTTGGAAGAGCGCATGTGTAATGATGTTATTGAAAAAGAAGGAAAAATAGTAGATTTATATTTTTCAGAAGAAGTAAAAGATTTATTAATAAAGTTAAAAACTTGTAGAGAAAATAATAAAATTGATGATTATGGCTGGGTATTTATTACACCGTATGTTACAAAAGATAGATGTATTACAAATGGTACATTAAACGAATGGTGTAAAAAAGCAGGATTGATGATTGGAGTACCAACATTGCATGACCATGATCTTCGCCATAGTGGAAGTAATATTTTGAAAGATTTAGGTATGGAAATTCAGGATATAGCAGAATTATTACATCACGAATCGACCGAAACCACTGTAAAACATTACTTGACCGTGAACAAGAAAAAAGTCAAAGAAAATAAAGATAAATTTGTATTCTAACATTTACCATTATTTACCAGCATACCACTCTTTCATTCTATGTTATACTGTTTCTGAAGATCACAACACCGGAGGTATACATAGCTATGGAAAGACTAGTTAAAACAGGATATGTAAAAATGATTGCAATCGATGTTAGCGATTTGGAATCAAAAATTGTAGATGAAAGGAATACTAATTTTCTCTGTGATATAGAAAAATTTCAAGAAAAGTATTCTAAAACACTTACAATAAAATGTGTGTATATACATATGGATGATAACTATGATATTGCTTTTTTAGATTATAAAAAGGTCATTCCACATATTCATCCATTTGACTATATGAGGGATATCGTGAAAAAACATGATGGAAAATTAATTCAAGGAAGTGATTATTTGCGGATCACACATGAAGATGATTATGTAGAATTAACAGAAATCGATTTAAGAGATTAACGGAGGGCAATACTGCTCTCCTATTTTTGTATGTTCAGATAGTTCAATGGTAAAACGGCTGACTTGTAATCAGTTGCTCCCAGTTCAAATCTGGGTCTGAGCTTTGAATATGAAATAATTGAGAAAGGATGTGAGATATTTGGCTCAAAAAATAAGACAGTCAAGAGATGAAAGAATTGAAGAATCAATGAAATCTCCACAAAAAATAGATGTCTCTGTTGATATGCGATTCCCATTATCTAATTCAATAAATACAAAAAAGTACAAATGTTATATGTGTGGCGAATCATGGGATTCTCAGAAAAGTCATTTTTCAAAATCTGCACATCCAAAATACCAAGCAAATAACGGATATATTGAAATATGCAATGATTGTCGTGATAAATATTATAAAAAACTTATAGATTTTTATTCTGGAAACGAAGAACATGCAATTAGACATATGTGTATGGAATTTGGATGGGTATATCATATTGATGCTTTAACTGCTTCAAGGCAAATATCTGCGGATAGGAGTCGTATCAGTCACTATTTGGCAAAGAAAAATTTAGGGCAAACTGCAAGAATTGGAACCACATATTTTGACAGTATGAAGTTTGAATTTAATGAAAAACAAGGTGAAATTGTAAAATCTCGAGAACAAGCCAAATCGGAAGAGTCTACTATCACTGCCACTGCCGTTGATCGCTGGGGTGTTGGATTTGCTGAGGCAGATTATAAAGTAATGGATGAACATTATAAAATGTTGAAAAGACAAAATCCAAATTGTGATGCCAATCAAGAGATCTTTATTAAAAGTTTGTGTTCTTTATTTATGTTGCAAACAAATGCTCTGAAGCGAGGCGATTCTGATAAATATGTAAAGCTTACAGAGCAATACAGTAAAACTTTTACAAAGGCTGGATTATCTGCGATTCAAGAAACAGATAATAGTGCAAATGAATCTCTTGGAGTAACTCTTGCTACAATTTCTCAATATACACCGGAAGAATATTATAAAGATAAAGAACTATATAAGGACTTTGATAAAATTGGAGAATATTTCGATAGATTTGTTAAAAGACCACTTAGGAACCTTATGTCAGGAACAACTGACAGGGATTCAGAATATTTTGTAAAAGACGGAGACGATATTGATGAATAAACAATATGCGGACGAACGTCAACAAAATCTTTATAAAAAATTTCCAACAAGTCATTTCTTGAGTAATCCTCAAAATGTTCATAATACATTTCTATGGTCAACTTTTTTTGCAAGAAACTTACATAGATTAGCTATTGATTATCTTGGCATTCGCCTACATTTATACCAACAACTTATTTTATACCTCATGGGAATATCGCAACTTGTATGTATCGTTGCATGCCGTGCTGCAGCAAAATCTTTTATCATTGCGCTTTATGCTTGTTGCAAAGCAATAATCAAGCCAGGGTCAAAAATTGTACTTGGTTCTGCAACACGCGGACAGAGTAAGCTTATTATATCAGAAAAGATTAAAAATGAACTTATGAATATGTCTCCTGCTCTAAGAAGAGAGATCAAAGATATAAAAGATAGTGCGAATGAATCTATAGTGTACTTTAGGAATGGATCAACAATTAAAGTATTCACAGCTAATGAATTTGCGCGTGGACTTCGTAGTACAGATGCTGTACGAGAAGAGTTCCGACAAATTGATAAAAATATTGATGATAGTGTCATTTCACCATTCCAGACAATAAGGCAAGCTCCGTTTATGATTGATCCATTCTATGAAGGAATTGAATGTCTGAAAGAAGACCCAAAAGATATTTATATTTCAAGTTCATGGTTAGATGATGGACATTGGATGTGGAATTTGGTAGATCAGGCATACACAGATATGCTGAATGATAAACCTTCCGTAATGCTTGCATTTGATGAAAGTATTACGCTAAAACATAATATTCGTACTCAAAGACAAATGCAGCAAGAGAAGAAAAAACAGGATCCTATTACATGGCAAATCGAATTTTTAAATCTTAGAGTTAGAAACAATGCTTCAGCTTTCTTTACTTATTCAATGCTTAGTGATGTTCAAACATTACGTCAAGTATTTTATCCAAAAAACCATAGAGATGTAAAATTTAATAAGAAAACAAGACATTTTGCACCAAAGCAAGAAGGTGAAATAAGAGTAATTTCTTGTGATATTGCTTTTGTGGAAGGAAAGAAGAACGATAATTCTATTTATTCGTGTATTCGTGGGATTCCAGAAACTATGCGATATGAAACTGATGATTCTGAAGTTGAAGTAAAACAGGGATATAAGAGACAGTATTCTTATATTGAATCAAACCAAATTGGTGATACGACAAAACAAGCAATACGAATTAGGCAATTATATGAAGACTATGATGCGGATTATATTGTACTTGACTGTCGTAACGGGGGTAAACTTGTTGCCCTCTTCTATAGAAATATAGAAGTAATAAAGAGCGAAAGAAATCGGGAAATCTGAAATGACAATCCGAATGGAAGGCTGTGTTTAAAAACATAGTCACATGCAACGCATAGGAAGTGAACCTTTAATATTAAAGAATATAATCTTCCCACGAGTTCGCTCTACCTAAAATTTAAAATGAAAGAGAATTGTTGAATAATTATCAACCCCTCTTATATTAAGGAGACGTTATGCTACAACGCCTCCATTTTTATTAACAATATTTAATAGGATGCTTTTATTTTAGATCATGGTAAAAAGGTATGCTGAACTAATAAGAATAAAAATTATTAGAATTATAAGATAAAAAGCTTATAAGATAACAAAAATTGACACAAGTTTTATATTCACTTGGTAAAACATTATATGACGAAAGTCGTGGAAAGGAATATTCTCCACTAAAATGCCTAAATAACGACACATATGCAGATGTTGTTAAAAATCCAAATGCGCCGGCAGTAATCTACGCAATTAACGCTACTCAAAAATTAAATAGTGATATTGCATATAGTTTCAGACGTTCCTTAATGGAACACAGAACAGAATTGCTCGTAAACCTTAATACAGCGATTGAGGAAATTTTATCTGAAAATGATGATTATAAGAACGAAATGGATTTAAATATACAATTTGAGTTTGAACGACCATTTCTTGAAACTCAGGCAATGATCAGTGAATGTGCCGAGTTACTATATGAAAAATCACCACAGACAGGAATTGTCAAAGTATATGAACAAGGTTCAAATTGCAAGGATAGATATACCTCTTGTAGTTATGGATCATATTTCTTTGATCAGTTAGAACTTGATTTACTTTCAACAGATTCCGACTATGAATTTACATGTCTTATAAATTAACAGAAAGGAGGAGGACATGCCAGAAGTTAATAAAGAGCAATCGGTAGAGATTCAAAACGAGTCCTCTCCTGCTGCTAATATATATGAATTTAATAGTTTTGTATCACCGATGGATATAAGTAGCTTATTCTCGTGTGGTATTTACGATTACTTTTCTAAAGAAGAAATAGATTCTATTTTACGTGATCCTATCGGGAATCACGATGCTGCAATTCGATTATCAAATTTTGTATATACCAAAAACGGTATCGTATCCAACTCAGTCGATTATATGACTGCTCTACCATGTCTTGATCGTATTTTAATAAGTAAAAATAAACGAAACACAAAGACAGTTCAGGCAAATAAAGCATTAATGAAATCTGTCCTAGAAAAAATTGATGACAGACAATTTATCAGAAATGCATTGTTTACAGATATGTTAGATGGAATCGCTTTTTTCTATTTTGAAACGAAAAAGAAGAACTACGATAAGACCAAATTTATGACTGATTATGATGTAGAAAATATTGTAGAAATCAATGAGGTCGGAATTAATGCTTCCATTATTTCCTTACCGTGGAAATATACTAAAATTGTTGGAAAGAAGAATGGTCGATATGTACTTGCATTTAATCTAAGATATTTTGACGACTATACCGGAGACAAGCTGGAAAGAAAATTAAGAAAATATCCTGAAGAAATTGTAAAAGCATACAATAGTCGTAATACTCGGACTACCGGAGGAGACTGGGTTATTCTTGACAACGATCATACAATGTGTCGAAAAATCAAATGCAAAGATTCTGAACCTTGGGGTCGAAGTTTAATTATTGCTGCACTTGCAGATGTATTATACAAGGACTATTTCACAGATACGAAAAGAAACGTGTTAGATGAAATTAACAATAAAATTATCTACCAGACATTTCCGGAGGGGAAAGATAAAGGTTCAAGTTCTCTTACTGGAAAACAACAGGAGCAGCAACATGCAACGGTCAGACAAGCAGTTATGAATAAAAATTATCGTGGTGGAATTTCATTTTTCAGTGTTGCCGCCGGTACGAAACTTGATTCTATAGATGTATCTACGGATATTTTCGATAGCAAAAATGAATCTGATTTAAATGATCAGATTTCTCTTGACTTGGGTATTTCATCTGCTCTTATTGGTGCTATGACTACAGGAAACTATGGAGCATCACAAAGCAACCTAGAAATGATAACGGCACAACTATATGTATGGGTAAATGAATGGCAAAATGAATTGAATTATGTGATCAATAAAAACATTATTCAAAATGAGAAAAACCGGGTTGAAGTTTACTACTTCCCTACTTCATTCGTAAATCGAAAAAGCTTTTTTGATATGATGAAAGGTTTGTACGATGTTGGAGGATCGTTGAGTTTCCTCATTGCGAGTACAGGTGTGGATCCCGATGCGTACTTCTCGGTTTTGGATGAAGAAATAGATAATAAAATATACGAAAAATATTTGCCACATCTTAATAGTAATACAATTTCTAAAAATGATGATGTCGCCGGAAGACCCAAAACGGAAACACCAACAGAAAATACAATAAAAAGTAGGGATAATGGTGGAAATAATATCCCTAGTCCAAGTGACAATAAATAATATGAAGAGACCAATTTAGGGTTTCTTTTTTATTGATAAAAACTTTAAAAGGAGGATAAATCTTATGTTGAATAATATCCTCGAAATTTCTCAGCGATCTAACAAAAATGGTCGTGTCCCAATCAAAATTGCACTTCTTAAAATTCACGATGATCCAAAAGAAACAAACAAAAATGGTATTCATTGGAAAAAAGAATATGTGTTAAACGCAATTGATTCTGTTAAAGGAATGCCATTGTGTTGTGAATTTGCATCTGAAGATAAATCATGCCCACTCGGTCATGGATTGACAGGTGAAGTTGTGGATTCAAATGGAGTTCATGAACCAGTATTTGAAAACTCTGAAGTGGTAGGAACTTTTGAGAAGGCAGAAATCGAAACAATTAAAGATATCAATGGAGATGAAATAGAGGCTTTGTGTGGGTACGGGTATTTATATTATCAGAGATATCCAAAATTGGTTGATTGGGTGCGAAAGGGATTTGCAGTAGGTGAAGTGTGCACTTCTATTGAAATTATGGGACTAAAAGAAAATGATAACAAAATCATATATGAAAATGGATATAACGAAAATATGAGGTCGCCCATGATTTATTCATTCTCGGGGTGTGCTCTCTTAAGTATTTCTCCAAGTGACGATGCGGCTGTGGTACTTGAGATTTCGCAGAGAAAAACTACAAACAAGGAGGAAAAGAAAAACATGGAATTCAATAAGAAAGAGTTTGAGGAGGTTCTCAAATCTACTCTTGCAGAAATTAATAGCGAAAAGAAATCACATGATGATGAAGTTTCTGAACTGAATAACAAGATTACAGAACTGAATTCACAGATCGAAGCAAAAGATGCCGATATCGCTGCTAGAGATACACAGATTGCAGAACTGAATGCAAAAGTTGAGCAGATGGAAAAAGATATGAAAAAGAAAGATGATGAAAAAGAGGATCTCGAAAAAGAGGTAACAAAAGCAAAAGCATCTGAAAAACTTTCTGAGATTGAGGCTGCTCTAAAAGACTTTAGTGATGAAGAAAAAGAAGTCGCTAAAGAAGATATTAAGAAATTAAAAGATGAAATCAATGCATGTAAAAAGAAATCAGAGTTAAACAATGTCACATCTGAAATCAATTCTATCAAATCTAAAATCTGCATGAATATTGTTGCAAAACAGAAACAGGCAGAATCTGAAGCTCGTATTTCTGAGCAGAATTCAGAAGAAACAAAAATTGAAGATATTTTCTCAGAAGTATGTAGCGAGAAATATGTCGATGACGATGAAGAAGTAAATATTTTTTAAGGAGGACAAACTAAATGATTAAATTTAGAAGAATCTCACAGATCGAGAAGTTATACCCTTTTGTGGACGCAACCATTGATAAAGATGCTCTGAATGGAGATTTTGGTTCAGTTACAACAGGAAAATTTGCACCAAAGGCAGATGCAAAACAGGCAATTATGCAGGTTGAAGTTGGAGACAATATGGGAATGTCAGAATATAAAATCCCTGCTGGATCTCATGTAAGAGTCGTAGACTTTGAAAAACTTGAGGGGCAGGAAATCGAAGTATACGGTGCTCAGTTACCAGCAACTTTTGCAAAAGGAAATAAACTGAAATCTGATGCAACAGGAAAATTAATTACAGGTGCAAGTGTAGCTCCTTATTTTGAAGTAACTGAGATTATTGGAAACAAAATTGGTCTTGTTGCCAAAGTTGTTACAAAACAAGACTAATTGAAGGGAGATAAAATACATATGAGTTATACATTTGAATTAAATAATGAACGTAGAGATGCTTCTTTTGTAAGTGGGAAAATTAATGCTAATTCCCCAGTTGTAGAAGTATTCTCTGCTATGACAGATGGTAGAGAACTGCCTAAATTTAATAACAAAAATACAGCTGATGCTGCAGCTAAATATATTAAAGAGTTAAATAGCAGAGCTGCAACAAATGATCCAGTTGCTATTTCTGAAATCAATGAACTGAGACGTTTTAAAATGCAGCCAGTGTTGATGCAGGAAATCAAGTTACTTGGAATTTACGGAAATTACAAACCGATCGGATATAACGAATCTTGTGAAGTAGAAATCACAGAGTACGTAAATACTGGTGCTGAAATCCAGGCTGCTGGACAGGATGTAAAATTCCCGACTATCAGAAAAAGACGTGTACCGATTGCAACAACTACTATTTCTGGTGGTTATGCAGTTGACTACAGAAAAGCAGCACTTGGAGATATGAGTGATGAGAACGAGCTTCAGGAACAGGTTCGTGTAGATATCAGAAACAAAGCTGCTAAATATGTAGTAGATGAAACATACAAAGCGATTAAAAATGCGAAAGGTGTGAAATATTTCTTCGAGGGAGCTGGTCTTACAAAGACAGGTGTTGATGGTGTTATCGCAAATGTTAGACGTTTTGGTAAACCAACAGTCTCTGGTGATTACGCTATGATCGCACAGTTCAATGGATTCGCTGGATATGAGGGAACAACACCGACTGTAAACGGAATCTCTCGTACAATTATGGATGAAATTCATAATACAGGACTGATGGGTGTATACAATGGTGCTACTCTTGCAGAAATTCCAAACCCATATGACTTAACAACACTGAACAAAGATGGTACAAACTTTGAAACGATGTTGCCGGCAGGTCTTGCATTTGTAATGCCACAGGGAGGACAGTCTCCGATCCATATGGTAACAAGAGGTGGACTGACAACATTCTCTGGAAATGATGTTACAACTGGTATGCAACTCTCCCGTTTTGACTTGGAGTTTGGTTGTCTCGTAGTCGAGGGAAGAGAGTACGAAGTAGGAATGCTTCATGACCAGAACCTCGATTCTCTTGGGAAATAAATTATTTGAATAATAAGAGGCAGTTTAATCTGTCTCTTATTTTAGTTTAAAGGAGAGCAATAACATGAATGAATATTTCTATTGTTATTCGAAAAAATTATCACACTTCATTATGGCATATGACATTCCTTATGTATCAAAATCTGTAAACAAGAAAAATGGTATGCCATATCACACATTTAAAAAGTCAGAACGGCTCGATAAAGTAATTGCATTATATAAAACTGTTATCCATGCCGTTTAAATAATTAGTTGATAAAAATACAATAATTGTTACGGAGGAAATAAAATGGCTGAAGAAAAAAATACAGTTGAAGAATTAAATCTTGAACAGAAAGTAACTGTTAGAAGTATCGCAAACTGGACAACGGGATTTAAGAGAATTGAAACAAATGGAGATGTTACTATTCCGCCAAATGGAACCGTACGTCTTCAGAGAAGCGAAATCATCGCACAGATTCAGAACGGAAACCGTTTACTGACAGGTATTGACGATAGAGGTTCTCATGCAACACTCTATGTTGATGATAAGCCTACAAGAGTTGAGGTTGATTTTGATAGTGATGACGGCACTATGACGCAGGCTGTACTTACTACAGATGCGGTCAAAAAGTTATTTGAATATAAAACTATGAAGACTTTTGAAAGCAAATTGCAGGAATTAGTAGCTACAAGAGCTGAGGAAATTGCAATTCTTGAAATTATTAAAAAAGAGAAGTTTAACGATTTTGAAAAAATCAGAGTTGTTGAAAATTATGTTGGATATAAGATTTAGAGGTGAATTTAAATGGGTAATACAACCGCCAACGAAGTGATACAATCATTTGAATCTTCTTTTGCAGATAAAACTGTATTGCCTGTATCACTGGAAATGGAATGGTTTAAAAAGGCTGTTGGAAGATATTCAGCAGAATTAAGCGATTTGAATTTTGATGTAGAACTGAATCAATTCGATACAAGGCTTGATCGATATACAATCGATACACTTGCAGAATTTATGAAACAGTCTTATCAAGAACGTCAATATTCAAAAGTCAATAAGCGTATTAGTATAACTGGTAAAGATTTAGGAATTGACGGATCTAATGGATCAAAAACTGCAACAAAAGCGGAACTTGATTATGTTTCAGAAAAAGCAAATACAATGGTTAGCAATCAAAAAGTAACTGCTTTTCTTTAGGAGGGTGTTATGCAAGATTGGTATTTATTAAATCAAGACACTCGTCCAAACGCAACAGGCGGTTATGAAAATGATGCATTTATGGAGAATAAAGATGATGCATTTGCTGAAGCATTGGGAACAGACATTGCTACTTCCGTAATCCTTTATAACAGTGATTTAAGCATTTCAAAACAAATTAGATGTATTATTCAGGGCAACACTGCAAATACACAATTGAAATCTCTTGAAAGGACAGTTTTATTTCAAATCGGAACAGTAAAGGCTGGTATGTATATCTTTTTTGAAAATCGATACTGGCTTATAGACGGGTATCCCGGTAATAACGGAATTTACGAAAAAGCAACAATGGTACTATGCCAATATTTATTAAGATGGCAAAACTCTTCTGGTGAGATAATTGAACGTTGGTGTAATGCAGTTTCTGCATCAAAATATGATGTCGGAGAAAATGGGAATTTTACAATTGCCTTATCTTCTAATACATACACTATAAAGCTTCCAGGAGATGAAGAATGTTTGAATCTTGATCGTAAACGTGTATTTATTGATAGAAAAAAGATAAATCCGGACAAAGTTTTTAAATTAACTAGAAGCGATGATGTTTTATATGATTATGGCGATGAATATCATGGAAGTATTTTAAGCTTCATTGCAGATAAGACGGAATTAAATCTACAGACAGATAATCGTGAATTAAAAATATGCGATTATATAGATGTAAATAATCCTGTTACACCTGAAGATGGAGAGAAACCAGAATTACATATTTTTGCGGATATAATCGGAAATGATTCTATTAAGATAAATAGATTAAAAACTTTTTATGTAAAATTCTTTAGTGATAAAAACAAAACGATTCCCATAACCTATTCCGATTTTAATTGGAAGATTGATTCAGATATGGAATTAGAAAATACAATTAAAGAAAATTCAGTTAGTATAAAAGCTACAAACGATAAGTATATTGGAAAATTTTTCAAATTGCAGATTGTAATCAATAGTGTAATTATTGCTGAGAAGAAAATCGAAATCTGTAATTTATTCTAGGAGGCTTAAAATGAGCAAAACTGTTTTAAGAGATATAGGAATTTTTAAGACCAATCTTCTATTGTCATTTTTAGATTCTCCTGATATTTGTGAACTTCTTTTAGGGGAGAATTATACATCAGATGATATTGATGATTTGGTATATACACAAGTCTTCCCATATTTATATATTGACGAAACACAAACTGAAGTTCTTCCATACTTATGCGTAGAAGTAAATTTCAGAAGACAGACACGTACAATGAAAACAATGATAATTACGGTTTATGCATATTGCCACAAAGATTGTATGGAATATCATAAAGATGGGTATTCTGGAACTCGTGCAGATATTTTAGCAGACATGGTAGAACGTCAATTACAAGAATCGAATAAATATGGTATAGGAGAATTAACACTACAATCTGTTGGTTATTACTTCCCTAATAATAAGTATTATGGAAGACAATTAACCTTCGAGACATCAGATTTTAAATTCAAGAAGGTATAATGATGAAGTTAGATTATTTCGATTTAATCTCTCCTCTCCCACTTGAATTATATAAAATAGGTCATATCAAATCTCCAAAACTAAAAGAAATTGCGGAGATATCATACTTTACATATGCACAATATGTATCATTTCTGAAAATGAAACCCATTGATTATTATGATAATTTAAATGAAAACAGTAATGATGAAATCAAAGAAATGATAGCCACTACGAAATATGATTTGCTTCTTTTGGATTCAAACTTTCGTGATATTATTTGTGCTGCTTTGAATTTTTTCTTTGAGGAAAATTTTAAATGGTACGAAGAATATGAAGCATTCATTTCAATGTCTACTTTACAGGTAGAACCTGGGAAAGAACCCGAATATTTCGTAACAGGAATGATTAGTAAAGATAATTATTCAGAAATTGTAGACGTCATTTTGCAGCGTGTACACATCACAAAAGATGAAAATGAAGTTGATGATTTAAGCAAGGTAAAAAACAAACGCGGACTGAGGAACTATTTAAAAATCCATAAAGGTCGAAAAAAATTCAATAAAAAGACTGGCGGAAATTCTTCATTAACGCTCCCTAACATTATTTCATCCGTTGCTTCTAAAAGTAATAATTTAAATTGGGATACTATATGGAATATTACAGTCTTTCAATTATTTGATACTTTTGAACGGCTGCAAATCATAGATCAATATGATGTATTTTCTACACAAGTGGCTGTGTGGGGAGATAAAGAAAAGAAATTCAAGTTTGGTACTTGGAGTTCAAATATATATGAAAAAGACTAAAACACTGAACAGTCAGTGTTTTTTTATTACAAAACTTAGATTAGGAGGTAATACACAATGGCTAATATTTTTGGTAAACAAATGGCTAACCGTGAGGTATGCGATTTAGTATTTGTGGATTATAAAACACAGAAACCTTTCCTTTTCTGTGATTATGCTAACACATCTAGTCAGGAATTAACTGGTGAAAACGTGTTTGCTTACGGTGGAAAAGGTCATCCAAAGAAAATTACTTTCTCTGGAGAAAGAGCTGGTACACTTACAATTGAGACACAGATTCAGACACCTAAACTTTGGGAACTGATGACAGGTGGTAAGGCTTCTAAGACTGCAAGCATTATGCAAAGAGAAAAATGTAAAATTGAAGCATCTAATAAGGTAAATGTTTCAAATAAGAAAGCAACTCTTAAGAAGGAGACGGTTTGGGTCTACTCTGCTGATGACACAAATTTAGAAACAGAATTAAAAGTGACTAGTGTAACTTCACAAGAAATTACATTAGAATCTGGAGAAGTTGGAAATGAAGTTATCGTATTCTATCTTACAGAAAGATCAGACGTATATAATATCAACATCAAATCTACTGATTTCCCGAAAGCATTTACAGTTTATGGCGATACATATATGAAGACGACAGATGAAGATATTATGCCTTATCTTTTCAAAGCATACAAAGTTATCCCACAGGCAAATATGTCTCTTTCTTTTGCAAACTCAGGTGATCCGGGTACAGTAACATTAACTTGCGATATGATGGTTGATGATGATGGAAATATGCTTGATTTAACCCTTCTTCCGGATGAATCAGTGGGGGAACCGTAACCCCTGCTGATAATGCCTTAATAGGTAGGGGTAAAATCGGTAAGGCAAAAGTTGGTAAATCAGAATAAAGGATGTGAGTAAAATGGCTTATTTGAAAAAAACATGGAGTAATGATGAAGTTATTACTCAAGATGCCATGAATAATATCGAAAATGGTATAGCTGCATTAGATGCCAAGGCGGTAAATGCTGTTGCAGGTTCCAAAGATGGGTTTATATCCAAAGAAGATAAATCAAAGCTTGATGGTATCACACCACAGGCAAATAAATACGTTCTTCCGGCGGCAAATAAAACAACTATCGGAGGAGTAAAGCAAATGGCTTTGATCCAAGACCTGTCTACGGAAACAACGACTGACTTAAAGGATAAAATCAATGCAATTCTTGCCGAATTGAAAAAACAAGGAATCATGGCAAATTCATAACAATAAGAGTGATAGATATTTAGTGTGTATATGTATGGGGTAAATATCTATCACTGGTATTTACCCCATTTTTTTACTCCATCAACAAAAGTTTGGAGTGATGAAAATAAAAAAATTTGATAAAGAGTACCGTACTGATTCTTCACAAGAAGTATGTTTTTTATCGGAATGTGGCATTAGATATACATTTGTAAAGACAGAAAACGGTGTGACTGTATGGAAATATAAAAAAACAAAAGAACTTGGAGTTGCTTTATCTAAGTTCTGGGATGAATATACAAATTAAATATAGGTTGTTCAAGATAATGAATATAAAAGTGGATGTCATATTTTTGAGTTGGTTTCACACAGTAAATTGACAATAGTATTAAAGGACTACCGCTCTCCTATTTTTGGAAAGGATAATACTTATGATCAACTGGAAAGTAAGATTTAATAAAGAAAATATTTTATTTATTGCTCAAGTTATTTTGTCTGTTGTTGCACCTGTACTTGGGTATTTCGGTTTACAGGCATCTGATCTAACAACATGGAGTATGGTCTGGCAAACATTTCTTGATGCAATCAGTAATCCATATGTAGTATTAATTGCTGCAGTGTCGTTCTTTAATGCTATCACAGACCCAACAACTAAAGGTTTCTCTGATAGTAAAATTGCGATGACGTATAATACTCCAAAGAGTAAAGAGGTTGATGCTAAAAAATAGAAAGGAACTAAATCATGGAATATGTTGAAAAATTCTTCGAAATGGATTTAGTTGCTTTTACTTTGGGCTTAATAATCGCCGGATTGGCACTTGTATTTATGTATGAATTAGCTGTTAAAATTGGAAATACATTTGGAATTGAATTTACTCACATTAGACAGAGACGCGAAGAGCATGAATTATTAGTAAAAACGTCTGAAAATCTCACTAAATTACAAGAAAAACAAGAAGAAGATCGTATTCGCTCTGACAAACATGATGAGGAAATCAGACAAGAAATTGAAGAATTTGCTCTTGAACTAAAGAATGCACTTGTAGAACAAAAAAAACAGTTAAACACATATGCACAAAACAGAATCGATGACCGCGAAAAATCAAAAGAAATTAGACAAGAACTAAATTGTTCCATCGATAAATTAGCTGAAGGTGCTGTTGAAAGAAAAGAACAAATCAAAGCCCTTATGTGCGGGACAATGGAGCTTCTTGGTGATAAAATTGATCAGAGATTTAGTAAATACATTGCAATGAAAGGTATTCCAGAAAATGAGGTTGCGGAATTTGACGGATTATGGAATGCCTATCACAATGAATTAAAAGGGAATCACGGCAGAACAGAAAAATACAAATATGTAAAAGAGCATTTACCCGTTTTGCCTATTAAAATTAATCCAATTTATGAAGAAGGAAAATCTACAAAATAATAAGTTGAGGGGTTGCTTTGTGGTAACTTCTCTTCTTATATAAAGAGGTGATAAAAATAAATAGATCAAAATTTAATGTAGATAAAGATAAAAGCAAACGTACCTATAATGGAATCGTATTTGATTCTGTATTAGAAATGAAATACTTTCGTGACGTTCTTTGCCCGAAAGTGGAGAGCGGTGATGTGGTTAAATATGAATTGCAAAAGCCATATGAATTGCAACCAAAGTTTCGTCATGATGGGAAGTCTGTTCAGCCAATTAAGTATGTGGCTGACTTTTTTATTATATATAAAGATGGACATGAAGAAGTTATTGACACCAAAGGATGTCCAGATTCAGTCGCACTATTAAAAAGAAAATTATTTTGGTATAAGTTTCCTGATGTTGATTACAAATGGATTACTTGGGTGAAAAAATTTGGAGGCTGGATTGAGTATGAAGAATATAAACGACTCAAACGAGAAGAAAAACGTACTCAAAATAATTAATTAAAATAATATATTCTATTTACTACTCTTCTATTTTGTGATAATGTAAAATTATCAAATTAAATAGGAGGGAATAGATTATGGCTAGACCTAAAAAAATTGTCGAAATTAATTATGATGAAGCGATTACAAAAGCGCAAGAGGAACTCGAAGTCCTTTCTCAAAAAGCAAATGTTATAAAAATACAAATTAAAGATAAAAAAGCAGAATTGAAAAAATTAGAACGTGATAAAATTGCTTATGAGGAATGGAAGAAAGAACAAGAAAAAGTTATTCGCACAAGAGAAATAGCTGAATTAATTTCTGAATCAGAGTACAGTTTGGACGAAATTAAAGAACTGCTTATTGGGGATAATTCAAACAAAGTAAGTTCTTCTGCTGATTCTCAATAGAAATAAACTAAATAAAATTTATTAAAGAGTCGATTTATGTCGGCTCTTTTTTGATGTAAAAATAAAATAATTTTTTGTTTTTGAAAAGGAGATTTAAAAAATATGAGAAAAGCAAATATGAAAATTAAAGAAAACATTTCTTTTGCAGATAAAATTAATGCCATTGAATATATTGTGGCAAGTTATTTTTCTTTTGACGATGACGGATATATTGATGATTATACCCCATACTTTTATGGAATCGCAACTATGGAAGCATATGTAAAATATTTCTTCGAAGGATTAGAATTTGATGAGGGCGAATACATCTACTCTTCTATTTCAGAAGATGATGAAGTAATGGATTTAATCAAAGTGTTTGGAAAAGAAAATCTCTCAACTATTACATATATCGAAGATAATGTAATTGATAAGGTCGAATTTATGAAACAGAAATATTTGAATGATTTATCTAATAAAAAAGATTCGCTTTCAAATCTTTTAGATGCATTATCCACTGGCATTACTTCTTTTCTTGATCAATTAAAACCAAATGAGATTAATGAGTTTATGAAGAAGTTTAATGAATCAGGACTTACGGCAGATAATTTAGTGAACTCATTTTTGCAGAGTGACTTTAAAAAAGGAAAAGACAAGGAAGTTTTAGATGTAAAGAATGAGCAGATTCGAGAATTTTCTAAGATTGTCGGAGATGATAAAGCCAGACAGGTTCTTGAGAGAGCATTGGCAATTCATTCTACTGGTGAGAATCTTCCTAATTAAATAGGTGTTTTATGGCAAAAAAAGTATCTAGTTTTTTAGAAGTTAAAAAATTGATGGAAAAAGATGTTCGTGCAGGAATGGATGCTGCAAGAGATGAAGTAAAAGTAAAATTAGAAGATAATGTAATGGGATATTATGATATTGGAAACCCTGTAAAATACGAAAGAACAGGAACGTTGTTAGAATCGCCTAATACTACTCCTGTTTCTGGTGGAGAGAATTTGTTTAAATTTAAAGCAGAAATGGAAGAAAGTATTTCTTATCATACTGGAACACCGTATACAGGAGCACAAGTAATTGATGCAACAGAACAAGGTCATTCAGGAACACTTGGTAAACATGGATATTTTGCAAAAACAGAAGCAGAGATACCAGAAATTGTGGACAGAAACATGGCGAAATTCTTAAAGTGATATAGAAAACCCCGGAGATACTACTCTCCGGGTAAAATGACGATGATAAATAATGGATGATACACATGAATTAAGAAGAGGTTATATACAAGAATTACTCGTTAAAATATGAAACAGAGAAATTAAATTTAATCCAATTGAGAATCTTGAAATTACATTGTGTAGTTTTTATATTACGGCTAAATAACATCTTAACTACAACCAATAAAATAATTGCAAGAATTGTCAATATTATAAGTAAACTTAAAATTATAATCTGTGTCACATTTCACCTCCCCTCTGTACAATAATGTGCCAGAAAGGAAGTTTTCATGAGAGACCCTCATATAGAATGCTGATTTTTCAAGCATAAGATAATACCTTCGACTTTCTAGTGCATATGCACTATTTATATCATTTTGCATACATATTGTATGCTCCCACAGGAGCCTATTAAGACAGACTGCCAGGCATATACCCGTGACAACGGATTGATTGTGGTGGATCCAATCGACATATACCCATTTACATTATATCAAATATTTTCAAAAAATAAATATAGTTTTCTACTAATGCTCTCTTTCATGAGGGCTTTTATTTTGCTCAAAAATGAAAGGAGTGATTTATAAAACATGAGTCAATACGAAGTTGATGTCGTTGCAAAAGTTCAGGATTCTGCGCTAGATGCTGCACAGGCGAAGCTGGACAAATTAACGGCAAAAGAACACACCATTAAACTTGGAATAGATGATGCGAAATTTAATGCTTCTAGCATTCCCAATTTAATAAAAGAGATTGAACGATCCGGGTCGTCAGCTGGAAGAAAATTTTCAAGTAGTTTTCAATCGTCTGTTAGTAATAAGAAAAATAAAATTAGTTTTGACTTTGATTTAAGTAAAGCACAGGCAAATGCCACCAAACAAACAGAACAAACTATACAAAGTATTCAAAGAAAATTATCAACAAGCAAATTAGATTTGGACGTTTCTAATTTAGGTAAGCAAATTAAAAATCTTGAATATAGCTTAGATGGTAGTGAATTTAAAAATTTAGAATCATCTTTAAAAAATGTAAATAATCTGTCAGAGAAACTCAAAGGGAATTTTGATGATAATTTTAATTTAAAAAGTAATAGCAATATTAATGACGTTATTGAAGACTACAATAGGCTTCAGAAAGCAATTGAAAAATGTAATAACGAAACTAAGATTGCAGCAAATTCACAAAGTGGATTATTAAAACATAATGAAGGTCTGATTGCAAGTCAAAAAACTATTTCATTTGTAGAAAAAAATACAAAGCTTACAAAAGCGTACCGTCAGGAATTGCAACAACTAGCAAAATTACAACAAGAGGCGACTAGTAAATGGCAATTAAATGATTTAAATAAACAAGTCGCTCTCGTCAAAGCTCGTGCAGAAGCCGAAGGAGTCACTGGTCGATCTGTACTCAATGAGTTGGGTAGAGGTTTTAAGCAAATCGCGCAGTTTGCAACTACATACGGCGTTATTGAAAGAGGTATTGACTCAATATCACAATCAATTGAACAACTTAAACAAGTTGATGATATTCTTACTGAAATTTCTAAAACATCTGATTTATCATCTTCTTCTCTAAAACAGTTAGGGCAAGATGCTTATGGATATGCAAGTAATTATGGTAAAACTGTAACCGATTATTTACAAGGTGTTACAGAAATGAGTCGAAGCGGATTTTATGGACAGCAGGGCGTTGATATGGCAAATGTCTCAGTGTTGGCACAAGCTGCCGGTGATATGAATGCTGATACAGCTAATAGTTATCTGCTGGCTACTAATGCTGCTTACGAATATGCAGGCTCTGCTCAAAAATTGAACGATGTACTTGACGGACAAAATATGATTAGTAAAATAGTCATGCTGTATAGAAATATACGGCTTCATAGTTGGCTTTTATCCCGGGAAGCCTAGAGATAGGTAATCGGGAGGATAAGTTAAAATGTGGTAGAAAGAGGTTTAATATAAATAATAATAATTTAAAATCATGGGAAAAATTAGCGACTTGCCATGTTTGTAATCGAGAGTTTATAACAACAAAATATAAACTTGATAATAATAAAAAAGGTGTATTTTGTTCTCGAAAATGCTATGCAGATTTTCAAAGGGAGCAATTTTCTGGAAAATCGAATCCGAGATATACAGAAAAAATCAGTGTTATTTGCGACAATTGCGGCAAGCATTTTGAGAAAATTCCATCATTAACTCATAATATAAACAAACAAGGAGAATCTCACAATTTTTGTTGTTATGAGTGTTATTGGGAGTATAGAAGGAAATATTACGTTGGAGATAAATTATACAATACAGGTAAGAAAATGGATCAAGAATTTTGTAATAAAGTAAGAAATGCGACTTTAAAACAATATTCATCAGGAAACTTAAATAGGCAAACAAAACCACAACGAATCATAAATTCAATATTAGATGAATGTGGAATACATTATGAAAATGAAAAAATATTTAAATATTACTCTGTAGACAATTATTTACCTGATTATAACTTGATACTGGAAATTATGGGAGATTATTTTCACGCAAATCCTCTCCTGTATCCTGATATAAACTCATTAGATAAAATACAAGAAAAAGATGTTTATCGTGACAAACGTAAAAATACATATTTAAAAAGATATTATAATATAGACGTTTTATATATTTGGAGACTGATATTAAAAATAATCCCAAGTTATGTAAAGAATTAATTTTAAAATATATTGAAAATAACGGAAAGTTGGATGATTACAATTCATTCAACTTTTCTTTATATGAAGAAAAGTTAGCAATGAATAAAAATATTATTAAACCACATTTTAACCCCCTAACGACTAAGTTATAATACGGTGACGTATTATACACGCCAACCTCGATAGATATAGTCTATCCGCTATCTTTATGAAGCGCCTAACGTTAAACGAGGGAGAAGATATAGTCTGCTCTCATAATATAATCGGAAAATGAAATATGAGAATTAAGAAGAAATTCTTAATCGCCATAAATCTTTAATTTATGGTCAGTAGTTTCTATTATTAAATAGGAATGAAAGTAACAGAAGGAAGTAATAGGAACAGCGTTTCAATGACAGATCTTGCAGAAGCTACGACTCAGGCAGGTTCTATGGCGGCGCAAACAGGTGTTTCTGTAAACGAATTATCCGCTTTGGTCGGCACAGCTGTATCGAGAACAAAAAAATCGGGAAACGAAATTGGAACCGCATTAAAAGCCTTATTTGTCAACTTAACAAATACTTCCAACGATAAAGTTGTAAGCACTTTAGATAATGTTGGGATTTCAATGACAAAAATGGTGGGCGACTCAGAATATTTAAAAACACCTATCGAATTACTAAAAGAATTGTCTGATGTATATAATGCTTTACCAGATGGATCGACCGAAAAAGCAGATATTTTAAATAATATCGGTCAAAAACATCATGCCAATGTTCTCGCATCCATTCTTTCAGGTCAGCAAGATTATGACAAAATGCTAAAAGATTATTCTGAAGGATCAGGTAGTGCAGCTATTGAAGCAGAAAAGTCGGCAAATAACTGGAAAGGAAGCTTAAATCAACTTTCTAACTCTTGGCAACAATTTATTTCAAACTTTGCAGATGCAGGACAAATTACATCCGCAGTTCAACTAATTAATCAGTTAGTTAAAGGATTTGACGGATTGGTAAAAGCAGTATCACCACTTGGAGTGCTTTCAATTGGGGGAGGAGCTTTTGCATTTTTTAAAAACTTAGATTAACCTATAAAACACAGGGTTACATATATAATAAAATAAGTAAAATATTCCTATATTATATATGAGTCTAGCCGACATAAGATTTACAATATTATGGCATTGTAATATCAAGTGGCGGAGCATGGTGAGTTCCATATATTTATTATGGTTTTGACCCATAGAGGAGTAAATGCTTGAAATCTTATTTTGCAAATCATACCCATAACAGTAGGTAGGGAAACCCAAATAAATGATTTGTTCTTATATGAATATTAATATGAAAATGTTAAGACATCTAAGTAAGAATATAAAGGACAACGAGCAGGACAATATCTGAGTTAATTCTTTTGGCGTATATAATGAAGGTCATTAACAGATAGTATCCCCAGAGACATACCCATCCTCGGAGAGAATAACTGCCATAAATGCTATTCTTCTTTTAAGGCATAGTGCGTATTGCGATTTAGAAAAGTTTTAGTAATACGTTACTGGCAATCTGACTTAACATAGACTGTCAGTACCATGTGTGGCATAGATATATGCTTTTAAAACTTCCGACAAAATCTGGAGTGCCGTAACCAATATAATCTTCGGATTATTTTCTAGCAGCAAATCTCTAATGCTGTTTGGTTCCAGTGATATGAGAAAATTTACACAAAAACAAAACACATGTTCCGACTACTCTTCTATTCGTTATTGGTATATAATAGAAATAATACTAATGATGAGAGAGGGATAAAAATTGGATGAATATATTTTATTTTTAGATGAAACTAAACCAAATTTTAAAAATCCATATTTTTGTTTAGCTGGATTTTGTATAAAGCGTAGTGACTATGAAAATGTTCTAATTCCTAAAATTAACAAAATCAAAAAAGAAATTTTTGACGATACATCAGTTATATTTCATTATAATGACATAAAAAGAAACAAAGGTGCTTTTACAGTTTTAAAAGATGATGGGATGCGAAATAAATTCTGGCAATCGATCAAAAATACATTAAATGATATCACTTTTAGTGTATTTGGTGTTTATTACGAAAAAGAAGCTATGACTGAAGTTTTTGGGAATGGAGCAACTACTCAGTATGATATTGCTTTTCGTCATTTGTTAGATAACTATATGCATTTTTGTATAGAAAACAAGGCGCATGGTCATATTTGTATTGAATCAAGAACTTTTAAAGAAAATATGCTTTTGCAAGAAATTTTTTATAATTATTTAACACATGGATCATCTTATTATCAAAGTGAAGTTATAAAAAAATATTTGACAAGTATAGGATTTTTAATAAAAGGAGATAATTGTATTGGTTTACAAATAGCAGATATAATACCAGTTAGGCTGATGAGAATTAAAAATGGTCTTTCTGACAATTACAAACTTGGAGATTTGTTTAATAGCAGGCTATATAGAACACAGGATCAAAAATATGAGAACATTGTTGGTTTACGGAAAATAATATAAAACTATTGAATATTTATTTGTTTTATGATATTATAATGTTGTATATGGAATTAGTGTAGCTATAACCTTATACAAATCAATGTGTTAAGTGTATGCTTATAAACATATTGATGAGACATGTTAGGAGTAGTGTGTAAGATTAGTGTGACTAATTTTGCACAATCAATGGTTAAAGGCACGGATAATTCCGTGCCTTTGTTTGTAAATATACATTCATAGGTTTACAACATTTTTGAATTGAGGTGCACAACCTCACATTATGAGATTTATATTTTGTTTAACTTCAATCAAGAGCAGTAATCACTACTGCTCTATTTTTGTGCCTGAAATAATCATCTATTATGAAAGGAATGATTTTTTGAAAGAATTAACCATTCGTTATAAAACAGCAAATGAATTACACGACACAACATCGAAAGTGTATGATCGAAGAAGCCGTATTGTTGTATTAATTGACGGTGAACCAATTGAACGACTTAAACATTTCTCAATAGATTTTGATACAAACGATATGGAACCTACTTACACTATTGAACAATACATGGACTACCCTGATGATCCTGATTGTGAATTATAGGTGGTGAATTACACATGAATAGCAATATTGATTATAATTTCTACGACATTCTAAAATATATTCTAAACAGTAAAATACCAGAGAAATATAGGCACAAAAAACAACAAATTTTAAAAAGGCATCACTTAACTGATTTTGATGGGCGACAGTCAATTCTGTTTTTTGATTCCGTAACAGAATATGAAAATTTTATATATAAATTTAACTTCAAAAAATTTGTTACTGAAATTTACAGAAACCAAGATGAAATATGTCTGCTGCTTGATCCTGGATTTTTCTTATGGATCTATATCCTATTATAGGATTATTGTATACGGCATTCATAAAGTCACGATAATAAATTCCGGCATTTCGATTTAATTCATTTATGTTGGAAATAAATAAATTATCATATTCAGAATTATATGATGTAGACATTAAAACAATGCTTATTACAATCATAATAATATCTTGATCAGAAAAACCATTTTCTCTACACTTAATTATTTTATCAACAATATTTAATGAAAGCCTTTTTTCTGAACATTTGGATTTACGTCTATATTTATATACGTTTAGCAATCGACGATTTACGTCTATATCCATAATTACATTATTTATATACTCAGAGATAATTTTTTTAGATTTATCATGTGAAATCATATCCTTATAATTTTCTTGATATTGTATTACATGAATATGTTCATGAAGAAATATTTCCCAAAAATATTCATCTTCTGTTTCATTATTGTTTAATTTCATGTGGACACAGCCATTAAATGGTGACGAAACATAGCTTCTCTCATTATTGGATTCAGATATCATGATTTCGTATTTTATGTCATTCTTTATACGCATGTATGTTTCATAAATGTCATTTGGCATTGTACGATTTAAAATATTCATATTATTACTCTCCTACTTAGTGGTTCATCATAAACAACTTTTATGTTTTAATTCATTGCGTTTTTACCATTTGTATTTACAATTTAGACATTCGTATGTTTAAGTTTATCGACTATTGATTGAAAATTTTAATGTGATTTTTTTAATGTCTATATCCGAAGATTTAAGATCTAAGGATTCGATGTATTGTCTATCGGCTTTCCATTTATTAACCGCATTAGTCCAGTCTTTCTTAGATCCTACTCTATTCAGTCCGTTATTTATATTAGTGTCCAAAATGGAATATATTTCACTTTTAGTAATGTTTTTTGAAAGTAATTGTATGAGCAAAATTTGACGTCTCTGTTCTGTAGTTAATTTATCATGACAGTTTACATTGTATCCATATTGTTTCAATTTTGATCCACCCGAATTAGAATAGATAAAATCATTTTCAGAAAAACTATTTTTACTGCAAGAGTGTGATTCATCGTTAATCTGACATAACGGAACACCTTTTAATTTGTCGTAATCAGATTTAAGCATTATGTATCTACGACATGTTTTACAATGAATAATCGGAATAAGCTGAGAAATTATTTCACCGCTTGGAGAAATTAATGGCAGTTCACAACTTAAATCTTCAATTTTATGATTATGCTTTGAGCATTTATTTATATTAAAAATTACAATAACATCTTCAAAAGATATTTTATTATAATATTTAAAATCTAATTGAATATTTGATGTATCTATATCTTCCGCGTCATTTTCTAATATAAATATTTCATTATTACATTGAGGGCATTTATAACATTTTATGGATTTAGAATCTATATTGCTGTTATCACATATTGTCTGTTGTAGTGGGAATTCTATTAATTTTCTTTCGCATGTAGGACATACCGCTTTACAGATCACATGTAAAATTTGTTCCCTGGTATTTTGAATTTCTACATTTTTAAATAGTACAGGATTAATGATACGAGTGTAATCTCTTAAGACTTGAGAATCATGTAATAATTCATATTCTCTTTTTATGTTTGTTTCGTTTACATCCATTACTGATTTATGCAATGTATTTGTAAGGATGTTATTTACAGTATTTAAAGCATCTGAAATTCTTTCAATAGAAAGATTAATTACTGATATTTCCTCCGCAACATCATCCTGATATTTTTGTAAAATGTCGATTATATCATCGGGTATCATAGTTTTATCATACCTCTCATTTCATTATTATAACTAAAATTTTGCAGTTATTGTATTTATACTATACTTCTACCAAGTATACTTACATTTATTACACTTATATGTTTTGTTGATTTTCTTTGAAAGTAGACCAAAACCAATCACAGATGCTGCTCTCTCAGTTGCGGATATACGTTTTACATCTGTTGACCTACAGTTTGGACAATGAATCTTGGATGCCTGAATAGCTCGTTGTCTTTTTGAGAAATCAGATAATGTTTCACAGTTAATTTCTTCCGGCGCTCTCCCAAGTTCTACCGTAGGTAAAGTAAACTTAACTGGGGAAATATCCATTGTCTTCCTTATAATATCACTTACTTCATTATCGTCATCAATTGTTTTACGATTAAGAATCAAATCGACAAGTTCGGTTACATCATAAGTAATCCCATTCACTTTAGAATATTTTCTTTCTTTGTTTTTATCAATAACTATTGGACATCCACAATGAGGACATGTCTCAGCTTTATCAGAAACTTTATTTTTACATTCATGACAACATAATAATGCCATTAAAATCATCTCCTTAAATATATAATAAATGATAGAAACATTTTTTATATTATACCACACAGTCATTAAAAGAAATAGGGGAATATTCCGATCTGTTTGATGAGTTTAATGGTTTATCCGATATAACGGATTTTAAAAAGTTTGATAAGTTTAAAAATGTTTTAGACAATGCAAAAGATTTAGAAGAAGTTGAAAAGATTCTTAAACATTCTGGTGTTTCAAAAAGTTTTGCAAAAGATGCATTAAAAGCCACTCACTGGAAAGATCAACTTGGTGATATTCTCGAAGGGGCTGGCGATGCAGCCGAAGGTGTAAGTGAACTTAAGAAAACACTAGACGGTCTTGGCGATGGAATGACTACCGGGCAGAAAGCTATGCAAGGATTCAAGAATGCCGGAAAAGGATTGTTGAGTGTATTTAAGAAAGCAGCTCCATATCTCGGTGGCGCAGCTGTTATCGGTGGCGCAGCATGGTTAACTTATTTAAAAGCTACTGAAATGAAGAGGTCTGTGGAAGAAGCAAAAGAGGCTCAATCAGCTTATGCTTCTACAATGGCAGAAGTAAAATCTTTAAACTCTGAAATAGAAACAACATCTACAAGAATTTCAGAACTTGAATCCAAAGGAACTTTAAATCTAGTCGAGCAATCCGAACTTTCACAATTAAAATTACAGAATGCTGAGTTAGAACGTCAGAGAGATTTAAAGAAAGAAATTGCAGATAAAGAAGCTAAAGAAGCTGTTGATTCCGCAATGGATTCTCTTAACAAAAGAGAAACTTATGATTTAGCAACGAAGTCATCACAACAGAAACTCTTAGAATCTGACAGTTGGATTGATCGAATGGCTGCCGGTGCAAACGCTTCACAAGGAGTAGAAAACACTGGATATGAAAAAACAGATATTCTAACAGCTACTCAAAACGAAGTTAAAGCTTTAAATGAGTTAAAAGATACAAGAGAAGAACTTTTAAAAGAACGTGATGGCTTAGGAACTTCAAAAAAAGATAAAAAGAGAAAATCTGAAATTGATGGAGAAATAGAAACTCTTAAGTCAGATATGAAAATGTATGAAGACGCTGTTTCCGAAAACATGAAAACTCTTCAAGATCTTAGAAAGAATTTCATGGATGAAACAACAGGTGCTGCTAAAGAAGGATTGTCTTCAAAAGAATTAAAGAAATTCAATGATATCACAAAAGTTATTGATGATTATACAAGAGAAAACCCTCAAGCAAAAGCTGCAAAAGCATTATCTGAAATTTGGGAAAATAATGATTTTGCTCAAGCACAACAGAAATTAGTAGATGCTTTTAGAAGTGGAGACAAATTGTCCGTTGATGAAATTACCAAGGGGTTTCCTGAATTAGTTGCTGCCTGTAATGAAGCAGGTGTCAGCGTTGAAACACTCAGAGAAGAAATTTCAGCACTTGCTAGTCAAGATACTGGTCTAACTAAACTTGAAGAAAGTTTTTCTGATTTCCAGAAAGATGTTGTATCACAAATTAATTCTGTAGAATCTTTGAATTCTGTATTAGCAAATAGTTATACTGGCAAAGGGCTAGGTGTTTCTCTCAATGAAGAAACAGGAGAACTTGAAGGCGATATTGGTGCAATAGCCTCCGCATATGAAGATTTGGAAGGTTATGATCCTGCAACGTTATTTGAAAAAACCGCAAATGGCGTTCATCTAAACAGAGAAGCTTTACGCCAGTTACAAGCACAACAAGAAGCTATAACAAAAGGGAAGTTTGCAGAAAAACAACAATCACTTCAAGAGCAGTTGAATAAAGCATATGCAGAACAGAATAATTATGACAAAGGTTCTTCTGAATATAATAATTCTCAACTTGTTATAGACGGATTAAGTCGCCAGCTTGAAGCAGTAAATCAATTATCAGCCGCCTATGATGGTGCAACCTCTGCTTACCAAAAATGGATGTCTGCTCAATCTAATGGTGAAGAAGGCGATATGTTCCGTACAGTTTCTGAAACGATGCGTGAGCGTGGTAAAGAACTCTATAAAGAAGGTCGATATAACACCGGGGAATTTAGAGCTATATCACAATTCTATTCTAACCAAGATTTAGCTACTGCTTCCATGAAAGAAGTTGTTGCCGCATATGAATCGTCTCTCCCTGTAATTGATAAATACTTTACCGGAACCAAGCAAGGTCTTGACAATTTTGTTACAGATATGAAAACTCTTTCTGATAATGAAGGATTGGGATGGGTAAAAGAGTTAGAAAATGGTGTTCTTGAATTTCAAACTGGAGCAGATGAAGAAATTGCAAAAAGGTTAAATATTAGTAAGGAAGCTGTTCAAACATTATATCGCGCAATGACCGAATATGATGATACTATTCGTGTTGGAGATACGAGTGGCGATTCTAATTATGCTCAGAAAATAGCTGACTTATCTGCTCAAGCTGAAAAAGCAAAAACCAATCTTCAACAGTTAAAAGAAGCTGGATCTGATTTCCCGGAAATTGATTTAGATGTAGATACCTCTAAGTTAGATGCGGAAGGATTAGATGCTCGAATCGCAGAATTAACGAAAGCGCGTGATGAGTCAGAAACTAAATTTGGTGTTGATAGTGCAGAAGTCGAAAATCTAAATACATTACTTGAAGAAGCTATAGAACGTAAAAAACTTCTGGAAAATCCTTCATCTGTGTCAGTAGAAACAGGTACTTTAGACGAAGCTATTGCCAAAGCTACTCTAGCAACAGACGCAATTAAAGAAGCTACTGGTGGAAAAGTTGATATTAATGTAAATGCTAAGACAGATTCTTCTATATATAATGAAATTGAAAAAACAAAAGAGTATATTAATTCTTTATATAACTCTGATGGTTCAATTAATTGTGATGCTTCTCAATTAGAATCTGCACAGCAAGTTCTTTCTACTTTGATTCAGAAACGTGCAGAGTTAAATGAGCCTGCTGTTTTAAGTGTTGATACAAGTAATGCAAGTGCGGAACTACAAAATGCAGTTCAACTGTTCCAGAATTATTATGATGCTGTTACAAATGCAGATATAGTTGCATCTACACCTAATGTCGATACGAGTAAACTTGATGAAGCATTAAGCAAGGTAGAAACTGCAAAATCTGAGCTTGCAAATATTTCGCCAGAGATTAAGGCAGAATTAAATATTGAAGGATTAAGTCCTGATGAGATTGCATCTCAATTAATGTCTGACGAGATTAAAATACCCGTTGGGCTTGAAACAAAAGAAGACTTACATCTTGAAGATATACAGGACAAAGATGTAACCATAACTGTGAACGTTGCCGGAAAAGATGACATTACTGCTTTAGAAACCATGCTGTCTTCTCTTGATGATAGAGAATTGGCGGTTTCAATAAGTGTATCTGGAAAAGATGAACTTGACGGAATAAAATCTTCCATAAATGGATTGAGTAATGAAGCGAAATCTGTATCTGTAATGGCAAATGTTACAGGTTTGGAACTCATCGGAGCATTAAAGGCTTCGTTAGGAACGCTTGAAGGAAAAACTGTTGATGCAAAAGCAAATGTAACTGGAACGGATTTGGTAAAAGCATTAAAAGCAGCTATTGATTCTGTACAAAGCAAATCTGTAACTGTATCTGCCACTACATCTGGAACGGGGGATGTATCAGCTCTTGCTTCTGCTATCTCTTCTGTGCAAAGTAAAACTGTATATATTACTTCTGTTACAAACAATGTCAAGGGAGATGGAGCCGGGGCAAATGGAACCGCCAACGCAAATGGGACTACTAATTTGTATCACTACTCTGGTAACGCGAACGCAAGTGGTGACTGGGGCGTTTCTAAAAATCAAACTTCTCTTGTAAATGAGCTTGGAAATGAGTTAATTGTTAGAGATGGACGTTGGCACTTAATCGAAGGCGGAGCACAATTTGTTCCACTAAAGAAGGGCGACATTGTCTTCAACCATAAACAAACAGCGGAATTATTTGCAAATGGAAAGGTAACATCTGGCGGAGGTCGGGGACATGCTCTTTCCAATGGAACTGCATTTTCTTCTGGAAGCTGGACAACAGGTAATACTGGTAATGGAAATTTGTCAGGAGGAGGATCATATAACAACACCTCCTCTTCTGTAAACAATGCTGCAGATAATCTTTCAAAAGCAGCAACAGATACATCCGAAGCGGCTGAGAAATTATCCGAATCGCTTTCTGATCAGATTGACTGGATTGAACGTGTATTTAAGGCAATGGAACGCCAGTTTGACCATCTGATGAGTCAAATGGAACGTATTGCTAAACTTCCAGACAAACAGATTAAGATGTATGAAGCTTTAGCAAAGAATCAAGAATATCTTTCTAATACTGCAACTGCTATCAATAAATATCGTGATCATCTTACAAGTTTAGAATCTCAGATGGGACTTGATCCAATGATTTATAATCAAATCAAAAATGGCTCATTTGATATTTCTGGATATGACGAAGAAACGAAAAAGTTGATTCAAATTTACCAGGATTATTACGACAAGTTGGAAGACTGTAATTCCCAGTACGATGAACTCCTTGAAAAACAGGATGAATTAGTTCAACAGGCTCTTGACAATGTTGAAGAATATTGGGAAATGATGAATAATCAGCAAGATACAGCCAACGGCTATCTTAAAAAACAGCGTGAACTTTGGGAAGAACTTGGTCACTCTGCTTATGGTAAAGAACAGGAATCTTCTATTAAAGAGTCAATTAAAAATCAGCAAGAATTGGCAGAAAGTACACAACAGCAAATTAAGGATTACGAAGCAGAAATGTCTAAACTTATGTCGCAGGGATACATGTCCCAAGGATCTAAGGAATGGTACGAAGCACAGGCAAAACTTAATGAGTTGAAAGAATCTGCTATTGATGCACAAATCGGTTTAGTGGAACTTGAAGACGAGTTACGAAATCTGAAACTTACACGATTACAACATACCATTGATATGCTTGATCGTACTGCACAGAGATTAGAAAATGGAACAAGTCTCACAGAAGCCAAAGGAGATAAAGTCGGTGAAGCTGATCTTAAGAAACAACTTGACAATGCTAATGCTTTAATTCAGGCAAACTTTAACAAAAGACAAGAACTGGTAAAAGAACAAGGATTGTACGATGTTGGTTCTAAGCGGTATCAGGAAATTGCAGATGAAATTGCTAAACTTGATGATGAGATTTACAATGCAAGTGAAAATATTGAAGAACTCAAAAATAAAATCTGGGAAGTCAGATGGGAACCATTCTTTGAAGGACAAGAAGCCTTAAAAGACTTAATCACAGAAACCGATGATTTTAGAAGTATGCTTCATTCTGATGCATTTGTTGGACAAAGTGGCGGATTAACCATTGAAGGTATTACTAATCTCGCACTTATCTCTCAAGGTATGAATGCGGCAAAACAGCAGATCAAAAACTACAATGAAGCATTAAAGAAACTTGATGAAGATTTAAAGAACGGAAACATTTCAACAAGCGAATATAAAGAACAGCAAAAGGAATTCTTGGATTCTATCCGAGATTCTGTAGGTGTTGTTGAAGATTACAAGAATGAGATTGTTGACTTATATCGTAAGCAATTAGAAGCTGAAAATGATATGGCTCAGAAATCCATTGAAAAATATGAAAAACTGCTTGATATTAAGAAAAAGAACGATGATTATTCTCGTAATCTTAAGAAACAGACAAAAGACATTAATGTGTTAAAAGCACAAATTGCTGCTTTAGACTCGGTAAATAATGAAGCAGCAAAAGCAGAGAAAAAGAGATTAGAAGCTCAATTAGCAGAGGCTCAGGATCAATTGCAACAGACACAGAAAGATCATGAGTACGAAGTTAGAAAAGACGGATATGAAGGACTTTCTGAAGATTTAAATAAAGAGCTTGAAGAGACTTTAAATGAAGTCACATACAATGCCGAAAAACAAGAACAAGTTATTTCTCAGATGTTGGGAAATGTTGTTAATAATTATCAGCAAGCCTATGACAAAATTCAAAGTATTATTGCTGGCACAGGCTTTAAACCAAGTGGTGATTTTAATTCTAACATTGGAAACCTTGGAACAGCGGGAGGTGCACAAAATCAAGTACACGGAAGTATTACTACTGCCCCTAATTATAAACCAAATGATTTTACAAATGTAAACACTGGCGCTATCCAAAGTGGATCAGCACAAAGTAACAATGATAGAATCGAAGGAATTATTGGACAGGCCCCGAATACATCCAATCGACCTGTTGCCGAATTGAAACTTAATAAATCGTCAGTATCGTTAGAAGAAGGTCAGTCTACTTCTATTACTGCAAGTATACGACCTACTGATGCAAAAAATAAAAAGCTTTCTTGGAAATCTTCTAATACACGAGTTGCTACTGTTAGTGGCGGAACAATCCGTGCTATCAAACCAGGAGCTGCTCAAGTAACAGCATCTACTACTGATGGAAGTGGATTAAGCGTATCAGTCGGAGTTACAGTCGCAAAGAAACCAGAACCACCTAAACCACAACCGCCTCAGCAAAATAATACTGGTGGAGGAGATGGTATTCCAAGAGTCGGTGATAAAGTTAGATTCAATAGTGGAATGTATTTCAATGACTCATACGGAACAAACCCGGTTGGAAATCAACATCTTGGTGAGGAATTATATATCACATATATGAATCCAAACAGTCCATACCCTATCCATCTAGGTACTCAATCAACTCCTGGATTTTACAGTGACCTTGGTTGGGTAAGACAAGATCAGATTAGTGGTTATGCTAAAGGAACGAAGAAAATCACAAATGCAATTGAACTTGCAAGAATTGATGAAGTTGGTAAAGAACTTAGGATAAAGCGTGGAAGTGACAATTATGCAACATTTGAATATGGTGATGCTATTGTTCCTAAGAAGCTAACAGACAATCTCTTTAGTCTTGCTGAAAATAAAAATGCGATTATGGAAGCTTCACTCCGAAGAAATGTCAGAGAAGATACTGGTAAAGGAACTACTATTAATCAACACTATGATAACTTAATTAATGTCGAAGGAAGTATCGACAAAGATACATATCCAGGCATTAAGAAGGTGATTCAGGAAACAACAAAATATTTTACACAGGAAGCACATAGATTAGGAATGCATAAGAAACTGTAATACTACTGACAGTCAGAGAATGATTAATTCGAATCTGGCTGTCAGTATAACCATAAATAAATTTGCATAAAATATATAACAAAAAAAATAGACATTAAAAAGAAGAAATAGCATTTTATACAAATATAATTTTTTATTTCATCTTTTTAGTGCCTATGTATTTACAATTAGAAAATAATCTAATATAATCGTAAGTAAAAGAAGTAAATCATTTAATGATTAATCATATAATTTGTTTAGTTGGAAAGAACAGAATCCTATAGACGGTTGAGCCTTTTATTGGACATTTAAGGCTAATCAAAAAATTATTAACGCATAAATAGCCGCTTACTCATGGCGGTTATTTTTGCGTCTATTGTCGATAAAATTAACTATGTAAGTGGTAATTACTCCAATTACAATATCTACAACAAGTTCGTAAATTATCACGTTGTATCACCCTCCTTTCTTAGCAAGGGTATCTATACGATAAACTGGATGTCACCATCCAGACGTGACTCAAACCGCCTACCATCTCTATCTAGCCTGAAATAAAAATGTTTGGTTCTGTTCTTTGCCAATATTATAATTGTATTAAGGCAGTTTGCCAAACAATATTGAATTTTTAGAGTCGAGGTCATGTGCCTTGGCTCTTTTATTATATCTAAATTTAAAAGAAAGTTGAGGTGAAAGAAAAAATGATTTTAGTATGTAAAGATTTTTCTTATGATGATAATTCATTATTAAAACAGAATTTATCATCTGTAAATTTTGATGATGACACTTCTCTCCCATCATCGATTAAAAGAGAGATGGAAGTAAGTGAGCTTAATCCATTTCGAAATGAAACTACCGGATTCGGAATGAAATATACAGAAACGCTTACATTTGAAATTCATATTACAAAAAATTATGAAATAAATACTTCGCAGGAAGAGTTAGAATTCACTCCAGAGGAATATGAAATCATAGTTTCATGGCTCAGTTCTTCTAACAAAAATTCATGGCTTACAGTAACCACGCAGGGAAATAAAACTGTAAAATTGAAAGGCTACTTCTCTTCTATTACACCGTATGAAAACTGGGGAATATGTTATGGTCTTAGATGTGAATTTAAATGTAATTCCCCATTTTCTTTTGTTGAAAAAACTGATCAGCAAATCATCACAAGAAGCAAAAATTTTATGTTAGAAAATACAAGTAGTGAAAAATATGGATATGTTTACCCTATTATTAATATCCACCCTGCCGCAACAGAACAAATCTATTTTCATAATCTATCTGATAGCAGAATTCTTGAAACAGGAAATGTATCACTTCAATCTTCTAATAAATTAACCCTAGAATTATTAAAAACAAAAATTGAAAATTATGCAAAAAATAATCGCTGTTCTTTAGACTATGTATACGGGCAAGACAAACAGGTTATGTCAATATGCAATGATACAGCAATCTTATTCTATTTAACAGATACCTTTGGGGTTAGAAATAAATATGGTGCTTACTTTATAGAAAACGGACAGTATTATATTTTTCAAGGCGGATTCTTCTATTGTAAAGTACAGCGTGATTTAGATCTTAAATTAGATTGTGGAAATCTCTCATTATATGATGAGTTAAATAGACCTGTTGTATTTGAACGGGTAGGGATAGAACATGAAGATAATATTTATTGGATTCGATTGCTGCATGGACATAATACGTTTCGAGTTTATGGAAATATGACATTGGATATTACATATCTTGAATCACGGAAAGGAGCATTGATTTAATTGCAATTTAAATATGATACATATGGCAATCGTGAACAGACTATTGTCTATCTCGCTACACCTAGCAGAATCATTTTATGTGCTCTAAATGGTATCGACTATTCTTCCGGAAACTTCGAGGGAAAATGCAATGATGTTTCAACAGTATCTTTTGATGTAAATCAGTATGTTGAAACTTATACTGGACAACTTGTAGAATCAAATGCATATAATTGGCTGTCGAAATTTATGAAATTATATGTAACCGGAATTGGATGGTTTATTATGGATAGCCCGACAACTCATGGAACAGGTACAAAAGAATACAAAACAGTCACTGCTCAATCTGTTCAAAGCGAATATGCACAAATTCCACTTGATGGTTGGAAAGTAAATTGCGGTACAACTGACTCACTTGAAATGTTGGTAGACGGCAACGTAGAAGAAATCGAAGGCGTTGAATTCGCAAAAGAGCAAATAAAGTTTTACAATGAAAAAAATCACCAGCTAAGTTTAGTTAATATTCTAGTTGAAAAAGTTCCCGGTTGGAAAGTCGGTTATGTCGATAATATTCCTAAAGAATACAAGACAATTGAAAATGGTGAAGTTATTACGAAATCTATTTATCTAAAAGATGAAATAGGAAAATTTGATCTTGACTATTCAGATGTGTACAGTTTTATTACTCAAGAATTTGAGAAATTTTTTAATTGCATCGTAGAATTTGATTATGAAAATCTTATTGTTAATTTCTATCGTGTTGAAAATTTTGGCAAAAATACAAATATCACGATTGGATTTCGCAATGTGGAAAACTCAAATGAAGTCACAATAGATGAAGAAAACATCTTTACAAAAGTTCGCGTTTCCGGTGCAAACGACTTAGGAATTGAACAGTGTAACGGCGGAAGTAACTATTTATTTTACTTAGATAAATTTTGGTTAAATAATAAATTCCTCAGCGATCCCACAATTAAAAAATACAAGAAATGGGAAATATTTTGTGTACAGGCACGAATTGATTATACTGCCCTATCTAAAGAATGGAATATTCAACAAGATAAAATTTCTGAATTGTACATTCGTATACCAACTAGTGATTGCGACCCAGATAAGTGGGATAAACTATCAGATTCAGAATTGCTTACTTTGAAAAAAGACTACGAAGCACAGAAATTAGGATATGAAAAACTCTACGTTGATGAAGAAGGAAATTTTGATATAAACGCTCTTAATGCATCTCCGGATGCAAATATCTACCATCAAATCGTTGATACCATTCTCCCAAACATTCAGATAGAAATAGACAACAGAAAATTGCCAACATCTGAAGGTGAAAAAGATTTTATTGAAGAATATCTTACGAATTGGAAATACTATGGAATCAATGAGTTGGAGATAAAATTAAAATCCTATCAAGACCAAGCTAAATTGCTCGCTAAAAGTCACTACGATTTAACGTGGGAAAGGTATCAGGAATTATCAAAACAAGACCCAGAAAAATATCCTGCGTTGACAGAAGATGGATTCAAAGATAAACATAATATTTACGAAAAAAATGCTTATCAAATGGATGAGAACAACAAAGATTCCTGTGCTGCCGCTCTCAAAGCACGAAGAGATGAAGTAAAAAAAGAAGAAGAAAAACAAAAAGAAATTTCTAAAAAAAGGACTGCATTATCGCAAAAAATGTCACTTGAAACATGGTCGGATGACACATTAGGCGGCTTCTCAAAAGAAGAACTGTCAGAGCTTTATCATATCACTAGGCAAACCCCTTACACAAATGAAAATATTTTCACAACCACACAAGATTCATTGACTGATATTGTTACAACACAGTCTGAATTGTGTCGTGTTGCACTGAAAGAATTACAGACTTATTCTATTCCGCAAACAATTTATTCAACATCTTTAGATAATCTTATTTCTGCAAGTGGTATGGAACTGCACGCAGAAACATTAGATTATGGAAGCTTTATTTGGCTTGGATTAAGAGATGATTATTATGTGAAATTACGAGTCATGTCTATTTCATATAATCCATTTCTCTTTGATAATAATTTTTCTCTTTCATTTTCAAATATGATCAAATCTACTTCAAATAGAGATGACTTTATGCAGATCCTTGGGTCAAGCTCTAACCTCGGAGGAGAAAGTTCACGTCATAATGTTTCAGGAAATCTACAATTATCAGACGACAATATCTATGAAATATTGAATAAGTTACTCCAATCTTCTGCTTTTAATAATAAGGTACAGAATATTGTAAATGGTTCTGGTGGAAGTATTATCGGAGGTACGGGCGGAAACTATATTACGCCGGGGACTCTTGAAGCGGAAATGATTAAGTGTATTGATATTCATGCCGAAAATGGTTTCTTCCAATATTTACAGGCAGAATTAATTTCTGTTGGTAAGATTGTTGCTGAGTCAGGTGATTTTAAAGAATTGAAAGCCAAAGTCGGAAATATTGATGATTTATTAGCAGGTAATGTATCTGCGGAACTTGGGCATATTATTAAACTCACAGCGGAAAATATTGTCATTGATGAAGCAGTAATTCGTCAGTTAATTGCCTCTCAAATTACAGTATCCATGTTAAAAGCAGGAACGATTAATGCAGATAAATTTAATATCGAATCCGAAGATGGTGGAATGGCTATTGCAGGTAATACAATGCAATTTAAAGATAAGAATGGAACGGTTCGTATTCAAATAGGAAGAGATTCAAATAATGACTTTACATTTTGTTTGTATGACGAAACAGGAAAAGGAGTTCTTATTGATTCTACTGGAATTAAGGATTCTGCTATCGAAGATGGTCTAATTAAGAATGATATGATTGCAGATTCTACAATAGGAAAAGATAAACTGGCATTTTCAGCAGTAGAACAAGATGCGGATGGAAAAATACATGTGTCAGATGTCATCGTAAACGGACAAGGTATTAATGCATCATTTACTACAATTCAAAACAGCATGTCGGATATGCAAACACAGATTGATGGAATAAAAGTGTCAACCCCGTACACATTGAACATATTTTCATCAAACGGAACTACATTCAGACCCGGAATGATAAATACTACCCTCTCACCGACATTGTATCTTGGTCAGAGTGATATAACAGATATGTATGACGAAACACATTTTGTATGGACAAGACAATCTCCTGATTCTGATGGAGATCACTACTGGAACACAGCACATGCAAACGGGACAAAAGGCTTGCATATCACAAATGAAGATGTATTTGGAGGAGCAAGTTTTACTTGTTCCTTTTTTAATGAAGATAAAGAACTAGCGAGAGCAGTTTTTTAAAGGAGGTATTTCATGGCTTTAGCAAAAGCATATAGTTCAATTACAATCACCGACGCTACAGATGTAGGTCGGATTAGTTTATATATTACAAGCAGTCTTCCACAGACTGTAATTGAGAATCCAAACGAAGCTACAACTACATATACTCCAGATTGGAGTAAGACTAATTTAGTGCTTACTCCAATTATGTATTTTAATGATCAACAGCTTACGCTTCCAAAAACAGGGCTTACTGTGACATGGAAAAGACAAGAAGGTTCATCCACTCCAACGGATTTAAAAACAGGAGAAACTGTGAAAGATGGAGTTCTTACAGTTTCACAGAATTTCCTTGGAACAATTCAAAGCGGAATTCTTACATATATTGCAAATGTACAATATACAGATCCAAACACAAATGTAACATTAGAGACACAAGCTCAGATGACATTCTCTCTTTCAAAACAAGCAACAGAGGCAAAGTATTGTTCAGTTTCCGGAGAGTCTGTGTTTTTGTATAACTCAAATCAAACTTTAGTAGGTGTTGACACTATTGTATTAACTGCTACTTGTACAAACGTAAGTATTTCGCAGTGGCAATATAAAAATGCAAGTGGTTTATTTGTAGCAATGCCAACGACCAATAATCCGTCTATTAACGGAGCTACTATCAATATCAAAGCATCGGAAAATATTTTATTTAATAATGATGTAGCTGTAATCAAATTGGTGACAAATGATTCATCTGTATACGATTTACATACTATCACAAAAATCAGAGATGGTGCTGCCGGAAATAGTACAGTGGCAATCGTATTGAGCAATGAAAGTCACACATTACCTTGTAATTCAAATGGTGTTGTCAACCCAGATACAGGTTATAAAGGGGCAGAAACAACTGTAGGTGTATTTGAAGGTGGAATTGATGTAACATCCAAATGGACTATCAGCGCAGTTCCGAGTGAGGGAATTGAAGGTACGTTTGTAGGTAATAAATATACTGTTACAAAAATGGACGACAAAATTGACGTTGGTCATGTTGAATTTTCATGTGTATCTAAAGCAACAACTTTAAAGAAGAGATTTTCACTGATCAAACAACGCGCAGGTGTTGATGGAGCAGATGCGGTTATCTATTCTGTTCAGACATCTACTCTTTCTATGAATCTAGGAAAGAATAACGTGTTTTCTCCTGCTAATGTAACTTTTTCAGGAATGAGACAGGTTGGAGCAGAGACAACGCAAACAGTTTATAACGGTAGATTTGTTATTTCAGAATCGACTGATGGATTAGTTTTCGGAACAGCTAAATATACATCAACAACAGATGAACCTAGTAAAGTTTATACCCCTTCTAATACAACCGTACGAGCAATCAAATGTGAGTTATATGCATCTGGTGGAACTACAACTAAACTAGATTCACAAACTGTAATGATTACAAGAGATGGTAACGATGGTGGAAACGGTAAACCAGGCGAAGATTCTATTTCTGTTATTCTTGGTAATGAGGCAGAAGTTATTCCGTGTAATGCAAATGGTACTGTTAAGATTTCAAGAGATATTAATATTCCATTTTACGCATATAAAGGACTAAAACGTGCTGCAGTAACATGTACTCCTGGAAGTTTACCGTCAGGAGTTACTGTAAAAACAAATACAGCCGGTACTACCTCTACTGATGGATTATTGATTATAGCTATTCCGGCTGGAAACAATCTTGGATCTGCTTCTGATTTGTCAGGAACATTTTCTCTTACTTTTACGGTAGGTGGCGTTTCTGTTGTTAAAAAATTTGGTTGGACAAAGAGTATTCAGGCAACAAATGCGGTACTGTTACAGATCTACGCTCCACAAGGTGATGTAATTGTAAATGGTGGAAATAATGTCGTATTAGAAACTCAACTTTCTGACGGAAGCACAATTATTAATTCAGGCATTACATATAAGTGGGCAAAGTTTAAAAGTGGAAATTATGAAATTATTGAAGGGCAAATAACAAGCAAACTGACTGTTACTCCAGCAATGGTTGATTCACTTGCCTCATTTAGATGTACGGCGACATATGGCGGAAAAGAATATATCGCATATTGGACTGTAACCGATAAAAATGACCCGCTTGATTTACAAGTGTTATGTTCTGTAGGTACACAACTTACAAATGAAACAACTTTTGGAGCGGTGTATACTTTAGCATATTTAAATGGAGAAGAAATTGATCCAATTAAATCAACTACATTCTCTACAGAAGCTCCAAAGTCTCCTCATACAGGAGACTTCTATTATCATATTGATAAGGCAAAAAAAGAAGTTGTCCTCAAGAAATATAATGGATCCGCATGGGCTGATGCTACAGAAGGTGATTTACCTCGTGGAACTTATAAATACTATAGACGGCAAAATGGAGTTGAGCTTGACACAGACAAAGAATGGAAAACAGGAAAAGTTATTTTTGTCGATAGAGAACTTGTAAATAAAAATTTAGTAATTAATTGTGAGGCGGAAATTCCTCTAACTCAATAAATTATCTTTAAGAAGAGTGGCGTATTGCTACTCTTCTATTTTTAATATAAGGATGGTGAAAAGATGAAGGCATATGGGCAAATTACATTAACATATGTTGCGGATGGCGAACCCGGCAAACCTGGAAATCCGTCTTTAAATATTTCGCTTGCAAATGAAAATCAGAATATTCCATGTACATCTGCCGGAAAAACCATAGACAATTTTTTAATCGAGATACCATTTGCAGGATATGTTGGATTTGACAAGTCTCCTTGTTCTGTATCCGTGGGAGAATTGCCTTCAGGCATTACACTTGGCTCAAATGAAAGCGCGACAGATACAAAGGATGGGCTTGTTATTTTAAATGTTGCAAAAGGAAGCAATCTAGGAAGTGATCAAATTGTATCTGGACAAATAATCCTAACATTTACGCTTAAAGAAAAAAATATTGTAAAGATTTTCACATGGTCAAAGACAAAAGATGGCGGAGATGGAAATATCGATTTATATTCTATTGAACCATCTGTTTCAGTAATTACTCGAAAGTTAGATGGAAGTTTGGATCCAACCACCATTACATTTAATTCATGGGTTAGAAATTCTAAAAGTGTAAATTTGAGTCCATATGAAGGACTTTTTATTATAGAAGAAACTGTAAACGGGACTGTATATAATAGCAAATATATTTCAGAATCAGCGGAGTCATCTGTGGTCTACACTCCCACTACACAAGAAATTACTGCGATCAGGTGTACTATCTGTAAAAAAGATAATATTACTTCTACACTGGATAGACAAACTATAATTGTACTAACTGCATTAGATGAGGTCAACAACTCTATCACAGAAATAAAAAATACTGTTTCAGGTGTGTCAACTAAAGTAGATGCTGTTGAAAAATCTATCACCGATAAAGTGTGGCAAGATGATATTACAACACAAATAAACAATTATGATAATACAACTATCAAAACACTGAGATCACAAGTTGCTGAACAAAAGACTGAAATAGGTAGAATAACTTCCGAAGTAAGTGATGTAAAAACAACGGTAGAGAAAAAAGCAGACGGATCAACAGTTAAGACTCTTGAAGAACGAGTCGCTAAAAATGAACAGACAGCCGAAGGATTTAAGCAGCATGTAGAAAAAACATATGCAACGAATGATGAAGTAAATAGTATTGAATCTACATTTAATCAAACAGCCGAAGAAATCAGAGGAACTGTTACTAATCTTCAAGGAGATGTCTCTAACGTATCACAGAAAGTGAATGAATTTGGAGTTACTGTTGAAAATGTAAAAGGTGAAGTTGCAGATTTATCCGTAAAGGCTGATAAAGTTGAATTAAGTGTTGCTAAGAAAAAGGATATACCCCTTATTTCTGTAAGATATATTAGGGATTGGTTGAACGGGAGCAATATAGATACTGAAAATAAATGGATGGAATGTAAAGTAATTGTAGGTGTAGATAATATAGCGTTGAATATTATACCAACGTCAGATGTTGATATAGTAAATCCTTCTTATTATACAGATGGGCTATTGACAGACAATCAATATACCACCACTTCTACTGGCGATCATTATTTGCAGTTAGATTTAGGAAAGATACGTAAGGATATTGATTACATACAAATTTGGCATGATTACTCATCGGAGAAATGCTTTAATAATAAAGTAGAAGTTTCAGAGGATGGTAAGTCGTGGCATACGCTATATGACAGCCAATTACAAGGAACTTATAAGGAAACCGCAAACGGGAAGATACATTATGTAAATGATTCTGATTATCTTACGGATCAACTTGCAAAAATTGATATTGATATAAATAAGGTGTCGGCATCTGTTGCTAATGCTGAAGGTAAAATTTCTGAAATGGCAGTAAAGCAAAGTGAAGTTGAGCTGCGTGTTAGTGATACAGAAAAAGACATTACTGATATTGTAGGTAATATGCTACCTGATATAGAAAATCAAATTTCTGCAAATCAGTCCGCTTTAGAAGTCGCTTTAGAGTCTATCAAATCAACAGTTACAAAACTTGAAGGCGATGTGGTAAAGCAATCACAAGAAATTCAAGATGCGAATGGATGGAAGTTCATATTCTCTTCTATTGGAGTTAAAGGAGAAGGGATTCCAGAACAAGAAACGGCAATTAATATAAATGGAGATGGATTATCTGTAACTCGTTTAGAAGACAAGGGATATAAAACAGTTATCACAGGCGATGAGTTTGGTGGATATTACAATAACGGACAGGATTGGGTAAAAGTATTTTCTTTGGACGAAGACATGGTTCGCACCAAACGATTGATGGCGGAACGAGGTTGTGATTTTATGAGTTTGAAAATAGTTCCCGTTGACTATTCTTCTATGGGTGTCAAAGGGTTAGCATTTGTTAAATCAGGTGGAAATTCTTAAAACTAAATATAATTATTAAACGAAAATGGACTGATAGTGTATCAGTTCTTTTTTATTTGGAGGTGATTTAATGCCTTATGAGGCAAGGGTTATACAGAGTCATACTTCTAATGGTTCTGTTGCAAATAGTTCTAATGTGACTGTTACTTTTCAAATCAGAAGAACTGATTATGCTATGATTGGATACAATTACGAAGGCAATGCTTATTGGAGAATCAGTTGTGATGGGCAAAGTACAGGGAATAAATATTTTACATTCGATTGGGGATACCACCCACAAAATCAATGGTGGACTGTTGGAAGTCATACATTTACAGTCGCACATAATGGAGATGGTAGTAAGCATATAGGTTTTGATGGATATTATTATACAGGTATCTCCCCGTCTGATTTAGGCGCAAGTGGAAGTGCTACCTTAACCAAAATTCCACGATATGCAAATATTACAAGTTTTAAAAATACAGCAACAACAGTAAATAATGCAACATTCTATTGGACTGCGGATTCAAAATGTGACGTATTGCAGTATTCTTTAAACAACGGATCAACATGGAGTAATGCATCAGGAAGCACATTTTCCATATCTGGTCTATCTCCCGGGACAAACTATAATATCAAAATCAGAGTCAGAAGAACTGACTCTGGATTATATACTACATCGAATAGTATTTCTTTTACTACGAAATCAATTGCTCGAATTTCCAATTCATCATTAAGTCTGAATATTGGTGGCAGTTTATCTCTCTCATTTTCTAACTATGGAAATAATAAATCATTTTTAAGATTTTATGCTCAGAAAACAGATGGAAATTGGCAACAAATAACTACTGTATCCAATATTCAAGCTGCTTCGTATTCATGGAATTTATCAAGCTACTCTTCTACCCTTTATTCCTTGTGCCCTAACTCCAATTCATTAAAAATTAAAGTTATATGCGGAGTTTCTTTGAACGGAAAGGAATATACAAATACTGTTTCAGGCACTGCAAAAGTAACAAATAGTAATCCTGTGTTTTCTAACTTTACCTTTCAAAATACAGATTCCAAAACAGTAAGTATAGTCGGGAATACACAAAATATGATTTCTCTTTTTGGAAATTTAAGAATTACAATTGCAAGCGCAAATAAAGCAGTTGCTAAAAATAGCGCAACAATGAAATATTATAATATTGTTGTAAGTTCGGGCAATACAGTAGTATCCAAAAAATCGAATTACTCTTTGAGCGATATAAATGTGGACATAGGTAGTTTACAATCAGCGGGGACATATACCATTCGAATCGATGCTGTAGATAGTCGTGGCAATGCAAGTGGAGTTGTTTCTAAGACACTTGTAGTGTATCCATACCACACTCCAGCTATTTCTGCTAGTATTGATCGTTTGAATGGATTTGAAGCGGAAACATCTTTAAAACTTACATCATTAATTTCAAAAATTAATATTGCAGGAGCAAATAAAAATAGTATACAAAATCTGGAATATAGATATGCTGAATCTGGCAAACCATTTCCAGAAACTTATACACAACTAAATAATTACACAACATCTGAATCTGGTGAAGATTTTGTTATTTCTATCAGTGAGCCACAATTTTTAACATTAGATATTAATAAAACATATATCTTTGAATTTAAGGTTTCAGACAAGGTGACATCTTACACCATTACCCCTAATGCAAACCAAGGTGTATCTGCAATGAATATTATGGATAACGGTAATATTCTTATGGGGGTAACACCCGACGAAAGAAACGTGAAGGACACAAAAGCTAATTTATTAGTGCAAAAAGATATAAAAGCTAAAGATCGATATGTTATGGAACAAATTGATAAACGTGCTTCTCTTGATGCTTCGGATGGTGGAATAGAGATTCCGGCTGGTGCGGATTTGAATAATTACAAGACGATAGGCAATTATTACTGCCCAATGAATACAACAGTTAAGACACTGAAAAATTGCCCGACTAATTATGCATTTACAATGGAAGTAAAATATGGAACCGGTAATGATTATCCTAAACAAATAATCTATGAATATTTTGGTGGAGGATTTGAAAGGTATTTTGAGAGTGTTGGCTCAAAAGCATGGAAACCGTGGGGGTCAAGGTTTAATTCAAATAATTCATTTACAGTTTTAAGCAATGCTGTTAAAAGTTTATATTTGCTTATGCATCCAGTTGGATCTATTGTTATGACTACTAGCAACAGTAATCCTGGCGATACATTTGGAGGCACATGGCAATCATGGGGTTCTGGAAGGGTTCCGGTTGGCGTAGATACAAATCAAACAGAGTTTAACTCATCGAATAAAACAGGCGGTAGCAAAACAGTTTCTCACCATCATACAAGAGGATCGTTAGTTGCCAATATTGGTGCGGTTGACAATGATACAACTTCTATTGGTTATGATGCGACTGATAAGAGCGGTGTATTGTATGATTACGCCTTTAGTCATGGAAATTTAAAGACTAACATACCAGCTAGTCGTGTAAATCATGCCACAACGGTTTCTGGTTTAACTGCCGATACGCAAGTAACAAATTTGCAACCATATGTCACATGTTATATGTGGAGACGAACAGCTTAATAGAAATGGAGATTATGATTATGCAGTATTTAAAAATAGGTGAAAAAGAAAATTTAGAATTAAATATTAGTTATATAGAAGAGAATACATGTGTCTTTACTTTTGATAAGTATACATATGAAACGATTAAAAATTATTTTGCAGATAAGGTTTTAAATAAATTTTCAATTATAGATGAAAATAAAACTATTTCATATACGGTTGAAATGAAATTAAAAAATATCATATTAGAGAATCAGACAGATAAAAATTTTGATGTAATTACTGTTTGCTTTGAAAAATTGCAAGTGGATGACCGTGTTGCTGTTTTAGAAAAAACAGTTCAAGAATTAACCAGTATGCTAGAAAATTTACAACAAAAAGTAGTAATGAGATAAAAACTATATGTAACAATAAGTGCGGTTTTAATGCTGCACTTATTTATCATAGATAAGGAGGGTTTTATGATTACATTAAATAAAATCGGTGATTATCACAATCGCCAAGTCCTAGAGATTGAATGTTTAAAAGCAGATGAAAAACCTATTGGGACTATTGACGGTTTGGTAATTACAAATGGAAGTAAGCTACACGAGCTAGACGGAGATGCATATGAATATGACGAACAGAACAAAACGTGGGTATTACAACCAAAGTCTTCTGGCGGTGCGGACGGAAGAGAAATCGAATTACAGAAGACACAAACACATATTCAGTGGCGATATGTTGGTACAGAAGAATGGTTTGATTTAGTATCATTAGATGAAATTTCTTTCAAACATTCTGATTTTACTCCAGAACAGTTACAAGCATTAAAAGGTGCAAAGGGAGATAAAGGAGATCCAGGAACAAATGGTACTAATGGTAAAGACGGTTTATCAATTAAATCAACCCAAATCAATGACTCTGGACATTTGATTTTAACTTTTAGTGACGAATCTACAAAAGACGTTGGAAAGGTGACTGGTGAAAACGGAGCACCAGGTAAAAATGGTGTATCCCCTACTGTTGAAGTTTCCAAGTCTGGAAAGACAACTACAATCACTATTAAAGATTCAGCTGGTACAAAAACAGCAAAAATCGCAGATGGAGCTGATGGTCAATCAACAATTGCACCTAGAGTAAAAGTTAAAGAAGGCGATGTGACTATTCAACCGAATACACTCACTATTATCGAGAACACAGATAAAGGATATGTATCTACAATGAATATTACACTTGCCCCAATTACAAATGAAAATATCGCTAATGAATATCATTTCTTTTTCAAGTCTTCTACAGATCCAAGTGTAAAAACTACTCTCTCACTTCCTGAAACTGTTATGTCAGATTTAACATCTATCGAAAATAATAATATTTACGAAATAAGCATTATGGAAAATTGTCTTTCTTATGCTAATTGGATGGTGATTTAAAAAATGATTAGAAGAAGAACAATTACAAGTTATGTTTGGAATTCTGTATCTGGGAATAAAATGGTCATTTTATCGAATTGCATTAGAAATTTCTTTCGGAAATTTGAATTACTCGGTAATAGTATGCAGGGCGAGAATCCAGCGCCAGATAATCCGCAGGAGATTAAAAGTGCAGGGAGAAAGAGTAAGAATCTGTTTAATATAGCAGATTTAAGAGTTGGACAAGTGCAAAAGGACGGTACGATAAATGAAAAATCAACGCATTCCAGAACTGCTATTTTAGATGTGCCGGAAGATGGGAAGTATCGTATTGCATTTAATAGCAATGATGATTACACAATGTTATATTTTGCAGAAATGTATACTAATGGAGTATATTCACAACCATATGTGAGAGTGCACGCAGGAAATTCCAACAGTCTAATATCACTAAAAAAAGGGAAAAACATATTGTCTTTTAGCACATATAACAACAATACGCAAGTTGACTTTCCCAAAGACCACAATATTATGATTGCGGCAGAATCGGAAACATTAGATTATGAGCCTTACGGATACTTGCTTGATGTGAAAGTGACGGGGAAGAATTTACTAGACAAGAGCATTATATTGCCGTTGTCAAGTTACGATATAAAAGATGGAATCTATTGGAGAAAATATTTCTACTTGCTTCCTAATACAGATTATCTAATAAGAGTGACACCACATTACACAGAAAAACTTGTAGATACAAGCGGATTTTTAGGTGTTGGCGAACCGTATGATAATAACTTGCCAAATGGCATTATTTCATTAATTCCCGATGTAGGAACTACTGATAAAACAAATTATTTTAGGACAGATGTAACCGGGAAAGTTATTTTGAAATTTAAAGACTCGGCTAACGAAGAAAACATCAGAAAGATGTTGGAACAAGTGGAAATTACACTTGCATTAAAAACATTTAACAACGAACACGAGCCTTACACCGAACAATCCGTACAAATCACCCTAGACGAGCCTTTAAGGGGTATCGGAGATTATAAGGATGTGCTGACGAAAGATGGGGTTGTGAGAAGAATTAAACAGATTACAGTTGATGAAAAAAGTAACCTGATATTTTATACGGAAAGTAAAAATACGTTTGGGTACTTGGTTAAAGTACCTGATGCAACACAAACGAATTATATTTACTCTGTAATCTCTGATAGATTTGTAAAAACACAGTATATTGACAGTAACGACACTAACGGAGTAGTCACTCTGTTTGGCAAACAAATAATATTTAGAGTAAGTAAAGAAATAGCTAACAGCATAGATGCATTAAAAGAGTGGTTAGCTAATAATAACATAACATTTAATTATGTATTGGAATCGCCTATCACAGAACCTCTCCCGGAATCCGTACAACAGCAATTACAAGCCCTGCACAGTGAGAATGGAATGACACATGTGCTTGTGGACAGTGGAGAAGTGCCATGTGGAATCAATATTGAATATAAATATAAATCGTAAAGGAGGAAAGATTATGTCGTCTTATGGAAAAATATTAGACGGAAGATTGACTTTGCAGTATGGAGTTGTTAATTACGAGGGTAAAAATATTATCAATCCATCAGATGAAATCTTGCGTAAATTAGGATGGTATCCTGTCAAATCAGACGTACAACTTCCGCCAAAGGAAGGTTTTATGATTATAGAATCATATATGTTGGTCGAAGAACAAGTTACAGATGAGGGCACTATCCCATCTCACATCTTAATTAAATATGCTTATGAAGCATTGCCACCTGTTGAACCACAGCCAACATTACAAGATCAAATCGATGAATTAAAGAAAAGACAAGAAGTGTCCGATAATGCACTTCAAGATTTAATATTAAACACAATGCAATTATAAAGGAGGAAGTTTATTATGGAAGAATTTTTAGCTTACAGGATTATTGATGGAAAATTAACTTACAAGAAAGTACCAGCTAGTTTAAAAGCTGAAGTCGCACGCGTTCTAAGAGAATGTGGATGCGGAGATTTAGTAGTTGAGTAATTACATATAAAACTCAACAATTTAAAACTGAATATTGAATTAAGGAGCTATTGTTTACCAAATGTCGTAGACAATGGCTCTTTTATATTACACAAAATTAAGGAGGAAATTACT